ACCTTTTCTCAGTTCATCTTAACTGTTTTTTAATGGCTCCTTAGCTCAGTTGGATAGAGCAACAGCCTTCTAAGCTGTGGGTCAAAGGTTCGAGTCCTTTAGGAGTCACTAAAATAAACTTCTTGCAATAGAGTTGTAGCCATAGAGTGAATGAGTGCAAGTCTCAGTTGGGTACATTAAGTTGACCTGAGTGTAAGTTAGGAGAGTATGACTAAGAAGTTTATTGTAGGGTTAATAGCTCAATTGGTTAGAGCATCTGACTGTTAATCAGAAGGTTATTGGTTCAAGTCCACTTTGACCCGCTTACTTATATAACATATAAAGAATATGGAAGAGAAGAAAAGTAATAAAGAGTTGGTTAAACACATTGTAATTGGTGTAGTAGGCATTTTGATTGTTGTTGGTGCAATTATTGGAGCATTTTTTGTTTCATGGTCTACTGGTTTATTTTGTTTGATTGGTTATCCTGTTCTATACTTCGCAGGATTTTGTAGAGGATGGTTTTGCAGAGTTGCTTCAATTCTAAAGCAAATGTCTGATTATCTTATGAAAAACTTTGGTGACATCCTCAAAGGTAAAACCTTAGATATGTCTGTGACAGATGATGGTAAGGTTGTGGTTTTTAAGGCGGGTAAAAAAACCAAGACACCTGATAAGAAAAAAGAAGTAGTGAAAAATACTAAAAAGGAGGATTAAATCCTCCTACAGGCTGATTAGTTTAATGGTAAAACAGTTGTATTGTAAACAACATTTGTGGGTTCGATTCCTACATTAGCCTCAAATTAAACTTGAAGAATGTATGGAAGAGAATATTGATGTTACTGCACTCAGTAATTTGATGAGATTGATAAGATATTGTCCTTACAAATCAATAATGAGAGCAATTAAAAGAGGTCATATAGCACCCAATGATATGACAGTGCCTAAGAGACCTTTTAATAATAGAGGTAATACCTGTACAAGAGGTAAAGATAGCAGAGAAACAAACACTTATAAAAAGAAATGTTATGAGGGAATTAAGCAAAGATTCAATAGAGAGTCAGTATAATGATGAACCTGTATATTACTGCAAGAATTGTTTATCACTTTACATTGTGAGTCTTGATGCTTTTAATCCTGATGAAGGTTGCTATTGTGAGAATTGTAGTAAAACTGATATAGGTATTACTGATATATTTAGTTATAGAGAATTATATTTTAATAAATATCATAAATATCCAGAAGAATAATTTTTAAATTTTAAATAATATGGAAGAGAACAAAAAGAAAACTGTTGAAAAGAAGCAAGAGGCTCCTAAAGCAATTGAAGTAGAGAAAGTACAAGCAATGGTAGAGCAGTATAATACCAATATTCAAAAGGCTGCTCAAGAGATTCAAAGACTGAATCAGTTGCTTGCTGATAGAACACTTGATTACTTCTTTAAGGTTATTGAGCACAGTGATGTATTTGACCCTGAGTTTGTTAAATATGCAACTTCTGTTATTACTCAAGCATTGACTCCTAAAGCACCTGAAGAGAATACTGAGGAGAATACTGAGGAGGAAAGTAAGTAAACAGTATGAATAGAATAGCCGATAGTGTAATCCCTATAAAGACTTCTTTTACAGGATTCTTTGAGGCATGGCTTGACTCTACTTATCTTTTGTTGCATAAACTCACTGCTAAAGAAAGGTCTATTATGGCTGTTTTCTTGAGAAAACATTATGAGTTAAGTCAAAAGATTAATGATGAGGCTATTTTAAGTAGAGTACTTTTGGATGAAACTACCAAACTTCAAGTAATAGAAGAGTGCAATATCAGTAAAGGACAATTACAAGTTGCTATTGCTCAGTTTAAAAAGAAAGGCTTGATGGTTGGTGGTAAAATAGCCCCAAAATTAATTCCTGATAGAGAGGCTGTTGAAAGAGGGGAACTTAGGTTGTTGATTGTTTACAAATATGACAAAGAACCAGACAATACTGAGGGCATCTCTTAAATTGGGACTTCCTTATGATTATGTTCTTAGAGTGTATAGGGCATATTGGAAATTTAATAAACAGCATATTGCATCTTTACCACTTAAAGAAAAGATAACAGAGGAAGAGTATGATAGTTATAAGCACAGTGTAAGTTTACCTTATTTAGGTAAACTTTACTGTACTTTTGACAGACTAAAGAATATGCAAGAAAGTTATGAAAAAAATAGTAGTAAAAGAGATTAGACCTTTGTTTACTACAGTAATTGTTACTGAAGATTGTTGGGAAGATGATTGGATTGAAGATGGTATTGTAATGGCACGTAAAGGTGACATGAAAGACTATCAGAAAGTAATTGCTGTAGGGCACACCTGTAATGAGGTTAAAAAGGGAGACCTTGTTAAAATAGATTTACAGAGTTACATGGTACCTATGTATAAAGATAACTCTATTAAGAATGACATGATGGGCCAGGAAAATGTAGTTACTTATAGAGTACCAAAAGTAATGATTGACGGTAAGAGATATAATAAACTTACTGAAAGAGATATAGACTTCATTGTAGAGAAGTTTGATGAGGAAGATATTGATGATAGTTCAGAAGTAATTATCACAGAGTAATAGGTTTAACAGTCCCTGCTTTTATGAGTGGGGACTTATTTTATTTATATATGCACATTATTGAAATAGTTGATTATAATATACAGTTGACTGAAGAGGCTATGATGATTAGACCTATCAGAGAATTATGGAACTCTGATAGAAGCAAAACAAAAGAAAGGTTTATGCAGCAGGCTTCAGTATTGTATAATATGGCAGACCCTAGAACATCTTATAACTTTATATTGGATGAAGATGAGAGACTACAGGCTATTATAGAGCAAGAGGGATTGCCTAAGAATTTTAAGATAGATGAGAAATTACAGAAAGCGATAGATGCTTATAAGGCACATACTATGACTTCTTCTTTGTTACTTTTAAGGAGGGCACAAAAGAGTGCAGATAAGTTAGGTAAGTTCCTTGAAGATGTTGATTTTACTGCTACTGATGATAAAGGTAAATTATTGTTTCCTATCAATACTGTAGCAAGTGCTATTAAACAGATACCAAGCATTGTTAAAGACCTTCAAGAGACAGAGAAGATGGTAACAAAAGAGATTGAAGAAACAGGAAGAACACGTGGTGGAGATACTGGAAAATCTGTTTTTGAAGATGGTTTTAATGTCTTTAAGTGATAGAATATGGAGTTATTGTGTAATGAATTTCAAACACCTATTAAAGACTTGAATCTAGAAAGATATTCAAAAGAGATTCAGGATTCCTTCTTTGACTTCATTTATAATGTACCTTTCATAAGAACTCTTACAAGCGCAGACAGAAAAAGAGCAAAGGATTTACAAAGAGACAAAACAGGTAAAATTATTGTAGATATAACTCAACCTCATATATTAGAGGATATGGATTATTTTAGACCTGCTGCAAGGTATTATGAACAAAATGGTTGTTATACTAAACTTAGACCCAACAATAATCCTAATAGCGAGTTTGGTAAATGGTTTAAAGAAGAATTAAATAGGTGCTATAATGGGTATGTAAGAGAAAGTGATGGAGAGTGGATTCCAGGTGATTACTATTTCTTTCTCAACTATTGTCCTATGCTTGTAGCACAAAAACAAGACAAAAATAAGAAAAGAGCAAATCGTGTGTTAAGTTTTCCTTCGGTATGGGATGGACACTATTTAAAATTTCACTATTTAGAACAAGCAAGAAATAGTGGCAAGCACGCACTAGAATTAGCATCAAGACATAAGGGAAAATCGTTTTGTGCTGCTGCAATGCTTTCTAAAAGATTTGTGGCAGGAGAATCCTGGGAGGTTAATCAAAAAGTTACTTGTTATGCCACAGCAGCGTCAAAAGGATATTTGACAGGTGGCGACCAAACTTTGGATAAATTCTTATATGATATAGACTTTTTGGCAAAAACAACACAATTCCCAAGAAAAAGACTCATAAGTACATTACAGAATATGCAATGGATTATGGGTTCTCAAGACCTTATAACAGGAGCAAGAACTGGAACTCTTAATGCTGTTGTTGGTGTAACATCTAAAGACGATGAATCTAAGTTGAGAGGCACAAGAGGTGTATTATATATTATAGAGGAAGCAGGCAGTTTTCCAAGGTTATTACAACTCTGGGGCAATATGCTTCCTTCTGTAGAGGATGGAGATGATGTATATGGCCTTCTGTTTGGTTATGGCACATCTGGTGATGATTTATCTGACTTCTATGCTATGTCTGAGATGATGTATCATCCTACTGGTTACCATGTTTATGGTGTTAAAAATGTATATGATTTTGAAGGTAAAGCACCTCAAGACTTTGCTTTCTTCTTCCCTGGTTATTTAAACAGGTCTGGGTGTTATGATAATAATGGTAATTCTGATGTAACAAAAGCATTACTCGAAATTATTATAGATAGAAATCAGTTAAAGTATAATTCTACAGATTTAAATGCAGTAACAAAGAGAACTGCTGAAGTACCAATTGTACCTCAAGAGGCTATATTAAGGACTACAGGAAATATATTCCCAACTGCTCAATTGACAGAAAGATTGTGTGAATTAGATTCTACCCCTTCTATTTTTGATGACATTTATATAGGAAATTTGATTCAAAAAAGTGACGGTACTATAGAATTTACTCCTACAACAGACATGCCAATTAGAAATTATCCCTTACAAGACAATAAGGATAAAGGAGCGTTAGAAATATATAATATGCCTCAAAAAGATGCTTCTGGTAAGATACCTTACAATAGATATATTGTAGGTTTAGACCCTGTTAACAATGACCAAGCAGATACTGCTTCATTATCATCAATGTTTGTCTTTGATTTATTCACTGATAGAATTGTAGCAGAATACACAGGAAGAACTGACTATGCAGATGATGCTTATGAATTGACTAGAAAGTTGTGTATATTCTATAATGCTACCTGTTTGTATGAGAATAATATTAAAGGACCTTATGCTTATTTTAGCACAAGGAGGTGTCTCCATTTGTTAGCAGATACTCCAGAGTACTTGTTTGACAAGCAGATAATAAAAACAAGAGGTTTTGGCAATACAGCAAAAGGTTTTAATGCTACAAAACCCGTCAATAACTACGCAGATACTTTAATAAGAGACTGGTTGTTAAAACCAATTACAATAGAAGTACAAGAAGATGGAGAATTTGAACAGAAAGTGGTTCCTAATGTCGCTCTATTAAAGAATAGAGCATTACTTAGAGAGTTGATTGATTACAATCCTGCTGGGAACTTTGATAGAATCAGAGCTCTAGGTGCAGTAATGCTTTACAGGGGCCAATTCATAGATATGTACGAGGGTGATATGAGTAGAGCAATAGAAGATGTTGAAGACCCAGCATGGGATGATGACTACTTTAAGGCTTATGACAGCATATAATTTTTTATTATGCAATAAATATAATTTTATTATGGGACTTGTGTAAATGAAAAATTTTATGTAATTTTGTGTAAAATTAATATGTAAATATGAATAGTATTCTAACTAACAAATTTCCTGCCCAACAATTACCTTTTTCACAAAAAGGTAAGAAATGGAGAAAAGAGTGTGTAGACTATGCTGCTAACCATTCTTTTTGGACTGATAGTGCAGTTAGAAATTCTGTCATTCATAAGAAGATAAATTATAAACTCTATAATGGTCAGTTGGATATGAGCGATGTTGCAAGTGTCATCAATCCTACTAACCTTGATTCAAAATTTGTACCAGATAAAATACAACATTATCCTATAATGAACCCAAGGTTGAGAGTTCTTACAGGAGAAGAGTCTGACAGAGTATTTGATTATAGAGTTGTAGTTACTAATCCTAATTCAATATCAGAGATAGAGAATCAGAAAAAAGCATTGATACTACAGCAATTACAGCAAGAGGTAGAAAATACTTCTCAAAGTGATGATGAGTATCAGCAAAGAATAGCAGACCTTAGTAAATACTATTCTTATGAATATCAGGATTTCAGGGAGTTAAGAGCAAATGCTCTACTTAATCATTATAGTAAGGAAAACAATTTTAAACTCTTGTTTAATAAAGGATTTGAGGATGCTCTTATTACAGGTGAAGAACTCTATATGTGTGATATAGTAGGTGGAGAACCTGTTATAGAAAAACTCAATCCTATGAAAGTAAGAGTAATGAGGTCAGGTTACTCCAGTAATATTGAAGATGCTGATATGATTGTGATGGAAGATTATTGGAGCCCTGGGAGAATTATAGATACTTACTATGATGTACTTACTGAAAAGGATAGAAAATATATAGAAGAATTAGTACAAAGTACATCTGGTGGAGATGTAGATGAAAATGGTAATCTTGATGAAAGAAATGGCTTTATTAATTTAGGAATGAAGTTTGATGTTATCAAAGATAAGGATAAGATAAGAGAAATTTTTGGTCAAGTATCAGAAATGGAGGCTTCTTCTCCTTATGACTTTAATGGTAATATCAGAGTTATGAGGGTATTTTGGAAATCAAGAAGAAAGGTTAAAAAGGTAAAATCTTATGACCCTGAAACAGGAGAAGAGCAATATGACTTTTATCCTGAAACCTACATTTGCAATAAAGCAATGGGTGAAACTGAAGAAACCATGTGGATTAATGAAGCATGGGAAGGTACTAAAATTGGTAATGATGTTTATGTAAATATTAGACCAAGACCTATACAATATAATAGACTTAGTAATCCTTCAAGATGCCATTTTGGTATTGTAGGTTCTATTTACAATACTTGTGATGGTAAGCCTTACTCTTTGGTAGATATGATGAAACCTTATAGTTATTTGTATGATGCTGTACAAGACAGACTTCTTAAGGCATTAGCACATAACTATGGTAGATTGCTTGAACTTGATTTAGCAAAGAAGCCTGATTCTTGGGAAATGGATAAATGGCTATACTTTGCGAGAAGAGATGGCTTGTATATTACCAACAGTTTCAATGAAGGTAAGAAAGGGGCTGCTACAGGTAAAGTTGTAGGTGGTATGAATAATGCTTCAAGAGGTGTTATTGATGCTGACCAAGGTAATATAATACAACAATATATTAACCTACTTGAGTTTATTAATCTTAAGATGGGTGAACTTGTAGGTATTAGTAAGCAGAGAGAAGGTCAAATCTCTAATAGAGAGACTGTTGGTGGTGTAGAAAGAGCAACACTTCAATCCTCTCATATTACTGAATATCTATTCCTTACACACGATGATGTAAAGAAGAGAGTACTTGAGTGTTTTCTTGAAACTGCTAAAATAGCAATGAAAGGAAGAAATAAAAAGTTTAATTACATTCTTCCTGATAATTCTAAGTACTTGATGAATATTGATGGTGATGAGTTTGCTGAAAGTGATTATGGTCTTGTAGTAGATAGTAGTAGTCAGTCTCAAGAATTGAAACAAAGACTTGATGGGTTGGCTCAAGCAGCAATGCAAAATCAAACAATTGATTTCTCTGCTTTAATGAAATTGTATAATTCTTGCTCACTTGCTGAAAAACAAAGAATGATTGAAAACAGTGAGAAAGAGGTACAACAAAGAGTACAACAACAGCAACAGGCTCAACTTCAAGCACAACAAGAAGCAGCACAAATGCAACAACAAACACAGATGGCTGAAATTCAAGCAAAAGATGTTATCAACCAAAGAGATAATGAGACTAAGATTGAAATTGCTTTAATACAAGCACAGTCAAATAATCAAAATGAAGGATATGATTTATCCCAAGTTGATACTGAAATGAAGTCTCAAGAGTTGATGGCTAAGATGAAAGAGATGGATGAAAGACTCAGGCTTGATACAAGAAAACAAGACCATCTTGAACAAATGGATAAAGCAAGACTTGCTTTTGATAAGGATAAGGCTGCTAAAGATTTTGAAATAAAAAGGAAACAGGCTAATAAAAAACCTGCAAGCAAATGAAAAAATTAAGTAATTTCCTTTTCATATTGTCAATATATATTCTATCTTTTGTAGGATGCAAGGTACAAGAACCTTGTATTCCTATAGAAGTAGTTAGAGACAGTATAAGAACTGAATATAAACTTGATTCAGTGTACTTTTATGAAAGAGACTCCGTTTATTTAGATAGAACAAAAGATACAATTTATAAAGAAGTTTTTAAGTACAGATATAAAGACAAACTTATATTGAAGCATGATACAATCTATCAAGACAGGAAGATTGAAAATACTCAAATCGTTAGGTATGTACCTAAATTTTATAGTGTTTGTACTTGGGGATTTTTTATTCTGTTACTTTGTGTGATAGGATTAACAGTATTAAAAATAATAATTAAAATTTACATTAAATGATGCTAAGTATGGGAGAGTGTTTATTTATGTATGGAAACAGTTATAATTACAACTCTGATTAGTACTGCTGCTGCTGGTATTTCTGCTTTGGTATCTTGGTTCCTTAGCAAGAGGAAATATAACAGTGAAGTTGAAAATTCAAACATTAAAAACATGAAAGAATCGTTTGAATTTTACAAAAGTATTTTAGATGACAACAAAAAAAGAATAGATGAAGAACTAGCCAAGATAGCGTTTTTAGAAAAACAATTGTCTGACCAACAGCAAGAAATCACATCTATGAAAAATCAAATGCTTGCTGTATATGGTCAGGTGTGCTTAAATTTTAAGTGTATGGAAAGAATACCTTATGATGATAAAGACAAAAATAAAGCAAAAGAAGTCTCTGTAAAAAAATAAAGAAGTTAATAAAATTAAAAATATAAATAAGTAATATGATAACAGTTGCTGAAATTTTATTCTCTGTTACAGCACCTACTGTTTATAGAGATGGTATTTTTTGGTACAATCCTGAGGCGAAAACACTAAAAGTTTTTGAAGGTGGAAGATGGCAAGATGGTCCAAGTGCTACATCAGAAACTGAAATAGAAGACGTTAAGGCAAGACTTGATACTCTTGAAAGTAAAAAGAGTCTTTCGTTTAGTATAGTGAGTGAACTGCCAGCAGTAAGTGCAGCAGATGAAAGTACTATCTATTTCAAGACTATTGCTGGTGCTTCTGGTAATAATACACACGAAGAGTATGTAATAGTTACAGTAAACAATGAAAAGAAATGGGAGAAGATAGGTCTTGCTGATGTAGATACAAGTAATTTTATGAAAGCAGATGGTAGTAATTATTCTGCTGTGCAAAAGACTTTGGTTACTCCAGGTATTACAGGAGTTACTTGGGCTGCTACTAACGCAAGTGGTACAGCAGTAACAACTACAGGTTGGGGTGCTAGTGTACAAGTTGAGCCTGGCATTACTGTTACAAGTTGTAAGGCTAAATTCACTAATCCTACTCCTAACTCTTCTCAAGCATCTCCTACAAGTTGTAGTGGTGATTTTGGTACAATCCTTCCTGCTGTTGGTGGCACTTCTGCTGAGAAAACTATTATGACAAATGTTACAAGTAATACTACAAAAACTGTAACATTCTATAAACCTAAATCTGGGTTGCTTGTAAGTGGTGGCGCGGTAGTTCCTGCTTCAGGTTCTGATTCAAAATCTAATAGTGTGTCAATCACTTTTACAAATAAAGTTTATTGGGGTATTCAACCTACAAGTAAATTACTCACTGCTGCTGAAGTTATGGCAATGAGTAAGGGATTTGCTGGTTCTGCTGCAATAGGAAATAAAGATTTTGCTTGTACAAACCATTATACTTATCTTGTAGTTCCCAATACTTATGCTACTCCTACTATTAAGTTTGGTGTAAACTCTGTAACTTGGGATAATAAAGGAACAGTTGATGTAGTTAATTCATCTGGTAGTACAGTTACTTATAAAGTATTGGTAAGTAAACAACCTTATGAGAGTAAAATAACCTTTAATTTTAGTTAATATATGGCAACGCTTTTAGCAGATTATATTGAAAACGCAAATAGCAAATACCCCTCTCATCTTGATACAAATGGTAAAGGTGGTTACGTAGTATTTGCTACAGAAGCAGATAAAGATGCCAGTAAATTTGCAACAACAAAGAGAAAAGAAGGGATGCTCTGTTATGTTGTTGCTACAAAGAAAACATACAGATGTCAAGCAGACCTTAGTTGGAAAGAGGAGACTACTACAGTAGACACTACAGGATTAGTAAAAGATACTGCTAACATTAATCTTTTGTATGGTGAGGGCACTGGTGCAAAAAGATTCACAAAAAGTCTTTCTGCTGTACTTAATGATACTGATGGAAAGTATGATTTTGTTACAGATATAGGTCTTGATGAACTAACAAAAGCTGATTTTGGTTTTGATGATTTTGAGGGAAGTTTTGGCAATAGTACCCGTATACTTGTTAGTGGGCATTGTTTGAAGAACTTTTATCAAAGTTTAGTAAAATCAAGTGTACCCGACAATAATACAAATACACAATCAGTACCTACTGTAAAAGCAGTATACGATTTTGTAGATACAGGATATGCAAAATCAGATACATATACTCTTACAGTAAAAGGAGCAAGTGGTAATAGTAGTGTATCACTTGATGATATTAATGCTGGTACTACTATACTTGTAGGCAGTGATGCTCTTACTTGGGGTAATATAACAGGTAAACCTTCAACATTTTCTCCTGCTACTCATACTCACACAAAGAGTCAGATTACTGATTTTCCTGCATCACTCAAGAACCCTTCAAGTATCATTTTGACTCTTAATGGAGGCACAACAGAAGGAACAAATAAGTTTACTTATGATGGTAGTGCTGCAAAGACTATAAATATTACAGCAGCAAATGTAGGTGCTCTAGCATCTACAGCAGTTAGTGCTTGGGCTAAGGCTTCTACTAAACCTTCTTATGGTATAAATGAGATTACAGGCACAATAGAAACAGCTACATCATCTACTGCTGTTACACTTACTTCTAATAAATTGTGTATTGTATCTGATACGGTAGAAACACTTACAGTTACTAAGGGTACAGACATTCCTGGTATTGCGAATGAATATAAATTTCAGTTTACAGCAGGAACATCTTGTACAGTTGAATATGATGGTTTTGGTACAATTAAATGGCTTGATGGTGAGGTTCCTACTTTTACTTCTGGTAGAACTTATGAGATTTCTATATTGAATGGTTGTGGTGTATGTGCTGAATTTTACACAGCGTAAACTTTTTTAAATACAAATAGGTAAGTTTTTATAAATATGAATAGAAGATTTTTATTGAAAATTGCAGGTGGAAGTGCAAGTAATAATTACGGTGAGTTGTATATAATAAATAATTTTTATGAAAGTAATTTAATAAAAGATACAAATATCGCTAATAATTACTTTTTTGTAAGTACTACCCCTCAAGCTGCAACATTTGATGGGATGCCTTGTAAAAAACTCCAATTCGGATTAAGAGATAATAAAGGAAATATAATTAAAAATACCACTACTATTGCTCCAGATGGTTTTACTGATTTATTTACTATACCAAATACTGTAGATGTTGGCCTGGAGGGTTCCTCATTAGGAGACGATTTTTTCCAGAACGGTAAAATTAAAATCACATCAGTTTTAGATACTCAGCTGAACGCAGTATATTTATATAATAATCCAGAGTTTTATATTCCAGCAGGTGAAAACATTTCGTATAACGACTTAGAGCGTGAAATTAGCATCATATATACTCAATATGCTTTTACTGACATTATAGTTAATGGTGATTATGTTTTCTCAAAATGCCCCCTCTTAATACCAGATGGTGAGAGTTTTAGTACTATTAGTACATGTATAAGCCCATATTATAGTAACACAAAGTACTATCTTAATGAAGGGGATAGTGGTGTTATGCCAATATTTGTTGAAAATACTGATGGATTTGATGAATCCTTTCAAAAAATAATAGCGATAAATGATGCTTTTTGTATTGTAAATCATGATGGTAACGAATGTCCAATGCCTTTTGATTTAAATATACAATTTGATTCTAATAATACTCTAAAAGATTTATTTAAAGAGCAGACAGCTCCAATTTTATATAGTACACAAACTGGTGAAAGGGCAGAATTATCTGATGGCTACTTTGCATATTACACACCATCTTATCTTCAGGTTAGTTCTAATGCAACAGTAGGCATTTATATTGACAATGACAACAAAAAAGCAGGAATAGCAATATTATCAGATTTACAGCCTAATTTAGATCCTAATAGTCTTTTAAGCAGAGTACGTATTGTAATTACAAGCGCAGAGGAAGGTAAAGTGTATTGGTTCAGTCCTACTACGAATGAATTACAAGGTCAAGGAATAGAATCTGAAATTATATCAGGTGAAGCTGGCAACTTTTTTATGAGTCTCTTTCCAGAATTGCCTTATGCAGTTACTGTAAGATTGTCAGAATATCAATCTCAAGAGTTGTATACGATAGTAACACAAAGTAATGATATTAATGTCTACATTATTGATGTAGACAGTACTGAATCTCCTACTGAATTAAACACTGTAACTACAATAGAAGGAACAAAAAATCAAGAGGCGGATGGTGATGATGGAAATACTTGGTTTTTTTATGAAGGAAGTAATATACACCATACTATGTATTAATCAACATGTGTGTTAATTGTTGTTAAATTTATACAAACCTCTTGTATGTATCAATTATTTTTCATACCTTTGTATATCATTAAATGAATTAAAAGATATGAAGATTAATTTAACATTGAAGAGATTGGCTAAAACAGATAAGTACACAGAAGGTAAACTCTACCTCAATGGGGTTTACTTCTGTGATACTTTAGAGCCTTTTGATAGTGGGCTTACTCAAAACGATGCTGTCAATATAATTGAAGAAGAAAAGAAATTACATAAGATAAGTATTCCTTCAGGTAAGTATAAAGTGATACTTAACTATTCTGCAAGGTTTAAGAAAGTGTTACCTTTACTTATAGGAGTAAAGGGATTTACAGGAGTAAGAATACATGCAGGCAATACAGTAGAAAACACTGAAGGGTGTATTCTTGTAGGTATGAAGTTAAAAGATAACTATATAACATACTCAAGAGTACACATAGACTCTCTAATGAGTAAGTTAAAAGGAAATGATTGCAGTATAACTATTAAATAATAAGATTATGGGAAAGGTTAAGACTGTTGTAAAGAGAGCAGTAAATAAAGTAAAGAACAGCAATGCTGCAAAAAAGTACAAGGAAGCAGTTAATAAGTTTGCCAAAAGATTACCAGGTCCTAATGTACCTCCAGCAGGAGTCATTCAATCACCTACACAAAGATACAAATGTGGTGGACGTCTTAAAAAGTGAGTATAAGATATTCTTAATCCTATTGAAATACATACCATTCATATTGTCAGTTAGTTATTTTCTAACCACAATACTTGAAATACATGGTATAGATACAATGTGGTTAAGTGTCTTTGCAGGAATAGGATTTGTACCAGCAATTTTTATTTTACTATTATCTTATATATTCAGGTATTGTGTATATCATAGGATGCCTGTATATTATGTAATGTTGAATAATTTTGTGAATTGGTTAGTCTACGCTTATGATTTTAATATGTCAATTTGTATGTATTTCTCTTGGTTTATGGTTATTACTGCTGTATTTTGCATAATAACAACAATATTATATTTAAACAATAAGAAGAAACATGTCGTTACTACAAATAATAAGAAACGAATTAGTAAAAATAATTGACAATATAGATACTGGAAATTCAAATCTATCAGATGATGAGATGACTGATGTACTTAGTATATTGAAAAAGTATACTGATAAAGATACACATTTAAGTAAATATCAGGCTTGTGGTTATCTACACATTAGCAGAGCAACATTTGATAATTTAGTTAAAGAAGGAAAACTACCTAAAGGAATTAAGCAACAAGGATTTAAAGAATTGTCTTGGTTGAAGAAAGATTTAGATAGTTTTCTTTCACATAAAATAGAAAAGAATAAAATTAATATTTAATATACAAATGGTTAAAGTATTATTTAATACACCGTTACCAACTCCCCCCCTAAATAAAATTTATTATAGGACAATCGATAATGAAATCATGCCTTTTGATGAGTACGAAACAAACCCAAGCAAATATTTAGGAGCCAATATAATAAATCATTCTTACAATCAGGAATTAAAATGCTTTGAGATTGTGTGTAGTTCTACGATAGTATCGTTTTATGATACGATATTCTTTAATGTTGATGGCAAAATATCTCAGATTTCATTTCCTGATTCGATTCAATGTTGTTATTTTAACAGTAATAATCAAATTAATTATCTTAATTTAAATACAAGCAATTTGAAAGAATTTATTGGTTTTGATTTAACGATGTCATTTAATGGTGTTATGAAATCCTTTCTTCAAAGAATAAATAAAAAAGAAAATGGATTTATGTATTATAAAGACATTTTAATGGGATTCATTGGCGACACTTTAGATGATACATTTAGTGTAAAAGAAGGTACTAGATTTATCTGCCAGGACGTAATAAATCCAACAATAAATTGTACGAGAACCAAACTTATTACTTTACCAAGTACTGTGAGATGTATAGATGAAAACTCTTGTATCGCTACGACTGAATATGGGAGGTTTGATGTTAGTGATTGTAAAAATATTAAATGTTGTGCTCTCAACCTTGGTACAGTTTTACCTGGAGTAATTACTAAGGAAGAACAGGGGCTAAACGTTTTTGAGTTGGGAGATTGTTTTGTAACAGTTACAGGAACTGTTGGTGATGGTGTAACTTCATTGCCAGTAATCACAAATGCAAAATATTATAGCTTATTTAGTTTATATAGTTTTAGTAATACAAATAATAGTGTGACAAGCATACAGCTTTCGCATAATGCTTTGGAGTTGTATGGTAATGCAATTAGTATGCCTTCAGTCTCTAATGTAAACATTACAATTCCAAAAAGTGTCACTTATATAGGAACACAAGAATTTGGGGACAACGCTACCCTTAACTTTTTATCAGCAACCCCGCCCATAAGTTCTTATTTTAATGGTGTTACTAAAATTATAGTACCAAAAGGCTGCAAAGCAGTATATGATGCTGCACCAGGTTTTTGTTGTTATACTGATATTATTGAGGAAGCGTCTTAATTTTTTGTAACACATTACTAAATATACAAATACCTAATTGCTTAATTCTTAAGTAGTTAGGTATTTTTGTTTTTGTATATTAGTAATGTTAGTTATAAATCAGATATTATACTTACCTTTGCACCAAGTTTAAGGCCTAAACTTGTTTATGTTTAATTATTTAAAATTTAAAATTATGGCAGAGGAAAGTAAAACTTATGTCTTTGATTCCCCCAGAGGTAACAATCAGTTAGACCCTAATATGTTGTTTGCAATGATGAACAATGGTAATGGTGGTTTTGGTGGTAATGGTAACTGGCTGTGGGTAATCTTCTTATTCTTCCTTTATGGTTGGGGAGGTAATGGCATGTTTGGTAGAGGTAATGGTAGTGGTCTTGCTAATGAAATCAATAATGATTATGGTAGAGGTTTGCTTATGCAGGCTATCAATGGTAATGGTACTGCTATTTCTCAGTTAGCAAGCACACTTAATTGCAGTGTTAATGCTATCCAAAATGCTATTGGTCAAGTACAGTCTAATATACAGGCTGTGGGTAATCAAGTTGGTATGAGTTCTCAAGCAGTTGTTAACTCTATACAGAGTGGTAATGCTGCTTTAGCAAGCCAACTTAGTCAGTGTTGCTGTGATAATAAACTCTTAATAACCACACAAGGTTATGAGAATAGAATTTCAGCAGGTGAGAATACAGCACTTTTGGGTGCTAAAATTGATGCTCAAACTACAGCACTCAACAAAGAGTTCTGTGCTATTAGAGAAAGAGAAATGCAAAGTAAGATTGATTCATTGCTTGAGAGAAACTCTACATTAGAATCTACTATCAGTAATGCTAATCAGACTGCACAGATTCAATCTTATATAGCAAGTGTTATCAATCCTTTGGTTGCTGATGTTGCATCTATTAAGGCTGCTCAACCTCAGACTGTACCTGTTCAATATCCACAATTAACTGCTGTACCTACAGCAAATCTGTATGGGTATGGTATTAACACAGGCTCTATTTGGTCTTAAAGAAAGGAGGTAATTATGACTCCATTAAGATATTCAAATAGAAACGGTTTTCCTTGCATAGAAAGCACTGCTGCAACATTAACTACTACTGGATTGACTTATACTTTTAACAGACATCCTTATGTGAACAATTACTTTTATGGTGGTTTGTTTGTTAAGATAAGTGGCACTCCTACTGCTCCTACAACAGCAGTACCTGTATATTTCCTTACTCAAGGAAGTAACACTACAGAAGTATTAGATAAAAATGGTACAGCAATAACCACGGCAACTATTGCTGATGGTATTTATATTGCTTTTTATGACAGAGATACTAACAAATTACAATTGTTAAATGCTTAATTAATATTCATTATGTTTCAATCATTACGACCTAGTAGCCCTATTTATATACTACACAAAGGAGAAACACCTAAATTTGAAATAGGTTACATTACTAATGTATCAGCACCAAGAAACAAATATGGTGTTACAACTCCTTTTGCTACAAATCCACAAGAGATGATAGTAGATGTTACTGCTAAAGTAAGTGATACTGTTATTAATTATAATGGATTACCTGCAAATCTTGATATAGCAGATTCATTTGTAGGAGGTGATTCAATCACTATATCTGACAGTAAAGATGCTATGAACTCAGAATTACTTAATCTTAAAAAGAAAAGTGAGGACATAATTAATAGTGTTAATTTTCATAAAAAACTACTGAGTGATTATGAAAAGATAATATGTCAAGTCAACCCTGAAATTGCTGAGAAGCAATCTCAAAGAGATGAAATTGCCGCATTAAAGACACAAGTAAACTCTTTATCAAGTAATGTGTCAGAATTAGTAGAGGCTAACAGGCTGTTGATTGAACAACTAAAACAAAATAAAGTATGATGTGGGAAATAATTGAAAAAGGTAGAAGCCCCAGAGACTATAGAGACAGAGACTATAGGAACAGTAGAAGAGACTATAATGAGGATTATAGAATGGGTATGAAATACTCTGAAGACTATAAAGATGAAATTGAAGATGCTTATGCTTGTGGTTATGAAAAGGGCTACAAAGAAGGTAGAATGTCAGTTTCTGATTATGGTGAAAGAAGAATGGGTAGATAAGTTTAACTTGGGGAGTAAAGTATTGTACTTTATTCCCCTTTTATTTTATTATAATATGAGACTGGATAGTAATGAAAAAATGCCTTCAGGAATGAAAGATTATTTAAACTTTTATGGTTGGCACTTTAATAAGAAACTTTGTGACTTTGCTGTGAAACACATGACTATTAGTGATGGTGCTAAAGTAGAAGCAATTACTAAAGAAAGTATAGAACAAATGCTTGATAGATATGGTATTGTATTAGAGAAGTGTAAAGGCTATGATGCTGTATTTGTAGCAAATATGGCTAAAGCAGATTACTATGGCTCTTCAATACCAAGTGAAGATTATCTTGTAAGATTTATTAAAGACTACATAGATGACCCAGATGGCTATGATGGACTTCCTATGACTAGATACTTTGCTGATGTTATAGGTAAAGGTGTTGTTATAGATTGGGAAGATATGCTATGATTACTCAAGAGTTTTATCTGAAAGAATATGATTGGTCAGTTAAGATTTATTATGCTGTAGATACTTACTATACTGATGATATTCTTTCAGATTTACTTGAGTTAGACCCAAGTGCAAGTGAATACTTTAAGGCAAAGAGATTACTTGATGAATGTAGATATAATGAAGGATTTACATACACAAACTATTCTTTAAAGAGAACGCTTATTGTTATAGGTCTTACATCGTCTCCTGATGAATTTCAAGATGTATTAGAACATGAAAAAGGTCATCTTATAACACATATAGGAAAATATTATGAACTAAATCCTTATGGAGAAGAAATACAGTATTTATCAGGAAATGTTAGTAAAATATTGTTTAAGAAATCAAAGCAGTTTCTGTGTAAACATTGTAGACAAGGATATTTAGGAATTGAATAATACAATTTTATTATGTGTTTATAATAAAAATTATAATCAACTTGTAGGATTCAATCTTTTTATATAACTTTGTGAAAATTTTAAGGAGAAGTAAATATGGCAAGTTATCAAGTTGAAGGAATATTATCAGGACAAGAAGCCATTGCAGATTTGTTTAAGGGCTCTCCTGATATTGAAAATCCTGATGTTGAAGAAACACAGGAACAAGAACCAGATGAAAATGAAGTAATTACTGAGGATGAACAACATCCAGAGAGCGTAGGTAATGAAGAGCAAGATACAGAAGGAAAGGAAGAAGACCAACCTAAGGATATTAAGGGTGGTTCTTCTCCAAAAATATACTCTTCCATTGCCAGCCTTATGAGAGAGGATGGTACTCTTCCTGACCTTACTGATGAAGAAATTGATGGTATTACAGATGCTGAAACTCTTTATGCAGCAGTAAATAAACAAATTACTGCTAGTATGGAAGATAGAATTAGAAAAGCAGATGAAGCACTTAATGCGGGTGTAGAACCTTCTGTAATACAACAATATCAAAACGCAATAGATTCTTTAAGTTCCATTACTGAGGAACAACTTATTGCTGAAGATGATAATGGAGAAGCATTAAGAAAGAATCTTATTATGTTAGAGTTCACTAATAAAGGATTCAGTAGGGAAAGGGCAGAGAAAGAAGCAACCAAATCTTTTAGTGCTGGTACTGATATAGAAGATGCAAAAGAGTATCTTGAGAATCTGAAGAATTATTATAAGGACTCGTATCAAAAAGAAATTGACACACAGAAGAAGGCACAAGAAGAAGCAGAGGCTGAAACTAAAAAGAATGTTGAAACATTGAAAACTAATATGCTTGATAGTAAAAGAAAACTGTTTGGTGAATTAGAGATTGATAATGTTACAAGACAAAAGGCTTTTGACGCTTTAACTAAACCTACTTATAGAGGTAAGGATGGTAATTACCTTACTGCTGTGAATAAATACATTAATGAGCATCCTTTGGAGTTCCAAGAAACTATAGGTCTGATTTACCAAATGACAAATGGATTTAAAGAAGTTGGAAGTCTGTTTAAGGGTGCTGTAAAGAAAGAAAAGAAAAAGGCTATCTCTGAATTAGAAACTGCTATTCAAAACACTCAAAGAAATAGTGCAGGTGTACTTGATTTGGGATTCTCAAAAGATTCAAATGCTAATTTTAAGGGATGGGACTTTGCAGATGTTTAAGACTTTAACTTTTAAATTAGAAATAAAATGGCTGGAAAATTAGGTAAATTTCAAGCAGCAGCTTTTCAAGGCTGGGCTTCAGAGGTTACTAAACAAAACCACTTGGGGTATTTTATGCAACTCCACCCCCAAAAGGCTACCAATATAATGGTACAACTTTTGGCTGTAAATAGAGGTAAGACTTTGGATGCTTTCCTCTCTCAATTCTCTGTTAAAGAGTTTGAAAATGACCATGATTATACATGGGATATTATTGGCTCGTCTAGAAGAAACATTCCATTGCTCTATGCTATTGATGAGAATGGTAATAAAGTAACAACCTCTACTACAACTATGGTAGGTAAAGGTAAAGCACCTTTTGAGGTTGTATTTGGTGAGGATTGGTTCTTTGATGGTGAGGTAATCATGGGTGAACTTAATGAGGTTTATCCTTTGAGAATTTTGGGTCCTGCTAAGTATAGAGGAACTACAGTTTCTTATACTGTAGAATTGATGGGTAATGTAATGGGAGGTATGGACCCCAAACAATTGCTTCCTGGTAAGAAATTTTCTTATGACTATGCACCTGTTGCACGTGGCCTCTCAAGAGAGGTGGGCGGGGTGAGACATGTAGCACCTGCTTCTATGAGAAATGAGTTTACTACTATCAGATTGAAAGATAAACTCTCTGGTGATATGTTCAATGAGAAGATTGCATTTGGTATTCCTATGGTAAGACAAATGGAATCTGGTAGGATGCAAGAGACCACTGAGACTATGTGGATGCATATTGAGAACTGGGAGTTTGAGAAAACTTGGTCTGAGTATAAGTCTAATGTATTGGCTTATGGTGTAAGTAACAGAAATATGAATGGTGAGTACACTAACTACGATAAGGGTGGTGAAGTCATCAGAATGGGTGATGGTATTTACAGACAGATTGAAGTAGCAAATACTCAGTATTACAATAAGTTTACTCTGGACTTGTTGGATGACATTTTGTATGATTTGACTACAAATGTTATTGGTATGGAGCAGAGAACCTTTGTTTTGAAGACTGGCCAAGTTGGTGCTATTAAGTTCCATAAGGCAGTAAAAGAAGAGACAAGTGGTTGGTTTAATATGGAGTTGGATGCTGCTGCTCTTGGTGCAGTTTCTAAGACTACATCTAAGTTGCATCCTAATGCTTTGAAGGCTGGTTATCAGTTTACAGAGTGGATTGCTCCTAATGGAATTAATGTTAAGTTGGATGTTGACCCATCTTATGATGACAATGTTAGAAATAAGATTATGTTGCAAGGTAAGCCTGCAATGTCTAGCAGATTTGACATCTTTGATATGGGTACCTCTAGAGAGGCTAATATCTTCAAGTGTACTGTAAAGAATAAACCCGAGGCAAGAGGTTATGAGTGGGGTCTTTACAATCCTTATACAGGTGAGTATGGTAATCCTAATATGAGCCATGCTGAGGATAGTGCTACAGTACATATTATGACAAGTTTGGGTGCTTGTGTTCTTGACCCAACTAGAACTGTATCATTGATTCCTGCTGTATTGCAAGGTTAATTAATTTAATAACATAGGGTATAAGGAGAGTATAAATGGCTCTCCTTATGCTCACTTTTTAGGAGAAGATAAAATGAAAGAAAGAGAACAAGAAAATGGGATTGTAAATCCCTTGAGAAATGAAACTTTAATCATCAGATTTATAGTAAAGCCAGGCTCTATTATGGAACCCCATCATGTATTGTATGGTGGTATGGCTGAGGGTGCTAAAAAGACTTTTACTGTACCTATTTTGGAATCTACAGGTACTTATGTTAATGTGCTTACAAATGAAGAAAAAGCATATTTTGAAAGTATCTATGATGTAGATATGGGTGCTTATAGAAAGAATGGTGTAAACTTTTGGGATAACTATAAGGTAGAACTGTCCAAAGGAGACAATGTATTGCACCTCACTGACCCTGATGATTATATTAAATATAAAGTTTTGCTTGCTAATAAGAACCTTATTTGTCCTTCACAAGAGGATTATGATGAGAGACCTTTGGCTACGTATCTTTATGTAATCACATCAGACCAAGCAGAACTTAAAAGAGCGACTAAGAAAAGAAACATTAAAGTTGAGTGTATTAAATGGGCAGGTAAGAACTCTGATGATTTTGCAATGCTTAAGACAGTATTGGAGATGCTTGATGGTAGGGCAGTATCTGATGATGCAAGTATTGAGTTTATTCAGAATGAGATTGATAAGAAGATTGAGGAAGATGCACAAAAGGTATATGATATTATCAATAATGATAAATTGCCTATTATGATTTTGTTGCAAAAATCTGTTGGTAATGGTCTTGTTGTTAAGAATGGTGATTTCTATTATTATAAGAATGATAAGACTAAAGTACCAATGTGTAGAGAAGGTGAAGACCCAACAATGGATAATGCAATCAAGTTCTTGCTTAATCCTAAAAATCAAGAGATGAAATTTGCTCTTGAGGCTCAACTGAAAAAATAAAATACTATGACAACTAGTGAGTTCTCTAATGAGTTTGATGTTCTCTATAATAACATCAGTAGTAATCAGGCTCCTGGTTTAGATGAATATGAGAAATCAGTATTTCTTACAAAAGCACAGAATGAAATTGTAAAGAACTATTTTACTGCTGAGAGTACAGGTAATACTATTAAGAAAGGTTTTGATGATACTGCAAAAAGACAAATTGATTTTTCAAATTTGATTGTTACAAGTATTCCTAATCTAGCAAGTAATCAAAATACTAGATTAGGTAATAATATTACAGAAGGTGATTCTAAATTTTATGAATTTCCTAAAGATACTATAGCAATTTTAAACGAATACATGATTGTTAATAGGGGAGGAAACACAATAAGACTTAGTGTAGTTCCTATTACTTATACTGAATATAACAGACTTATTTCAAAACCTTATAAGTTTCCTCCTAAGAACCAAGCGTGGAGATTAATTTCTTCTCCTGGAATTGCGCAAATCATTGTTGGTAACAATGATAACTTTATTAAGGTTCAAACTGGACCAAATACGTTTGCTGAAGGAGCGAGAGGCTATGAAATCAGATATGTAAAATATCCTCGGCCTATTGTTCTTACTGATTTGCCTACAGGATTATCGATTCATAATACAAGTATAGAAACAGGATGTGAACTTACAGAAGAAGTTCACGCTGATATTCTTCAAAGAGCAGTAGAACTTGCTAAAATTGCATATCAAGGAGATGTAGCATCTGTTACACAATTAGGAACCAGAGCAGAATAAGATAATTTATTATGACAACAGAAGAATTTTCCAATGAGTTTGATTCTCTATTAGATAGTTATTCAAAACAATTTGATTTTGGTACTACTACCACCACTACTACTATAGAATTGGATGAATACGAAAAATCAGTATTCCTCTCTAATGCTCAAGAAGCAATCTTAATAAGTTTGTATACAGGAAGACTTTCTGGAGAATCCTTTGAAAAGTCAGAAGAACTGAGAAGATATTTAAGCGGTCTTGTTAAAACATATACTGTAAATACTAAACTTAATTCAAGTTCTTATATAGGATTATCTAAGAACTCAAGTTTCTATAAACTTCCATCTGACTTACTTTTCATTACTTATGAATCTGTTACTATAGATGATAAAGATATGTGTTTTAATGGGGAAGATATTCCTGTTGTTCCTGTAACACAAGATGAATATTATAGAATTGCTAAAAATCCTTTTCAAGGAGCAAGTAATAGGAGAGTACTCAGACTTGATGTAGGTACTGATGCAGTAGAGTTAATTTCTAAATACAATATAGGTAGATACTTAGTAAGATACCTATCTAAACCAACTCCAATTATTCTAACAGATTTACCAACTGGTTTATCTATAGATAATATAAATAAAAAGACAGAATGTAAAGTTAGTCCTATACTGCATAGAACAATATTAGAAAGAGCAGTAAATCTTGCTATACAAAGTAAGATGCCTAAGAAAGCAGGACAATCTAATGTTTAATTTAATTTTTTTGAAAAATGGGTGTACAAACAAACCAAGTTAGACACATGTATGTGGCTAAAACAAACACAGCAGATGCTACCACTCTTGGTAACATTGAAGTAAAAAGTAATGGTGATAGAGTATGGCTTTTGTATCAAGGTCCTGCTGGTCCTATTACAAGTGATTATATCATCCCTGCTAATGGTGTAAAGGCTGCAAAATATACAGCAGCAATGATGAACAGACCTTTGAAGTCTGCAACTATTAAGTTGAATCAGAACATTAAAGAGGGTGGTAAAGTAGTTCCTGTACCTGGTCAGAACTATATTATCAGAGTAGCAATTAGTCAGTATATTGACATTTCGGATGAGAGTATTTACACTAAGTATGGTGTAGTTGCTGCTACTATTGGTATGACTGAGAGTAAGTTCTATGCTACTCTTGCAGTAAGTCTTGCTAAGAATTTCTCTAGAGAGATTAATAAGTTCTTCAAGATTGAGTTGGTAGGTGCTTCTGCTAATACTGAGGTTACTGCTGACAAGAAGGTAGATGACTTTACTGGTACTTATACTGGTGTTAAACTTACTGAATTGAAGCAAGATTGGGTAAGAGGTCTTACTCCTATGAAACCTGTTTACTTTAAAGTTTATGCAGATGACATCATGTATAATAATGATGAGGTTCCTGCTATTGAGGAAGTAGTTCTTCAAGATACTGCTACTGTAGTAGGTAATGGCTATGACCTTGCTGATACTGAGTACTTCTGCATGGGTGAAAGAGGTGACAGACTGAGAATGATGGGTTATCCTAATGTAATTCCTACTAAGTATATGATTGATGAGGAAGCATCTTATGATGTTATTGAAATTCATCATAACTATCTTGGTAGAGGTGTAGATTACAAGCAGTCTGAGAAAGACATCTTGATTGCAATTCCTACTACTGCAACAGGTGTAACTGCAAGTATTGTCACTGCACTTGAGGGTGCTGGCCTTACTGTTGATAAACCTACAGTTTAATTAGATTACTAATTATAGGGAGAGCATTACTTTTATAGTGTTCTCCCTTTTATTTTTTAAATGTTATGAATTTAATAACACTTAATAATATATCATTTGTACCTAATGAAAATAATAAACCAATTGTAACTTTTACAGTGACTATACCAAAAAATTCGTATTTTCAAAGTATATGTATTGCGCATGGAAAAAATTTAAGCACCAATCCTCAAATAACAGATTCTTTATATGATATAATAGATTATTCTGTTGCTATTGGAGAAAATGATTATGCAGACTGGATTGACATTGCCTTTAATAAATTGTATGAAAATGATAAAATGATTACTTACCAACTTAAAACAAATTTTAGTTGGACGAATGGTTTTGACAGTTCTTATTTGAATGGTATAGAACTTGACAGCAATGATATTATTTTCATTACTCTTAAGTTAGACCCACTGACAGAAGCAAAATATCAAGCGGATTGTTCTGATTCTACTCTTACTTTTGCAGTATATGATAAAGAGAAAATGATGGCTGATATTGTAAGGTATGGTAGATATTTAGGTGATGATTGTGTATCTTGTAATAAAGTACCTGACGCATTATTACAAAAAGTAATAGAATATAGAATGTTTAATGCTGCACTTACTGTACAAGATTGGACATTAGCAAAGAATTTGTTTAATAAGTTCTACCAAGATAGTCAGCCAGGTACAAGTGTTTCTTACACACTAACAGGTAAATGTAATTGCAATGGATGATGTTATTTTAACTATGTATGAGAACTATTTTAAAGCATTAGAAGAAGGAGGTCATATAAATAAAGGCTTACTTAATCTTCTTATTGTACTTGATTTTATAAATGAAGTATCTAATAATGAAGATGTGCTTGCTTATTTGGAAGATGATGACCTTATTTATTTGGATAAATATATTAAATGCTTTAATAACTGTTTAAATACTCAAAATATATAATATATGATACAGAAAAAAGGTATGTGGTGTACTGCTACTTCTATATTTAATAGAAGTATTAACAGTATGCTGCAAGGAGCACTGGAAGAACTTAGAAGTGTAAGAGATTATCTTATAGATAATTACTACACTAAACAAGAAGTAGATGCAAAGGATGCTACCCATTATACTAAAGATGAGGCAGATGATACTTTTGTAAAAAAAGAAGAATTAAATAATTACCCAACAAACGATGAGGTAAAAGACTTATTCAAAAATTATTACACTAAAAGTGAAATTGATAAATTATTAAAAAATTATAACCCTAACCCAAATCCAGGAGGAGAAACTATGACAGAACAAGATGTACAAACCCTTATAGACAATAGCCTCAGTAATTATGTAACTAATACTCAATTTAGTGAGTTAAGTTCTACAGTAACAAATAATCAATCTGCAATGGCTGATATACAAAGGTGGCAAGTAGAACAAATGATACCATTTGTTCAGCAGCAGGCACTAGTAAAACAGGACTTTTTTTATATTGCTGGTAGTAAGGGTGATGCTAAAATACCATTTTCAACAATAACTAACAAGATTACCAATGATGGCTCGATAGGTCAAGGTAACCATGATGTTGTATTAGTAGAAAAGTCAGTAACTACTCTTCCTAATTTCTATAATAAGACAGAGAGTGATAATAAGTATATGCCCATTAATGCAGATGGGGGGTGGCTAACAGAAGATAATATTGGTGATATATTAGTTAATTATGTTACAACTGATTGGGAGTTCCTTATAAACGATACTGGTATTGCAGATGACCATAAAGACTGTGATTTTAACGGTTTGTCAGATTATGTATTGGTAGATATAAGAGCTTTAAGTAACTTCTACAACAAATCAGAAATAGATACTAAATTAGCAAATATTTCTACTGGGGGCAGTGTTGATTTAGATGGGTATTTGAAGAAAACAGAGGCAGAAAGTACATACGCAAGTAAGAATTATGTTAATAGTAGTTTTTCAGAACAATTTAAATTAAAAATATATCAAGGAAATTCAAATGGAACAAACGAATTAGTTAATTTTTTAAGTATTAGTACTGATGAAAATACTATAATTTGTGATAATAAAGCAATAAATAATGTAATTGCTTTTCCTGAATATATTAAGAAAACTATTACATTCGATATTAAAGGAGATGTGGCTATAGAAATTCCTAATTGGTTAAGTGGTGATTCAGAAGAAGGTACTGAATTTGATTTTACACCTAGACCAGGCTTTATGTTTATTATAGATGGTACAGAAGCAAATTCGGAAGCAGGAAGACCATTTAATATAAATATTAATGCACCAAAAGAAGAACAATATAGAGGTTCTACTAAGTGTGTTTTAGTTATTAAAGGTACCCGTAAGGCTGAGGGGTATACGTTTTCATTTACTAATAAAATGAACTCTGAACTTGGTACTTTAATAGACAACGTTGTTAATGCTCCTTATAATGTTTCTAGAGGCGTTGCTGTTGATGAGGAAGTTACAGCTGTTATTACAATTGATACTTTCCTCCAAACATGTAGTATTCAAATGATTGCACATGATACTGATAAACAACTTGTACCCTTGAACACATTAAGTGCTATCAACTTATATTTGAAGAAAACTGATGCTGCTAATACTTATGCTACAAAAACATCTCTTGATAATTATACAAGTAAAACCTCACTGACTGATACATTAAAAAGCTACGTAACAAATACAGCAATGAGCAGTTATCTTTCAGGATATGTTACTACAACTGCACTTAGTAATATTTTAGACAGCAAAGGATATGTTACTAATAGTGCATTAACTAACTATTTAACTAAAACAGCGGCTCAAAACACTTATGTTACCAACAGTAGTCTCACAGACTTTGGTACTAACTTCTATACCAAAACAGATATTGATAATAAACTTAAAAACTTAAATACTGGCAGTACCTCTGTAGATTTAAGTAATTATTATACAAAGACTGATTGTGATAATAATTTCATAACTTCTGATACAGCATTTTGCTATGTTGATGGAGATGGTGGAATATCAGGAGATGCTCTACTTAATAGCATAGATGAATATACATTAGCTAGTAAGGATTATGTAGATAATCAAATTATTGAAGCAACAATAGATGAAACTACTTTAAATACTAAAATAAATGATATTGTTACAAGTAAGAATTTGGTTACTACTACTACTTTAAACAGTTATTATACTTCAACACAGGTAGATAGTAAAGTTACCGATTTAGGAGTTAAAATTGATAACATTAATTCAAAAATTGCTAATGTCACAACTGCGTCTGTTATAAATCTTTCTGTAGAAGCTGTTACGTCAAATAATTATATGGTTGTAAAAAATAATAGTGACCCTGACAATGTTGTTTCTATTTCTTCACCAGATATTACAATTGTACCAAAACCAAATAACAGTGTTGTATATACTATAAACGGCACAAAATTAAGTGATACAAGTAGTTTTATTTACATAAATCCTAATGCAGCCTATAAAACTGCTGGTACATTCACTTTAATAGTGAACTTAGCAGATACGTCTACTGCTGTCATAAGTCTGAATATTTGGAGTGATGCTACAAATGTAGTCTATTATAATAATTCAATATATAGTAAGGATAACTCTCTATATACATTTAAGAAAGGGTTTTCTACAATTGTTACTATGGATGTGTTAACAAACCAAATAACAATAAAAGAACTTCCTATTCTTGCACAAGTGCAGGATGTCAATAAAATTACAGAGCAACAATTAGTGGATTTACTTAAAAACACTCCAGATAACTGCATAAGACTTGTAGGTAATAATAACCAGAGCGATTTAAATTTACAAAAAAATAACATAAGCGATAGTTCTTGTACTATAACATCTAAATTATCAAGTTCTGGTATTTGGTATACAGACGTTCAATTTTCAGATAGTAATTATATATTAAAAGAAGGGGCTTTTGCCACTAAAGTAAAAACAGCACTTGGTGTTGGAAATATTGTTGATACATTTGCTCCTTATGATAATTCGTATGTATTCTTTAGTATTATCACTAAAGTATTATTATTTAAAGTTACTAACTGTACAGGTGCTGAATTAGGGTGTCATTTATTTGAGCCAGATGCTGCTTGTAAAATATATTTACCTAATACATCAGATAATACTTTTTCTGATGATTTTATAGGAAGTATAAATAGTAACATAAATAATATAACAACAGCCAATATAATATTATATTAATTTTTTTATTACCTATAAAAAATAATTAATCCACTTGCAAATATGAAATATTTTTCGTATCTTTGCAAGTGGATTTTTATATATGTACATATTATGGATGTAAGACATATCGTTTATTATTGTTTAGATGCTATAAAAGCATTTAGTGATGACTCCTCTATTAATGAGGAACATGTATTATACCTTGTAGGTAAATACAGAGCATTACTATTAAAGAAGTATGGAGAAGGTAAGAAAGGATTATCAGAGAGTAATTATCAGACTATATGTTTAGATATTGAAAAGTATTCTCGGTCTATTTGTAGTACAGGTAATATTATGAGAAGTACACAGGAAATTCCTGTAATGCTTGATATTGTTACACCTACAATTCTTCTTTATAATGGTATGGAAAGTGAGAATATTATTTTCACTTCATTCAAAAGGCTAAAAGCAGTGGGAGCAGGTAAATATAGTAAGAACTTTATTTATTGCGCTTTAGGGGAAGATAAGCATTTATATTTTAAATCAAATAATTTTGAGTCTTCTTACTTGAAGAAGATAAAACTCAAAGCAATATTTGAAGATTATGAGAAGGCTTATGAATTAAATTGTAATGGTACTGAGAAGACTTGTGATGTTCTTGACACAGAATTTCCTATAGAACCTGCATTGGTACCTGAATTAATTGCTTACATTGTAAAAGAAATACTTGGTACTGCATATAGACCCAAGGATAATACTAATAATGCTTCTGATGATTTATCTGATTTGATGTATTTCATTAGACAAAATATGAAGAAGCCTTTACAAAAGCAATTAGAAGGAGACGAGTAATGGAAGATTTGAAAGAGTTTAGAAAGAAAGTACTTAAAGTAACAGGAAAGAGAGTTCATAAAATAACAAATTCTGCTGGAGTTAGAGAAGCATATAGATGGTTAAAGAAAAATAAAATGATAACTTCTAATGAGTCTGAATTTTATAAAATAGTTTCTACTGTACATAAAGAAGCAATCAAAGATCTATCGGAAGGTAAAGAATTTAAATTTCCCTATAGAATGGGTAAACTTGAAGTAAGACAAGCAGATACTTACATAAAATTTGAAGAGGGTAAAGTTAAAACTAATAGGGCTATTGATTGGGGAGAAACTCTAAAATTATGGCATGAGGATGAAGAAGCCCTACAAAATAAAACTCTTGTAAGGAAGGAAAGAAATGTAAGGTATTTTATATTTTACAATAAACGTAATACTAACTATGAGAATTGCACTTTTATGATATTTAGACCCAATAGGAGTTTTCATAGTATTGTTGCACACTCTATAGAAAATAACAACATAAGTACTTATAAAATATAATAAATATGGTTAATGAAGTTAAATTTACAAGTGTAATACCTGTGTGGGATAAATGTTTACAACACCCATTAATGCAGGATATTACATTGGAGCAGATACTACAATATGTCTCTTCTTTTAATGGTATTCTTAATATGCCTAATTTGTATACAACCAAATATGAAATAATGCACATACATGAATACAGGGCAGTATTACCTTGTGATTTGGTTTCTATTATACAAGTTAAGGATTGTGATACAGGAAAGTGTATAAAATATATGTCAAGCAATTTTATGGATGATACAGAACTTGTATTCAAAACACAAAATTCAATTATCTATACAAATGTTCCTGAATGTGACTTAGAGATTGCTTACAGGGCAATACCTCTTGATGAAGAAGGTTATCCTATGATATTGGATAATGAAAGGTACATAAATGCTTTATATGAGTATATCAAGGTAAAAACATTTACTACATTATTTGAAGTAGGTAAACTTAATGGTAATGTACTACAGAACTCACAACAAGAATATGCTTGGTCTGTAGGACAATTACAGGAAGAACTTAATACTCCTTCTCTATCAGAGATGCAAAGTATCTCAAATGCTCATAATACACTGTTGATGAATAATAGACAGTTTGAAGATGGATTTAATAGTTTAGGGAGTCAGCAACATTTTAACATACATTGATTATGGAATTGAAAAAGTCACCTCTTGAGAATACAGGAATGTCTCAAGATAAGTCTATAAGTAAAGAGAGTAATAAGTTTGCTTATAAAAATAAGAATATAAGAATTACTGCATCAGAAGATGGTACATTGTTATCTATCACTAACTATAAAGGAGGTAAATCGCTCAACTTTCAAGTAAGAGAGAAAATAAGTAATGGGACTACTTGGTTTGAGTCTCCTACGCCAGGTTTCTTATGGGGCACTTTACTTACTTATTGTGTTACTCCAGAATATCTTGTTGTCTTTGCAAAATTACCAGCAGACAATAAATTTGCTGCCAATACTCTTGATGTTATTTATAGAATAAGTTTGCAAGACTTAACTAAATATGGAACACATCAAGCAAGAGTTCTGTATAGAGGAAATTTGAATTTCCATGTTGACAGGACTTATGATACTTTATACTATGAAGAAAATGCAAATATAAAGAAAGTATATTGGTGCGAAGATTGGAGAGAAGGTGGTAATAATGGTAATGAAGATAATAATAATCTTAGATTCATTAACATTATTACTGAAGGAGAAAGATTTGGCAATAATACTTTCACACCTTATATGAATAATGAATTTGAGTTCTATCCTGCAATAGGTAAAGCACCAAGAATTAAAGTGCAGAAGAAGTATGACCAAGATGTAGACTTTCCTTCTGGTACTGTTCAGTACTTCTTTACTTATTATAACATAAATGGTGCTGAGACTAAGATATGCCAAGACTCTCCTCTTATTACACTTACAAAGAAAGACAGAGGTGGTAAAGTTGATGAAAAGGCTTCTTGTTCTGTATCTATAAAGATATATAACTACAGCACAGACTTTGATTACATTAGGATTTATTCTGCTGTAAGAAGTTCATTAGATGGTGCTATGGCTGTACATATTGTAGGAGACTTGAATATAACAAAACCTAAAGAAGGAGAAGCATTGCAGCCTCTTACCTTTATAGACACTTACAGGAACCAAGAACAAATTGAAGCAAACCAACTTTACTTTATTGGTGGTACTCCTATTGCTGCTAAGACAATAGACCAGAAGATGGGTACTTTGTTTGCAGGTAATATACACACTTCACACATTACGTTACCTCAAGTAATAAAAGACCTGTTTGAAGAAGGGTATGTAGATGAGGAAACAGGTGTAGAAAATCCTTATGTCACTATAGTTAGAGAAGGTACTAAAGAAAATCCAGGAGAGATAGTAGATAAGTGGACTAAACTTGTAAAGTTTGTAAGAAGAGGACAACAATATCTCAAAAATGATATTATCACTGATTCAAAAAAACCTGATAAAACAGAACAAGATTTACACTCTTTGTTGTGGTGGGATGAAATTGAGCAAGTAAAAAAGAATGGTGGTGCAATGATTAATTACTTTACTTCAGAATATTGTGGTAAAGGTGCTACATGGATGGATAATATAGAAGATGATATTTTGAGTGCTGACTTGAAATCAAGTACATTATATGATAATGATTATCAAACAGTGTATAAACAAACAGATTATGTAATAGATGGAGACAGTATTTATCCTTATACTCCTACTAATGATTCTTCTATAAGATACACAGGTTTTAAGTTTGGTGAGATATATAGATTTGGCTTACAGTTTCAAGATAAAACAGGCCAGTGGACTGAGGTTGTATATATAGGAGACGGTGAATGTAGATGTTCTCCAGCAGTAGATACAGTAAATAAAAACATATACTACACTAACGCTATAGTTAAATTACCAGAGAAGTTAATCAGTATATGCAAAGACTTTGATTATGTTAATTACAGATTAGTGTTTGCTGACCCTGAATTGCATAATGGCAGAAATATTATAGCACAAGGTATATTGAACCCTACTGTATTCTCTCCTCTTAATAGGTATATGAAAACAAGTTGGGCCCTACCTTCTTGGTCATTTAGACCTGTTAATGGTGACTTGCCTTATCATCATTTTCAAAGACTTGCTTCTTATTGGGAAAGAACAGCAGAAGTAAGTAATATAGCAGGATATGAGTCTATATACAGTAGACCTAATAATGGGTTGAAGCTTATTGAGCAATTAAAAGAAGAGACAGCAAAAACACAAGACTCGGCTGAAAAATTAATTAATGGTAGGAAAGTATTACTTACTGTAATTATACCATCAAATACTACAAATAAAGAAACTTGGGTATATATGATTGCTGCAAGAGTGTCTCAAGAATTTTATGAGAGTGGGTATGATTGGAGCAAATTAGATGAAGAGCAGCGGAAAAAAGCTTTTGTAGAATGTAAAGGAGTAAGTAAGAAAGTCACTGATGCATATAATGCAGTACCCAATGAGTTGAGCGACCTGTATATACAAATGCAGCAAACTAAATTTGACCAGTTTAGTTTTGATTTTGAAAGACCTGAAATTACATATAAAGACCACATAAAATATTGTTTTCCTAATGATAGTACAGCACAATCAGTAGATGATGCAGGATGTTTTGCTCAATTATTATTCTTGGCTTATTGTAGATATTGGCTTGAAGAATTAAAAGGAGACAAGGATAAAGCAAAAGTATCAGAAGCATTTAATTATAAAACTATTTTTGAGCATACTTATAGTAGTACCTATAGTGACCTTGCAGACGCTTATTCCGAACAGGAATTTAATGATAAATTCAAAGATGCTTGGATGGGTAAGGGCACAAACTCTGGTGTAAATAAAGAGAAAGCCTTTACTTCAGATATAAATGAAAGTAGTGGTACTAGAAAACCATTTAGAGCATGGAGAGAATTATTACAAAAAGGATGGTTGTTCTTACCTGAATTTAATCCTCCTATTTACTCAGATGAGGCGATTAAATGTGGGAACATGTACAATTATTTTGATAAAGGACTTCCTACATTACCTAATCTAAAATGTTTTTTTGATGCAGCAGGAATAAAGTTTTCTTGGGCTCTTCCTAATGGAGTAATTATTAACATTAAGGAAACCCAGTACAATAGTTCAGAAATAAATGCAGAATTAGGAGAAAGAAAACAAGTTAGCATGTATATGAAGAATGATGCCTTGTTTGTAGATGATTCAATTGTTACCTTTAATTCTCCTGAAGAAAATAATTTTCAACAAGTACATGGGTCAAACCTTAAAATGAATATTGTTGGTGCAGCATACATTAACTCTAACTATGGTAAGAGAAATCTCTTGGAGGCTGGAACATCAATGAGTAATTCTGGAGGTGTTGTTGAGGTTAACTCAAATAAGTACATTACTAAACAATATAAAGGAGACAAACCTCTAATGTCAATGACAGCAGAATACAGTTACTTGGACCATTTCCTTACAGAAGTACAAGGTTCTTTCTTAAATAAAGATACTAAAGAAGGGTTATCTGCTGAAAACTTTGTAAAAAATGCCGAGAATAAAACTTCAATAGTTGTAGATACTACAAAACTTGCCTACTTTATGATACACCCATGGGAGTCTTCAGGTTCTATTACAGGTATATCTTCAAATAATACTGCTGTGACAGGAAGACTTGATATTACCGGATTGTACTATCCATACAATACTTTGGAACATCCTATACCTGAAGGGTACGGTAAGATAAAGTCAAATAAAACTTATAATTATAAGATAGCAGAACAAACACAGTATGTTATAGGTAATAGCGAAAACTCTTATTTAACTGGTCCTATAACATATTCTGCTGAGGATAGTTTCTTAGATACTCAATACTTTAATGTATTCTCCTATCCTAAACATATAGAAAAGTTGTTATATGCTAAGTCAAATCTTAAGTATCTTACAAGTAACACACCAGATGTTTATCCTGATATAAATATATATAAAAAATATATTGAGGAGCAAATAGGAGATGAAAGAGATGATATTAGAAATCCTGAATCAGATATTAAAACTACTGGCAAAGCAACATTTTCAAATTTTATTATAGACAACAAATTGTTGGATGAGATAAAGGCAACTGGACTTACCTCAGCATCTTTATTGCAAATTGATAATGCTTTATTAGCAAAGAATGAATATGCTAATGATTTCTTTTACGATGAAACAAAGAAGGAGGGAGACACAGTAACAACAGAAACAAAAAAAGTAGAAAGTTCTTATCAATCCAATGTAGATAAACAAGATACAGTAAGGATTACTTATAATTCTTCTCCTCATCTTGTATTCTCATTAGGGTTATCTGGAGACCAATTTCAAACTTTACCTGCTTCAACTTCATCAGATTCATTTAGTAATAATACTTATTTTTGTGGTTATAGTAATGATACTTTCTTCTCTGATTCTATCAATTCTACTTATTTAAATTATCCTTGGGCTACTGTGAATGGGTTTAATTATTGGGATTTAATTAGAGATAAAATAAATACTAATGTATTTGAAGGATGTCTTTGTGATATTGCATCTTTTAATTCTATTTATGAATCAAGTGGTGGTGTTGATTTTAACACACCTGTAGATTTATCTATGGTAAGTAATTATAGTGAACTAGTGTCATTATATAATAATTTGAAATATTACTGGGATAAACTAAATAATCAGGTACACACATCATTGAAAGCCAATGAAAACAATGGTTGGATTACAGACTCTCTGTTTGTTTCAGACTATTCTACGACCTCTATTAAATCTTTTTTAGAGGTAAATGGTGTTAGCTCTATAATAAGTATGTTTTTACAAACATATCGTAAAGAATTAGTAAATGAATTTCCATCTATTTTTAAACTAATAGCAAAAGACAGGGTTGTAAAAATATACAATGAAGATGAAGACGGCAATATAACAGAATCTCCAGCAATTGATTTATTAATTACAATCTTATACAAATATAAAGTAGTAGATAATAAAGACAACACTTATGATTTTAAAGTAAAAGGTGTTAAATTTCCAATAAGGCTAAAACATTGTTCTTATGGTATTAAAGGTTATAACATAGAATATTCTTTGATAACATCAAAACAATATTATAGAAATGGACAAGACTTGTTTACTTGGTATTATGGTAGTGAATTAAAAGAAGTATCAAGAACCCAAAAATGGGCTAAAGCCACTTTTGAAAATTTATATAATACTGCGGAAGATGTTCTACCAAGTTTTGGTAAATTTGAGGATGTACCTTTCTTAAAAATACAAGAACGTGATTCAAACGGTAGAGAACTGGTTGATGGTACATATATACAAATGCAAGACCAAGAAAATGATGATTGGTATATAGAAAGTACAAGCGATGTTGAGTGGGAAGTAAAAGGAGTAAGCATCCAGATAGACCAGGACGAAAACTATGGTACTATTCATATTGATGATACAGGACATGCTATAGTAGCATATAAAAACATTTCACAAGGTAATGAAGAAGGAACGTTAACTTTTAAAAATAAAAGTGGTAAAACTATAACTTTTACAATTCATACTTAAATGATAAATTATGAGTAATATAAATACAGACAATTCATTTGCAGACTCTCTTGAAATATGGAGAGACCCTACTAAGTATCAAGACCCTGATAAACCATGGGTTTGGGGTTTTGATGACCCTATAGATTGGGATGGAGATGAACCAGGTCCAAATCCAAATAAACCCACAGAAGATGACGATGAAAAGAAAAAGGCAGCAGAAGCTTTATTGATTTTGTTAAGAAATCAAACTTATTATTCTATAAGAACTTTGGTTAAAAGTATGTCAGAAGTAACAATACTTAGTAAAGAAGCAAAGCCTATATATAAGAATGATGTGTGTGATTCTTCTCTTGATAGTAAAGCAACAATGCTTTATATAGGAGAGTTGAGAAGAAATCTACCACATAATGTTTTATATGGTGGCTACTCTGACAGTGCTATAGAAAATCTAACATGGCTTCCTGCAAGTAATTATACTCCTATAAATAAGGTTGTATTTCAAACTACAGGCGATACTTATTTTCAAAGATATGATTGCTTAAAGACTTATCCCGATGATGATAGTACCAATATAAATCAAGTTACAGAACTTGCTTCAGTAATGATTGAAACCCATCATAATCTTGACGCAAGAACTGATGTAAATAGAAAGAATTTTAACATTATGGCAAGACCTGATAACTTTGGTTTATATAATGATGCTTACAATCAGAAGAATAATATCTTTACAGGAAGTGTACTACCTGAGTTAGTTAATCAATCTGCTTTCAAGAGTACTTATGTTTGGTCATTGAATAAAAATTATGCAGGAAGAGTTGATACGTGGACCAATCTTTCTACTAACTCAAGTGAGAGAACAAGGAATGAAATTACCAAGATAATTAATGCAGGCAGAGAAACATTATATGCTCTTGAAACTAATTGTATAGAAACAATTAACTTCAAGGAGAGAAACCTTATTAATACTACTTCAGGCATGCAGATTAATGTAGACTTTAATGACAAAGTCAATACACTACTTGCTAATCCTAATTATGGTACTCATTGTTCTAATGTTCTCATTACAGATGTAGGTGTTTACTTTGTAGATGATAATAAGAATACAATTGTATGTATAGGACATGATGGTAATTGTAAAGAACTTCCTTATACTACAATGGAATCATACTTTAAAAATGCTATCACAATATCCAGTGAAAGTAATAAGTTAGATTCTTCAAGGTTCTATTATGACAATATACATAAAGATGTATACATTATTATAAATAATCCTTATGAGAATACTTCTGAGTGTATTGTGTATAATGAGATATTACAAGCGTTTACTTCCTTTATAGATGCTCCTTACATCAGTATGATGTTTTCTTATGGCGGAGAATCTTATGCTTTCAGTGCATTAGATACTTCTAGTAACAACCTTGCTCAAGTACAATGTTACAGAATGTTTGATGGTGAGTACAATAAGATATTTGACAACAATTATGTTCCATACTCTATAGAGTACAGAGTAAATCCTGGTACATATACAGATAAAGTATTTACTAATGTGGAGTTCCTTGCTGACTTAGGTGTAAGTAAAGATAATAGTACTAAATCTGATGTACAGCCTTTTGATAAAATAAGAGTATGGGATGAGTATCAAGATACTGGGGTTCAGCCTCTTATATATGATAGAGATAGAGTTTTAGGTAAAGTTACTAATAATTTACAACAGAAGTTTAGAATATGGAGAACTACCGTACCAAGAAATCAGAATAGTAGAGATAGGATTAGAAATCCTTGGGTACATCTTTATTTAGAAGGTAATCCCAAAGCGAACACTAAACTTGAACTACATAATATAGTAATGAATTACTACGAATAATAATTAAACTGACTAAGAATAATAAATTAATTCTCTTAGTCAGTTTTTTTATTATACTATTGCATAAATGAAATAATTTTTATACCTTTGTATTTATTACATACATAGTACTATGAATAAGAAGAAAAATAAAATGTTAATTCAATACCCTAATCATAGGTTTGATAGGGGTGGTAATACAGCAGGTAGTGATGCTTTGGCTATTTTAGGTACTACTTTAGCAGGCGGTCTTGCAGACCCAAGCCTTGCTCAATTGAAAAATGATGGTTCTGAACAGTGGGACCAAATAGATTCCTTAAATGCTCAGACAGTAGATGTAAATAACTGGGATGACTTTGATAAATTGTATAATGATAGAAAGAAACTGAATCAAAATAATTCCTACAAAGACTTTATGATGTCTGATGCAGAACTTGGAGTAGGTATTGCTGGTGCAGGTGCTAATGGTATTATACAAGGCATGTCAGGTGGTGGAGGTATATTTAGTAAATTAATATCTTCTGCTGCCATGGGAGTTGGAGGAACTGCTGGTGCAGGTTTACTTGCTGCTTCTCAAAGAGTTAAAGCAAATAATCTTGCTGCCCAATTAAATCAAGAAGCAAAGGCTGCTAATGAGTTAATGGATAGGAAGATTGAAAATGCAGCACTAAACCTTAATTATCAAGATAGTTTTAATGCTTTGAGAAACCTAAAAGCATTTGGTGGTAATATAGATAGTAACTTTACTAATGGAGTTAGAACCATAGATGGTGGAGGTACCCATGAGCAAAATCCTTTAGGAGGTGTACCTCAAGGAATTGCAAGTGATGGATTACCTAATCTTGTAGAAGAAGATGAAGTAATATATGATGATTATGTATTCAGTAACAGATTAAAAGTTCCTGAGAAAGTAAAACAAGATATGAAACTTACAGGTAAGAATTTAACATTTGCAGATGCTGCAAAGAAGATACAAAAAGAATCTGAAGAAAGACCTAATGATATGATTAGTAATAATGGTTTAAAGGCTTTAATGGGAAGATTACAACAAGAACAAGAAACATTAAAGCAGAAAAAAGAAGAACAAAGACTGCTTAGACAGTTTGCAAAAGGTGGTTTGTTAGGACATAAATACGGTTTAGGAGATAGGTTATATGATAAATACGTAGATAGACAAACGGATTATAATAAAAGACATCCTGATAATAAGAAAGATATTTTGACAAGAGAAGCATGGGATATAAAAAGACAAGAATCTTGGAATAACATTTTAAGAAGCGCACCTATATTTGGTAATGCTAGTGCTGCTTTAATGTCTGCTATAGATAGTCCTGATTATAGTAATATAAATAGTTTTCAAAATAAAGTAGATAGTATTAGAGAAGTGTCTCCTAAGTATATTACTCAGAAGATGACTTATAATCCTATTGACCCTTACTCTGTAATTAATCAAGCAAACAATATAGCATTAGGTAATAGAAGAGCAATAATTGAAAATGGTGCTACACCTGGTGCTATGACTAATGCTGTAATGGCAGATGCTTACACAGACCAAGTAAATCAAGGTCAAGCAGCACAAGCAGCAAGGCAATATAATGATGAGTTACTTGGTAGAGTATTAGCATTTAATAGAGACACAGATAGTACAAATGCTGATATGAATATGAAAGCACAACAATTAAATCAAGATAGGGATGCTCGAATTGCTGATGCCTATAAATATATTGCTGGTATGAGAAATGCTGAAAGAGATGCTACACAACAAGGTAGAAGTGCTGCATTTACAAGTTTGTTTGATAGTATTGGTAACTTTGGTAAGGATAGACAAAATAAAGATATTGCAGGAGTTACAACTGCAAATTCAGGTGTTCCCTTAAATGATGTTATTGCAGCGTTTTATGACTTATGGAATGCAACAAATAAGAAAGCATTTGGTGGTAATTTAAAAACAAAGAAGAAAGGAGGTAAACATGCCTAAATATGGATTTCATGTAGGTTCTACTTTTAATCCTACATCTGTAGAAGATTACTTAAGACCAGGACTTGCTTATGTGCAGACATATAAAGATTATGAGAAAAGGTATCAAGATATGATAGATGCTACTGCTGATTTAAAGAAATTAGCAGAAATGGAAGGTAGTGAGCAAGCCTATGCTACTTATGATGCTTATCAAAAACAATTAAAGGAGGCTGCTAATAATCTTGCAACAACAGGTTGGAATAGAGATAGAGATATACAATCTGCTATGGATTTAAGAAGACAATTTGCAGAAGATATTGTTCCTATTAAAGAAGCATATAATACTTGGGCTAAGAGAGCAGATGAACAACGCGCAATGTTTGCAAAAGATAATAGTCTTATTTTTGAAAATGACTTTTCTAATACAGGAGTTGACTACTTTCTTAAAAACCCTAATGCTACAAGTAGGATGTATTCAACTGATGCTATAAAAGATTCAGTATACAAAGCAGCAGGAAATCTTGCAAGAGAAGCAAGAGAAGATTTAGTTAAGAATGGTGTAAATTCTAAATGGTATAGAATACTTGGTGGACAGTATTTTGAAAAAGCAAAAACTACAGGTCTTACTGCTGATGATATATTGTCTGCTTCTTTTGACCCAATAACAGGAGAAATTAAAAATAATGCTAATCCTTATATTTCAAGAATCATAAATAACGCCATAGATGAATCTGGTATGAGAAATTGGAGTAATTGGGAAGGTATTAGAGATAGAGTATACTCAGCAGCTCTTAATGGTGCATTTAGTGCTATAGGTGAAGTTGATTATAGAAATCTTCAAAATAGAGATTATGACACAACACCTGGTGATATACCACAAATGATTACTCCTATGCCAGGATTAAATCCTGTCAATATAGTAGTTCAAAGAGAAAAAGATACAGCTGATACTATGGTAAATGATTATACCAGTGGTGCTTTATTTGATGAAAAAGGTAAATTAAAACCTGGAATTAGAGAAAATATTTTAGGAGAACAAGTATCACCTACAATAATTAATGGTCTTCCTACATACTCCCCTACAACTTTAGAAAATAATCTTGATAATCCTTATTTTAACGTTTTGTATAAAGTAGCACATGATGATAATCCCAATTTAACAAAAGAAGAATTTGCAGAGATTATTCAAAGTGGGGGGCATGATGATTATATACAAGCGTTATATAAAAAGATGGTAACAGGTAACCCTTATAATAGGTTTAATGCAAAAGAATTATTTGAATACGATTACCCACTTAGTGAAGGTACAACACAAAAGAATTTAAAAAATAAAATCACAGGTAATCTATATGAAGCAACATTTGATACTAAAAAACAACAATGGGTTAGTACTGGAAAGACTTTATCTAATGTAGATTTAAGTAGTGATAAATATAAAATTGTTAGTATACATTATGGAAGATATGGAAATACTCTCATGATTAAAGGACCAGACGGTACACAAGAATATTTAATGCCTAGTAACATTAATTCAGTAATGGAAGATAATCTTGTTAATTCTACAGAGGCTGCTTATTTATACGCTGAAGCACTTAGAAATAATAAACAACTTGTAATGAATAATGTAACAGGAGGTTTTGAGTTAAGTGATTCTGATTTAACAGAAAAACAAAGAGAAGAATATTACAGGCAGATGGTAAAATTCCAAAATAGTGCACAGCAATCAATGGCTAATGTAATAGGTACAAATAAGGTAAAAGATGTTGAATACGAACAAATTTAAATTATGGCAGATTATTTAGATATAACAGAAACAGGGCCTCAAACATATAGACAGTTACAGGAACAAAATGATTTATCAAAAATTCCTGTAACTGATGCTATAGATATGATTTATGGTTATAAATCTGCATCTGACCCTAACAGAGTAAGTGGTGTAGAAAATTACACTAATGTTGATTTGAATGATTGGGGAGAGAGTAGATATGATAAACCTTATGTTACAGGTGATGAGATAAATCACTTGGGGGATATTAGAGCAAATGAGCAATCAAATTTTGCTAAGATTGCAAATGGTACTGCAAAAGGAGCAGTGTTAGCAGGTACTACTTTTGCAAATGGTACAGTCGGTGTTCTTGCTGGTATAGCAGGTATGATAGATACTGGAGTACATGGTAAAAATGAAGGAGAGTCTACTGGAGATTTTTTTTCAAGAGTTGCAGCACAATATTGGAATAATCCTTTTGCTCAAGCAATGCAATCAATAAATGAGTGGTCTGAAAGAGCAATGCCTAACTATTATTCAGAAGAAGAACTTTATGGTCCTTGGTATGAAAATATATTTACTGCTAATTTTTTGGGAGACAAGTTTATTAAAAACCTGGGATTTACAGTAGGTGCTTATTTCAGTGGTGGTGTTTACACTAAAGGATTGCAGGCTTTAAAGATACCTCAATATATAGAAGCAGTAACAGGTTCTACAGGTGCTGCTAAGGCTATAACTTCTTTTGTAGGAGCATCTATGTCTGCCGCCAGTGAAGCAAGTTTTGAAGCACTTAACAATTCAAAAGATTGGTTAGACGCTGAAACAGCACAACTAAAAGATGAATTTCAAAATGAAATGATTAGACTCCAGGAGCAATATGAGGCAAGTAAAGGTAAAAATTTTATAAGAGTTCCTGATGGAACTGAAGGTGGCAACGTTTTAGTAGATAAGGCTTATTATGATTACCAGAACTCAGTAAACCAATTAAATAAAGATTATGAAGAAGCATTAGCAAGAATACAAACAAATGCTTATAAAATGGGTAATGCTGATTTTATAATGAATATACCTATACTTGTGGCATCAAACCTTTTTGAGTTTGGTAAAATGTATGCTAATGGGTATAGAACAGGTAGAAGAGCACTTAAATTAACAGGTGTTCCAGGAGAGTATGCAGCAAAAACTACAATTAAGAGAGGAGTATTAAAAGGTTTTGGTAATGCAGCATCAGAAGCAGCAGAAGAGGGAGAACAAGGTATTGCAAATAGAATTGCAGGTAATTATTACTCTAAAGATGTAGATAATTTTATTAAATCAAAAATAGACCCTACTGCTGAACAAGAAACCCTGAGTTGGATTAATGCTGCTACACAAGGATTTACAGAATACTTGTCAGACCCAAGTAATTATGAGGAGATGTTTATTGGTGCTCTTACAGGTGCTTTAGGTATGCCTTCTTTCAGAAGTGTTAGAAATTCTAAAGGCAGAATACAATCTCCTATTACATTACAGGGAGGTATTATTGGTGAGATAAGAGAAGCAAGAGAACAAAGAAGGATGGAAGAAGAACTTGCTGATAGACTAAATAAAAGAGTACAATCTCCTGAATTTGTTAATTACTATCAGGGACTTATCAGACATAGAAAATATCAAAATGATATGAATGATGCTGTTGAAAGAGGAGACGAATTTGATTTCAAAAATGCAGAATATGCTCAATTTATATCTGATATAAATATGTTTGATAATGCTGGTAAATTAGAGGACTTAAAAGACCTTATTACTGAATCCTTTGATGTTTCTGATGAAAACCTGCAAAGTATAGTAGAAAACACTACATCCAAAACAAAAGATGCTTCTGAAAAAGAAGTTTCTGTAGGACCCTTTATTGATAGAAATGGTAATCCTATGTATAGTACTCCTGAAGGAAAGCAGGAAATGATTGATAAATTAACAAAGACTAAGGATGAAATGCTTTCTGAAATAGAAAGTTATAATAAAATTAAAAATGAAATTGATTCTTGGTCTAATCAAGCATTAAGTAATGAACAACTTGAAGAACTTACTTGGTTAAAATCTCAAATAAAAAACTGGCAAGAAAGGTCATTTACATTAGCAGGGGAAGTCAAACCAACTATCACAAATTTACTTGAGAACATCAATCAGATTATTATCAGAGATGAACAATTTTTATTTAAAGAGGGCCAAAAGTCAGGTGACCTTACAGAAGCATACAGAAAAGCAGATGAAGAAGTAATAAAATTAAAACGTATAAGGGAAAACTTAGAAACTTTAAGAGGATTTAATGATAAAGTTCTTGCTGCTACAATTGCTTCTGATAATAGAATTGCAGAAGATTTAAAAACATTATTCTCTTCTAATTTTTTAGAATACACAGAAGATGAGGCACAAACTCTTAGTAACAAAATAGATGATATAGTAAAACTTGCTAATGCAAGAGATTACTATAATAAAAAACTGAAAGAGTATATGCAAAATCCTGGTACTTTGCAAGAAGATATAAATAAAGCAAAGGAAAGTGTTGCTGAAGAAGAGGAGAATAAACAGAAAGCAACACTTAAGGATGATTTAAAAGCAAGCAAAGATGTTATTGAATTTAGAAAGAAATTTAGTAATATAGAAGAAGGTGCTCAAAAAGATGCTTTATTAGATGAACTTGAAAAAGAAGACTTTGAACCTGCCAAGTCCTTTAAAAATATGAGAAAGTACAGGTCTGAAGTTTTGGCTGCAATTCAAAAAACTGTACCTGCTGATAAGCAAAAGGCTGTTCTTGATGCTTTTGATAGTAATTTTGGTTCAGCACAAAGTCTTGAAACATTAGCAGACCCAAATTCTTATACAGGTACTGGAGAAGAAACAGATATTGATTTTTTAACTACACAATATTACTTACTTAGTGCAATACAAAAAGCAAATAATAGTAATAACTTTAAAGACACTTTTAGTAAATCCTATAAAGAATTTACTATAAATCCTATTCCTAAATCTGAAGAAGCATCTACTACAAGTACTACAAAACCAAGTGATACGAATCCTATTGGAGATACTACATCTGAATCCATTAGTGAAGAAAACAAAGAAACAGCAAATAATACTATAACAGAGTCTTCTTCACCAGGCACTAAAAGACCTTTTTATAGACCTGTTATTCCTGAATTACATATCTTAGAAAGTAAGAAAGGTGATTTTAGACCCATGAATGTAGTTGTTCGTGAAAAAGAAGGGAAGGATTTTGATTATATATACAATTTCTTAAAGGAGCAAGGGGCATTTGAATATATAAATAGTGGTAAACTCAAACAAGGAGCAAAGATAAAATTTAAAGTTGTTGCTGAATTTGAAAAGGGAAAACCTGATAGTTGGAAGAACCCCACTATTTTTATGATAGATGCTTCCACAGGTCAAATTGTAGGTAGTTTAGATGAAGCACAAAGTCAATTAGATTCTTTTGAAGGTCTTACAAATTTGGTTACTAAAATCAGAGAAGAATGGAATAAAACAGATAAAAGTAAGGATTATATTCCAGATAATTACACTACAACTGTAGCAAAGGTAATGAATGGTAAGGTGCCTTATGGAGATGAAGAAAAGAGTTTAAAAAATATTCCTAATGTACGTAGTGAAGGCAGAAAACTTGTTTTTGGTATCATTAAAAACGGTGTATTACGGAGTAAAGAAAATATAAAAATAAGAACTCCTAAAGATATATCTAATAAAGAGGGCAGGATGTATTTACTTGTATCTAATGCTGATGGTTACACTCCTGTAGCAGTTAGAGTTAAACACTTTAATACTAATGAATATAACCCTAACGATGTTTCTTTAGATGAAGCAAAGAGAATGCAAGAAATAAAATCTGTTATTTCAAAACTTGCTGAAGTAACGGATGCAGACCAACTAAAAGGTGTAGTTTCAGAATTAGCAGATGTGCTTTTTACTGGTAATCTTTCTATTAATTATGCAAACACTAAAGCAGGACCTGTTCTTGAATTTAAGAAGTTTAAGAGAGATGAAAATGGTGCTTATATTAAGGATGCTAAAGGAAATAGAATTGAGGAGAGTTTTGTTGTATATTTAAATAAAAAGAAAGAAGGTGGTGAAGGTGAAATATTGGGGGCTGTAGGAGAAAATGGTTTAATACCAAGAACAACCATAGAAGATGTTAGGAAGGACTCTAAAGATGTTATCAAAGAGATTACAGAAGGTCTATTAAAATTCAATCTCCCACTACAAGTAAGTATTAATAAATTGATTGAAACATCTTATTATGCTGATGAACTTGTTGATTCTGATATGCTTACTTCTAATATTACAGACGCTGCTCCTAAAGGTGCTTGGTTTGTAACTAATTATATAGATGATAGTGGTAAAGAACACAAAGCGACAGTACCTGCAATACCAGGTAAAACAATAACAACTTCAAATACTGTAGGAGGTACTGAATCTGTTGCTAAAGGTATAAAAATAACTACTAAAGGGGGTGATTTTTATGTAGATTTAGATACTAATATAATTTATTATAGTGATGGCAAACCAGCAAATAATCATCTAGGAAAAAGAGTAAGTCAACTAATTATTGATGTTGTTACTGCTAATAAATTATTTGGTAATAATAGAAATGGAACAAATTTAATAGATAATAAATGGATTACTCCTGAAGGTAAAGTTCTTGATAGAGATAAAAAGAAATACTTAGACACTAAAGAAGCAGAAAAAGTAAAAGCAAAACTCAATGCTGCTAAAAGAAAACAAATAGATAAAGTAGATGAAGTATTACATAAGATAAATGAAAATCAAAGTAAAGTTGATAAAGCAAGAACTGATGGGGAACATTATTATGTATTAGAGGAGGATGGTCAATATCATGCTTATGATAGAGTACATAAAAAAATAGGTAGTAATTGGAAAACAGTTGACCAAGTAGAAGACACTCTAAAAGATGTAAAAAGAAGACTTGAAGAACATAAAGATAAAGACGACTTTGATAACTATATTTCATTTCTTGAGGGTAAATATAATATTGACTTAAAGCAGTTTAAAGGTAAAGATGCTGATAAAAGTAGTAAGGCGTTTGATACTATTCTTAACATAGTAAGAGACTCTATCATTGGTACTAAATCTCAGCAATCTTTAAATGGAGGTCAGGCAGTTGATACTGTTGTTAGAGAGTTCTTTAATAACAATGGTATTATTTCAGAATTAAATAGACCAGAAAATATGAGTCCTGAAGCATTTAATCAATTAATAGATTCTCTTAATAGAATTAAAGAACAGATTGATGCAGTGGGATTAACCTTCTATGCTAACAATATTGTATTGTTTTATAAATACCCAGACGGTACAAGAGTTGCTGGAGAACTAGATATTCTTGCTACAGATGAAGCAGGCAAGTTTCATATATTTGATTTGAAGACAAGTAAGTATTCTTTTGGTACTTTTACTGGATATGATGGAAGACAACTTAATTATTTTGAGAATAAGTCTTCTAATCAAACAATGAGTCAGAAGGATTATTATACTCTTCAACTTAGTGCTTACAAAAATTTATTTGAAAATCAATATGGAGTTCCTATAACAACTCTCAGACTTTTGCCTTTTGTGCTAACCTATGATAAGAATGGCAATGTTACACACATTAAAAACGAACATAGTATTGCTCTTACTTATAATCCTGCTGTAAGAGTTCCTAAAGTAGGAGTAACTACATCTACAACTACTAATAGTAATACAACTCAAATGCCTGAAAAAGTAAAGCAGGAATTGTCTACTGATGTAAATAAACCATTGCAAGCCAATTTTATTATAGACGGTAAAATTGAAATAGGAGAAGTGTATAGTATAGGTAGTATTGGTGGTGTAGATTTATATGTTACCAGAAAAGAAGTAAGGTCAAAAGGGTTTGGTAAAGATATGATTCTTTATGATTATTATACTATATTTCCCAATGGTGAAACTTTTAAAAATGCAAGCAATGTATCTTCAGAAGTTTCTATAGATGAGATGAAGCAAAATATAAAGGATAATCTAAAAGATAGTGCTGATAGAGTAAAAGAAATTTCTTCAGAGACAACTTCTCTTACTCTTAGTGGTAAACCGATTATACTATCTGAGACAAATAGTATTGAAGAAACAACTGATATTACCCCTACAAATGATATTTCAACAGAACTGTCTGCTTCTGCAAGAACAATACAAAAAGAACAAGCAGTAAATGTACATGATGATGAATTTGAAGATGAATGTACATTAGAAAGAAGAGCAGATGAAAAACCTATACAGATATTGGATAGAGAAAAAGAACTTGCATGGCTTGATAAAGTCTTACCACAATTGTCTAAAGAGGATAGAGTTAAATTTGTAAAAGGACTCATTAATGTAGCAAGAAAAGGTGCAAAAGCATGGGGTCAGTTTGATGGTAGTGTTATAATATTGTCTGATATTGCAGCAGAAGGAACTACTTACCATGAAGCTTTTCATGTGGTATTTAATATGCTACTTGATGAGAATGAGAGGCAAGATTTGCTTAAAGAAGCAAAGAAACTTTATGGTACTAAAGATGATATATCCTTAGAAGAAGATTTGGCTGAAGGATTTAGAGAATATGTGATGAGTAGAGATGCTACTAATATATTCAAAAAAATAAAGAACTTCTTTGAAGATTTGTATATTAAAGTATCTAATTGGGCAGGCTTTGGTCCTCATATTAAAGCTTATTATCTTGCTGTTAATGAAGGTAATTATTCTAAAAATTCTTTACCTGTAAAATCTTTAAAAGACATAAAATTTAGAACAGTTGCTGAAAATACTCAATTTTTGGAACTTTCCAACAAAATACAGAAAATTGAGGATTACATAACAGGGATGATAAATAAGTATGGGGCAAATGATGTTAAGTCCTTAAAGAAAAAACTTGAAAACCCACATGAAGGAATTAAGATAAAATGGGAAACTATTAATAAGAAAAAGGTTGCATTTTTAGCAAATGAGTTTGGGCAGAAAGAAGATTTGATATATGAGAGTGCAGCAGAACAATATATAGCAGACTCTCCAAAACTTAAAGGAATTGCTTTTGCATCGTCTTATCTTGGCAGAGGGTATATAGAATTTGAAAATAGAGGAAACATCAAAAAAGATTTAAGAAATTTGATACATAATTTGAGTGAGTTAAGCCATTTCAAATCTGAACTTAATAAATTAAACGCAAGAGATGGTTTTACAGGAAGTTTATTTTCAGACGAAGAATTAAATGCAATACAAAATAATTTTGATAGTTTGACACAAGAACAGAAAGACTTACTAACCAACAAAGGCTGGACTAAAGAGCAGTTTGATTCTATATCTCAAGAAGAAAGAAAACAAGCCTTAAATTGTATAAGTTTGTAACCATCACAGGAACAAATTTTTTATTAGGGTAAAATACAAAATAAAAAAGGAGTAGATTAATTTCTACTCCTTTTTTATTTATATTATACTCTAAATTATTGTTTAAAGAATGGAATACTCTCATCAGGATGTAATCCTCTGTAAATAGTTTTATTCATAGGAACAATAGGCGATTCAAAGAACGCTCTATAAGCACTACTATGACCCTTATATCTACCAGATTGTATTTCATCCGTATAATTAGTAGGATTAAGCAATGCTGTTAAATCAAGTAAGTTTTCAATAGTATTAATACCAGCAGCAGGTGATTGTACTATTCTCAAACCTTCTTTTATCATTGAAGGACCTGGAAGCATTACACCAACTTCAGTTTTCAATCTTCTTAATTGATACTCAACCATAGACATTAACCAAGTCTTATCATCATCGTCATCATCCCAATCAATAAGACCAAGTATACATACAATAGCAAGATAATGTGCTACTTCAGTAAGGGCTCTTTTTAGATTTGCTTTTTCTGTATTATTAAGTTCTCCCCATCTTGTAGCAATGTTGAATTGAGTATTTTTTAAATCTTTTGCTAATTGTAACATAAATCTACCCGCTGTTCTATAGTAACCTTCAGTCCAAGCGTCAAGGTCATAATTATAATTAGTTTCGCCAAATCTTCTTATTAGTGATTGTTTCATCCATTTTCTATACATCATAGCCATTCTACCAAGACCTAATCTTTGAATGGCAGCCCTATCTTCTACATTATAAATACCATGTAATCTTTGATTAATTGCTGCGCTCTTTCTACTAAATTTAATAACATCTTCTTTAGTAAATTGAGTACCATCCTCTTTTGTATATCCTTTTTTAACTTCTAATTTTGCGCCTAATGCTTTATTATTAGGGTCTATGTATACAACTTCCATAGCATCCCATAAATTTACAATTTTACCATCAGGAGATTTCATCTTATAGGCACTTGCTAAAGCAAGAGAAGTTCTATTTTGCATCCAATGTTCACCAGCATTACTAAGAATAAAGAAGGTAGAAGTGTTAAACATTCTACTAAACCAACTTTTATTAAAATTTACTTCTTTTACATCTTTTTCATATTCTTGCATCACATTAAATTTCTCATCCCACAAGGAAAGTTTATTTGTTTTTAATTTACTTCCTATTTCTGCTAAAAATCCAAGCAGTGAAGTACCATAATATCTATCTGCTTTAATTGTATCACTTTCATTAAAAAATTCTCCAGAAAAAGACTCTGTTCTCATCATCACTCTGCCTGTAACAACGTTTGATATTCCAGATAATATACTCATAGCGTAAGTACTTAAAGCGGTAATAAAATTTAGGTTGTTTGCGGTCTTACCTTTGTCTATTTTACTATCTCCAAAGGTACCTTCATCAGCCATGTATCTACCATATACTTGCATCTCAAAAAAATCATTAATCTTTTGCATGGTATTTGTCTCATCCCCGCTTTTAATAAGTTTACTCGAAACTTTTCTACCCATTGCTTTAAATCTTTCCGTAAGTTCTTTGCTACCTTGAGTTTGTACTACCTGTCTCTCTCTTAATACATCTCTACCTATTTCCAATGCATCTATGATTTGATTTAATTCATTATAATCATTAGCCATAGCAGCATAAGCAGTAAGTGTAGAAACAATGTCTGTAGAAATATCATTAGGACTTTCACCTTCTTTTAATTTAGTGTAATAAATAGGCAATGATTGTACTTCTCTGCCCTCAAAATCTTTAATAATAGCCTTATCTCCAAATCCTGTATCATCAGACCTTCTTATAAAATTATCTTTTATACTTTCCCAAATTTGAGTAGCACCACTTTTAATACCATCTGAATCTTTTACTCTTTCTACAAGGTCTTTTCTTATCTTTACTGCATTAAGCAAGTGCGTATAATTCTCAGGTAACTGCCCATCAAGTTTTCTCTTGATACCCATTATAGTATCATAATATTCTTTTTGAGCAGATGTAAAGTTTTGAAAATCTTTGTTGGCATATATAGATAATTTAGGTCTCTTTTTACCATTTACAGTTTCCATATTAGCATCAAACCACGCCTGTCTTTCTCTATTAAAATTTAAAGCATTTGTACCTGTAGGATTAGTTCCATATTTATCTTTTAATGCTTTAAACATTTTTCCCATTTCTTTCTTAAATAACCCATTATTTATTGCAGAAATATACTCCCCTGTCAGATTACCATCTTCATCTCTTTCAAACATAAAATCTTGATTTTTGTAACCTGCTTGTTCAAGTTTTATTGTTGCTGCTTGTAATTGTTTTTGCACTTCTATTGTAGATAATCTTGCATTAGATTTTGCTGCTTTAACCTTTTGGTCAAGTACTCTTAATACAACATCTGAAGACTCTGCCATGCTGTCAAGCCACCTGTCAAATATAGAAATATCTCTGTTTGCTACTTGCAATAATTCTTCAGTAGTAAATTTTTTACCCTTCCATTTTCCAAATGGTATCTCAATACTGTCTCCCATTACAGGCTTAACAAAATCTACAAATAGAGGCATTGTGTACTTCAAATAATCTGACTTTAAGTCAGCAATCAAATTAGTAGTATCATTAACAGCCACTCTTATTTTGTCTCCATACCTATTATCTGCAAATTTTTCTTCGTCCAGTAAAGCACTTCTTATACTATCCATTACTGATATATAAGAATAAAGATAGTTTCTTATATCTCTCAACACTTGTGCTTTCTCTCTCATTGTAGAAGATGTGCCGTTTAAAGAAGACAATCTTTCAGATAATTTTTGAAGAGTTGCTAATGAATGTTCTATATAATTATAGATACCATCTATTTCTTTATTATCGTCTAAAGCCATCTCAAGCGAATTAATATATAGTATTTGTGATGTACTGAAATTATTGCTATTACTTCTTTTCTCATAAATCTTAAGTCTTTTTAACTCATTGTTTATGATATTCTGAAGTAATTCCCTATCCCTCTTTACTCTATCATTAAGGTTAAAGAATTTTTCTGAGGTATGAATATTTGAGAGTTTGATTTCATTATCCAAATGTCCTCCCAAAATATCTTTAGCAAAGATACTGAACTCTTTATCTGCTTCAAGCATTGCTTTTTGTATATCAGTTGTATTAATCTTCTTAAAAAAGTTTTTTACAGCATCAATTACTCTTTGCAACAAATTCTTATATGGTTTGCTTTCAACTTTTTCAGCATTTAACAGATGCTTTGCAAGCAATTTACCTGCCGCTTCTTTTGCTAATTTATATTCACTACCATTATATGCTTCTCTGTATGTCTCATATTCACTTCCAAGTATTTCTGCAACAAGATTATTATCATTTAGATAGTTTATTAGTCTGTTTACTAATTGATTTTCTCCCATTGCTTCTATAACAAAGTGAGCAAATTCTTCAGGCAAGGCTTGTTGTCCTCTTTCGCCTTTTGCAATTCTTATTAATTCTACTACACCATTAGCAATTTCTTTTGCTTTATCAAATTCAGTAACACCATTAATACCTATTCTCTCTTCAAGGTCTGTAAGAGTACCTACAGTAATACCATATCTACTAAGAATTTCAATTAGTTTTTCATTAAGAGATTCACTGGTTGATATTTGATTGGCTCTTAAAGAATATTGTTTCTTTAGTTTCTTAATTACTTTGATAGTATAATATGTTCTGCCTGGAGATTCCCAATCTTGAATTTTATCTATATCTGCAAGATACTCATCTTTAAATTCAGAATACATATTAAATTCTCTGCATTTTTTTGCCAGTTTATGCCAATTTTCAGGATTGATTACCCATAAGGCAGGTCTAAGAGTCCCCTTTTTATAATGTCCTATATCTTTATTTAACTTCTCAAGAATTTCTAGTTCTGATATTCTGTCTCTAAGATTGGTATTTGCAAACAAACTTCCAATTAAAGGTTCTCCATTTTCATCTAATTTCATTTTAGGCAAGAAGTGTTTTTCAAAAGAATCTGTTTTAGTTCTAAGATAAATATCATTAGTTCTTGCTCTATCGTTTTTGGTGAAGGATAGTAGGCTCTTATAAAGCCTACTATCTACTAATTCACCGTTTTTATTTTTTACTTTTGGTATTATTGCACAAGATTTTCCCATAACATAAAAAATTTATAATCTACATATTGGTTCATTATTACCGTCTTTCCAATTTTCATTTGGTTCTATATTTGTAAATCTATTTGAAGATACTTCATCAGGAGATTCTTCTATAGTTTGATTACCTAAGTAACCATAACTTTGATGTAATGATTCTATATCATCTCCATCATTAAGATATTCGCTATCTTCTTGAGTCATTTCAGGAGTTTCGTAACTGTTATATTCTTCTGGATTAGGTAATTCCCTTCCTTTTCTTTCTTTTTTATGAATTACAGATTCCATAGTTTGAGCATCGTCATATACATCATATTCAATGAAACTGTTTTTATATCCAAGAGGAGAAACCTGCTTATAAGTAAAATGATTATCCCCAGAAGAATGTTCCCAATCTAAAGCATAGTAAACAAAATCATTTTTATATCTAACTGCAATATACTCCAAAGGACTTACAATATATTCACCCTGAATTATTTGAGACCTTCTTACAAATTGCTTATCTTTAGGTGTAGATGTTTTAGTAATAGTTATTTCAAAACTATCTACAGGCTCTTTCTTTTCATTGAAAAAGTTAACACTTGTACCTTCTTTTATTTCAGGTACCAATGCTCTATTATCAAGGTGATTACGTATATACATAGTTATGAAGTTTTGGTCAGCCTCTTCTGATTGAGAATCTTCCAACATTCCATATAACCAATCTGTATATTGAGGTATTGCCTTTCTTACAATTACAGGTGCAAGATGTATAAAACTTGCAGGACCAAATGCAAAGCCACTTCTATAATAACTATATAAGAAAAGATTCAATGCTAATTTTTGGGCTTCAGGATTTTTCATATATAATAAGGAAGCCCAGTCTCTCTGATATACTTCTCTCAATCTATTACTTAAAGACCCCACGTTTTTAAACACAATTGTATCTACAGGATTGTTTTGATTTGCTCTGATGTACTTAAGTCTCTTTATAAATTCAAGTTCTGCTATATCAGGGTTGTTCTTTACTGTTTTCTGAAAATAATCTGGGAAATTATTTATAAATTTTTCTCTTTTTTCTTTTGCTGAACTACTATTATCAGAACCAAAGAAATCCAAACCTGATGCAACATAAGCAAAATAATCATTATAAATACTATTCATTGTTTTCACATTAAGCCTTTCAGACTTTGTTAAAAACCTTAGCCCATCAATTACATTTTGCATTTGACTATTATAATGAGGGAAGTATTTAGAGAGCATTTGTTTTGTTTCCAACAATCCTAATGTAGTAAATGCTTGCATATAAGGTAATCTGCTTGACAGTAATTGTTTTCTTATATCATCCACAGATGTATTATTTGTATCTGGTGTGTAATCACTGACCATATCAACATTTACCAACGGAAATCCTTCACTATCTTTGTCTCTAAGAAAATCTTCAATTTTTTGTACCTTAATTATAGTATCTGCTATCGTAGGACCACAAGCACCATTTTGTGTGTCAGCTCTGGTTACTTGTACAAGTCTTTTTAACGCATCTGCTGATTTCATCATTTTAGCAAACAAATATCCAACTGCTAATTGTCTCTTATAGTAATATATATTATCTTCATCGTTTGTCTGAGAAGAATATTGCATATCCCTCATTCTTTTTTCAATTACTATATTTTTAGCCAAATCTTTAACAAGAAAATTTTGATTCTTATAGTTATCATAAGAATCTTCAGTCATTATACTTGCTTTTTGTTTGTACTTTTTAAGCACTTCTTCAATTATAGTATCAGCATTAGTACCATTCCTATTTTCTTTTAAGTATCTTCTTGTAATTTCAAGTATGATAGGTTGATTCAGCAAAATCGAAATTTCAATTGGATTATATCCCAATCTTGAAAGCAACATAGTAACATCAGCAGTAAAAGTATTTTGATTCATGCTTGCCAAGTTAGGGTCTTTAGCATTATCTACAGATGCTGCAAGAAAACCTGCATTGTTTCTTGAAATAAATTCCATTAAGTCATTTTGCATGTCATGTAGTGACCTTTTGACTTTGCCATTAAATGTAAAAGCAGCATCTTCAGAAAGTTGTAAATTAGTATGTTGCATAATAGCATGATTAGCATTATGGTTTGCATATATACCAATCAATTTAGCACCATTCATAATATTCTCGTGTAGAGTAATTTGAGTTATAGGAGATAAAGGATTAATTTTAGCATTATCCAAAATTTCACTCAACTCATCTACATCCATATTAAACAATTTGTCTATTGCTTCTTCAATAGAAGTTACTTGCAAAATTTTTAATAGTTCTTTTTCCTCAATTAGTTTTAAAGCATCAGTAATTCTTGCTGCCTTCTTTTGGTAATCAAAACCACCTGGATTTAATACTTTTGCTGTAGTATCTGGATTTGTGAGTATTCCCCACATCATATCTATAAGTAGATTATTTCTTGCTTCGTGTGATTGTTCGGAAGCAGGTTTATCCATATCATATTTAACCTTTTCAAAAGTTGTTACATTATCTTTAACAATTTTTGTAAATTCAGGCAGCATAATATAAAGTTTATCAATATCAAACAATTTTGTTAATCTATATATTTCTATATAGTTCAGACTATATCTTCAAGACCTTCAGTCTTGGTGTGCATTTCCACAATTTATTGTTGTGTACAATCAGAGGTTTCTTACTCTCTGACTTAAATCATATTGTACCTTATATTGCATTGATGGTATTTGTTCAACATAAGGTTTAACTAAAGAAATAAATTTCAATCCTTCTTTTGTCCCACAACATAAAGAATAACTATCTTCTTTTTTACCTTCATGGAACATATAAAAGTTAATACCCCAAACTTCTTTGAAGTAATCAATTATTACTTGTACTTCTTCTTTGGGTTCACAAGTAGAAATCTTTATATAAAATCCCATAGGTCTGCCGTTAGAGTCTTTTCTAAGGTTAATATGCCCATCATCCATATACCAAATTGCAATTCCCATAGCATCAAGTCTATTAAGTAATTTTCTGTTTCCTACAATCTTTTTTTCTTTATAGAAAACTCTTCTTAACACTTTAATGAATGGAATAATACTCATTTGAGTATAGTAAACAGGTGCTCCTGTATTATAACCTCTTGTTTTTATATAAGATTTTATTCCGTTATTTTTAATTCCATGATTATTCAGTTGTTTTACTTTCCATTCTAAATAATCTTTCTGTTCAGCACAATGTGCCAGTTTAAATACAAAGTTACTAGATATTGTACCATCTCCTAATAACAATGCTATAAGTAAATTTCTACTTTCTTTAGTTATTTTAGTTTTCATAACGATATACGTATGTTTTAGTTTATGATTTAATTTAGTCGTTGAACCTTCCAGTATTTCAACTGGCTTGGCTGCTGATTGTCCTCATCTTTACATGTTAGGATTTCCCAGCAATTAACACACTTTTTTATATTATTCTGGTAGAAACAATGATGTTGAGTTTATCACTACCAGACAATAATGTAATCTCTGATGGAAGCATTATAGCAGAACCATTTTGTTGAGGTAAGAAACCTTTAATCATCAATGGTACCATACTATATTTATCTTCTGTTGGAACTCTGTAACCTATCAATTTTCTTAACTCTTCAGGTAATTTGTTTATATCTAACTGATGAGTTTCAGGGTCCATTAAAGGTTCATAAAACTCCCTTGAATAAGCAGGCATATAACATTCCAAATACTTTATTCTTTTGTTCTTGCCTTCTCCTTCAAATACAATATGCAAATCATCAGTAAGACCAAAATTAGATACTTGAATACAGGCACCACCCTTTATTTTTTGTTTTGCTATTCTATTTCTAATAATACTGTTTAACAAAGTCTGTACTCTTTGGGATTGTACAGGGTCAAATAGAGGTAGATTAAATTTTCCATTTTCATCTAATGTACAGGCTTTAACCATTTCAATGCCATACCTATCATTACCTCTTACTTCTTCCAATAAGATTCTTTCTACTTCTTTAGGGTCTTTAAAAATCTCATTTAATTCAGAAAATTGCTCTATGATATTCTCAGTATTAATTTCATTGTACAAATCAAGCCATTCCTTTTTAGTAAGACTTTTGCCATTAATTTCTATTTTAGCATCATTTGCAATATCAGCAGATATAAGTTTTCTAATTTGAGTACCTACTAATTGTACAGTGTCTATAATATGTTCAGGAGTTGCTGTTTGAATACCATAGTCTTCATAGTCAATAGTATGAACTACATTTGGATTCTCAACCCCATCAAGTTTAGTTTCTGCTTCAAGTGTATTCATTACCTCTTTATATGAATGTGCATTATTTAAATCAATAACACCCTGACCTCCAACTTTGGTAGTAGAAATAAATTGTACAACATCAATGTTATTCTTTTCCATAAACTCATTTATTGCTTTGAGTTTACTTGATTTACCCATATTATTAGAAATCATATCATAAATTGCAAGTAATAAGAACTCAGAGTTTTTATGTTGTACCGGAGTTTTTATACCACCATATCCTTCTACACCACTGTCATTATTTATTTGGGTGTAAACATAAGGTTTTTTGGTTTGCCATATTATATAAAAATCTTTACTTGACCAAGTACCGTTTTTAAAATTATTATATGCTTGTTCCATTTCATCAGTCCATTGTCCTGACATAGCAAGAACTGCTCTATAAGAACTTAAACTTCTGTATGCTTGAGCATCTGAAACATTTACTTTTTTGTAAGCATTAAGGATAACATCTCTACCTGTTTTAGACATTTCACCCTTTGCTACCTTTTCATCAAGTACTTGTTTTACATCATCATAAACAGAAGATTGAATAATTTCATCAGCAATATAGATTGTCCTTTCTTTTTCTCTACCTACTTTTTCTCCTTTAAAAGTTGCTTCTGTATCAAGTCTGAGAGAGGGTGCATGTACCTCTTTAAATCTCTTTGCAAAATCTTGTATATTTTTATAAAAAGCCAAATCGGTAGTTGTTAATTCAATAATTTGAGAAGTCATAAAAGAACTATTCCAAAAATAATTTCTTAAATCTTCTTTTACTGTATCATTAAGTACAAAATTTTTAGTAATAAGATCATAATCACTTTTTGTCAATGTACCTTCTTGTACTTGCTGTTGTAAAATATTTGATATTTGAGAAAATATGTTTAATGCTTCTGTATCATTAATAGCAGAATTTGTATTTACCTTTGACAACAAAGACTCCATCTCTTTAGTCCAATACTTAGGATTTATTTTTGCTTTTGCTGCTGTTAATGCTGCTTTTATTTTATTATAGGTATTTCCATTATTACTACCCTTTGTAGCAGACCTACCCATAGCATAAGGTAAGTACTTATATCTTCCATCTTCATTTTCTTCAAACAGTCCTATAGAGTCCCAAGTAGCATAGGCTTTTTCAAACTCCTGTTCCATTACCGTTTTAATGGTAGAAATAATAAACTCTTTTACTTCATCACCAGTTGCATTATCAGATAATTTTTTAAGTTTATTTATAAAAGTTTCACCATCATCATATCTCAAATCATTAAGTGCAGGTATAAATTTAAATTCAGCACCTCCTAAAGATTTTACACTACCATCTTTATTGTACTTAATATCATAATTATCTATAGGAACTATATTTTTATTGCCTTTTCTATATTCGTTTGCTCTTTCTCTTACCAACATTATTCTTTCGTATTCTTGGCTAACCAAATCAACCATTTTTTCAGCAATAATGTCTTGATAAGTTACATATTTACCAGTATTGGGGTCTTTACCGTTAGTATATTTTCTAAATTTAAAAAACTCAGCAGAAGGAGCATCAGACAATATAGGAAAATAATACCATGCCCAACCAGCATCTACATCACCTCCTTTACCTCCTAGACCAAATTCAGTAAGAAGTACTAATGTATGGTCAAGTGAGTCCCAATCAGAATATGCAATTTTATCTGAATTTAGTAATACTTTATGGTCAAATTTCTCTCTTACTTCTTTACTATTTACAAGTTGTTCAAGAATATCATTTCTCCAATGCCCATCTTCTGTCCCATCTTCTGTTCTAAACCATTTGTACTGACCAAATTCTTTTTCTATAAAAATCTTATATCTACTCATATCACCATGCACAGCCTTTAGTTGCTTAAATAGTTTTCCTAAATAATTAGGATTGGTGTGAGCATAATAAGATTTATCATTCTCTCTTACACTACTTTCAATAGCATCATCTGTTACATCAGCAACCATCAATGCTATAGTATTATAAGCAGAACCAAATATATTTATAAGGTCTTCTCTTTTTTCTTCACCAAATTCGTCTATAGTACTATCAGCATCACCTTTACTTATACCACTATATATAACATTTAATTGGGGAAGTAGTCTTTTTATAGGGTCTTCTATTTTTAATAAGGGACTTTTACTTGTTTTTGTAAGTGCTGTTTTTAAGATACTTTCATCTGTATCAACACTTACCATTCTGAGAACTTTGACTATAGAATCCCAAGTGTCTTTATCCTCTAACAGTGTAAGAATCTCTTCTGTATTTTTATTACCAAATTTATTTTGCAAATCTGTTACAATTTTAAGACCTTTTCTTGCATTTTCTTTATTTAAAGTACTATTCTTGTTAAATACACTATTATCATCTAACTGATTTCCACTTTCATAATTATCTCTCCAAGAATCTAACAAATAGTATATACCCTCAGGTTTATTAATTGCTATTGTTTGCATAGTAAAAGTACCATCACTATGCATTTTCTTTTTTTGAATCCAATAATTAGTAAAGTCTTTTCTGAAGTCCTGATAAAATTGAGCCCTTGCCACTTCATCGTTTTGTAAAGTTTTAACGAGTTGTTTAACCCAAGGTTTTGTTTTGCCGAGTTCTTCCAACATAGGGATTAAATCCTGTGCTGAAATCATATTTCTCAATTTATCAATTAGTACTGCGTGAACATAGTCACCATCCAAATATCTTTGGTTTCCTAAATCATCCAATTCATACTTTCCCTTATAATTTAATTTTGGAATTGTACCTATAATTCTTCTTGTTTCTTGAGAAAGAGATTCGTGTGAACTTACATTTCTAAAATTAGTCATCCAACCGTCTTTTATACTTTCTTCTTTTGACCAATCGTCTGCTTGTTGTTCAGTTTCACTTTCTCCATTAGGGTCATCCTCAATTAGATTTATTTCTCTTTCTTTAACTTGTGATAAGTCTATAAGAATTTTCTCATTTTGTGCAATGATAGTAGTTGCTTCTTCAGCAAGAGGTCTGAAATTATCAACTATTTTTTGATATTCATTTCTTTTGTATTCTGCTTTTTTCTTTGCAGCAGTAAGTTTTTGCTCATCTGTGAATTTTTCAGAACCTTTTGTAGCATTGATTTTATCTAATTCTGCTTGAATATTATTTTGTACAGAATCATCTAAATAATCTTGAAATATTTTTAATACTCTGTCAAAAACATACTTAGGAGATTTTACTCTTAATGCTCTAATTCTATCAAGATTGTCTATCTCGTTTCTTAGTTCATACCTCTCTACAAATTTTTTAGCATCAGCAAGTCTTTCTATTAATTCAATTTTAGTTTCTGCAAGTACTGAATCTAATTCAGTACTAAAGAATTTTGCTATTAATGATACTCTATCTCTTCTTGTTTTAGGGTCAAAAACTAAATCTACTTGTGCCTGCTCTTTCAATGTAGCAACAACAGGAGAATTAAAATCTTCATCCTCTGTATTTACCGTTTCAGGTTTAGGATTTCTTATTTTAAACCTAAATTCATTGAGTTCTTTAGCAGTAGGGTATGTTTCTATTGATTTACCATTTTCTTTTTGCCATAGTGAGACTAGTCCTTTTATAGTTTCATCTGTTTCACCTTGCAATTTCTTAGTCAATTCTCTGATTTTGTCAGTAGTAATTAAACAAGTACTCATAATGAAATTAATTTTTAATTGTTATTTTAAAAACAAAGATACTAAAAATATTTCATATAAGCAATAGCAATAACACTTTTTTTAAAAAATAAAAACTGTTATAATATAATAAATAATTTGATTTTTCACAGGATGAAATTTTTTATTAGGGGGAAGATAATAATTTTATTACCAACCTCCTAATAAAAAATCTTTATTGTATTATCCTGTATAAGGTCTTACAGTACTTTCTGTAAAATGCTTACATAGACAATCAGTAACTTGATTATTCAAGCACTTAAAATCATGTATCATTACATCATAAGATACATCTGAAGGATTTTCATAAGTACCATTCTCATCAATGATATAAATTTCTCCTATATGTTCTCCCTCATTTACATTCTCTTCAAAGTAATGTAGATTTATTATTACTTTATCTCCTACTTTATATTTAGGATGTCCTTTCATTGTTTCTTATTTAAATAATTATTTCTTTCGCACACACTAATAGCATTAGTAACATAACCACAAGAGTGTAACTCAGGACAAAACCCCCGATAAGTGCACTCACGAATCATGTGTTTAGCCATTATTGGGTCTATCTTAGCAATTTGGTTCTTTACTTCTTGCCACACTTCTCTTGTTTCTTTTGAAGCACAATAACATAACCTCTTTCGTGATATATTAATAAGTGCTTGAGCATTACAAGTCATACTCATATTAACAGGAGTAAGCCTATTAATAGTAGTAGGGTCATTACCACTTCTATCTTGCCTGTTAGATTGTACAAACTTCTCAGTACCCATAAAATGTCTTACAAGATGACCTGCTATAAAATTAGGAATACCTTCAAAATGAATATCATACTCTACTAATCTAATAGGAGAATGTTCTGCATAAAGGATAGAATCAATCCATTTATCTGAAGGCTCTTTATCAATGGGTTCTTTACCTACAGTTTCTCTTGCTGCATTTAATGCTCTTTTCCAAGAAGTTACTCTTTCAACTGTTACTTTCATCTTTATCCTCTTTCTTTTCTTCTTCTTTCTTGGGTTCTTCTTGTGGGTATTGTTTCTTAGATATATTAACCCTTACATTTGTCATTCTTTGGTCAACAAGAATATGTGTAGCACCACATTTAGGACATACTACAAAAGGAATACTACCATTATGTAATATTCCTTTTGTAGGCACCTTTAATGTAGAACATTCAAAATTAACATAATTAATCATCTTGCACTACTTCTCTTTCATCTTGAATCCATCCTCTTAAAGCATTAATAATATTCTTAATATGGTCACAATCACCCCCATTGCAAGTATTAAGCATCAATTCAAGTGCATTTATTGCTTCCTTAAGAGTTTCTTCAAGAGACCAGTTCTCTTTATTTACAACTTTTTCAAGGTCATCATTCTCATCCATAGTAACTTTAATTCCTTTATGTAAGGTTTCACTTACACAAGCATTTACTGTTACTTGTGGTACTTTATAATCTTCCCACCAAGGAGCATTACTTACATCACTTCCCATCGGGTAATTTCCATACATCATAACCAAAATTTATGTAAACCTGTCTTACTACTTCCCAAAAGATTTTCTCTTCTTTACCTGTAAGTAAGAAAGGTCTTACACCACAACTCCTAAAATCAGGTTCTTCATCAAATCTACTTTCATCAGGGTCCCATTTACCTTCAATCCAACCTAAAGTGTAACATGTCTCTGGTGTATGGAATAGACTTTTTGCAATATGTACATTCTTACTATTTCTAGGATGATAAAAATCTTCACCCTCATCTAAGACATACTCTTTCTCTTTACCATAATAAGGATTCTTTTCCCATTTTACAATCTCCCAAACATCTTCATTCCTTAAAGAAGTTGTCTTCCTGAACTCAATATTTTCTATTCTAAATGCTTCCATCTTTATTTTCTGTTGTTCTTACAAAATCACCATCCAAATAAGATTTACCGTAATGTTCATCAGGACAAGGTATTGCATAACCTTCTTTATTATGGCACTCATCCCATTTATCTAATAAAAAGGCAAGATTGTCTCTTTCTGCTATTTGTTCCTCTAAATCCTTAAGTTTAATTTCAATTGTTCTTACTAGCCATTCTAAAGGCTCCCAGCCTTCATCTTGTGGCATCATTTTAGCAGGTTCTGTACATACTACAAGAGCCTTGATGTCTCCCTTAATAGTATTAAGGATTTCTTCACACTCTTGCAAATCACTCTCTACTTCATATTTACTATTGTAAGTTTTTCTACTATAATATATATCAGTTGTTAAAGTTGTTCCCCATCCCATAATCACATAAATTTATCACCATACAAAGGTGGTACAATACATTCAGTTGTTAATATCATTGATGCTACAGATACTGCATTTTCCAATGCACATCTCTCAACCTTAAATGGGTCTATAATACCATTTACAATAGCATCACAAACTTCTCCTGTATTAAAATCAATACAAGATTTAGTTCTGTCAATTTTACCTATCTTAGCAGCAGTGTCTGCATAATCAAAGCCTGAGTTCTCACAAAGTACTATAAATGGAATTACCAAAGATTTTAATATAAGTACCATACCTTCAAAAAAAGAAGGATTAACCTCAATATCTGTAAGGTTGTTAAATTCTTGTACCCATACATCATATAATGCTGTGCCTCCACCAACAACATATCCTTCATCTAATGCTGCTTTCACAGCACATACTGCATCTTCTACTCTATCATATTTTTCTTTTGCTTCTACTTCAGTAGTGCCCCCAACATAGATTACTGCTTTCTTGCCAATAAGTCTTGCAAGATGTTCCTTAAGTACTCTTATGTTGTTTTTATTCTTTTCTTCTTTAATTCTGCCTTTAAGGTTTTCAATTCTCTGGTTAAGCAAAGTTTCATTAAGCATATCAGATTTTACAATAGTAGTATCAGTCATAGATGCTATAACTTTACTACAAACACCTAGTGATTGTATATTATCATCAATTTCATTAAGTTCTGAGTATACATAAGCACCTGTTACTGCTTGAATGTCCATAAGACATTCATATTTACCATTACCAAAACCATAAGTTTTAATAGGCAAAATTCTTGCACCTGCTTTCCTGTTATTGATTATTATATCCTTTAGTACAGCAGGAGAGAAGTCATCAGCAATAATAAGCAATGGTGCTTTCTTAATTACTTTTTGTAGAATACCTCTAATACTCTCTAATGAAGTAAGAGTATTATTAATGAGTAAAACAAGAGCATTTTCATAATAACAGAGTTGTTTCTTAGGTTCTGTCACAAATGCTGAACTAATGTAGCCATTTTTTATTTGCATACCTTCAATGCTCTCTACATAAGTATCATAATCAGGAGACTCTTCAAATAGTACAAGTCCATCATTACCTACAATATCAAAAGCACTTGCTACTAAAGAACCAAGTTCTTTATCACCATTAGCAGATACTGTTGCTATATTGATAATATCTTTCTTTTTTACTTTATGCTTTTTAATATGAGAAATTACATATTGACAAGCATAATCCATACCTCTCTTGAGTTCTTTAACAGAATACTCAGGATGCTCCTCAAGGACTTGAAATCCTTCATTAATCATATACTGAGCAAGAATTGTACTTGTAGTAGTACCATCACCTGCCATCTCAGCAGTTTTTGATGCTGCTTCTCTTACAAGTTTAATTCCTGCTTCTACAAATGGGTCATCTGAAGTAATTTTCTTTGCTACAGATACACCATCCTTAGTTACATAAGGTTCCCCTTCTTCATTATGCAATATTACATTACGACCATTAGGTCCTAATGTCACTTTTACAGCATCAGCAAGCATATTAACACCTTGCTTCAATGCTTCTTTAGCGTCTTTATTATATTTAATCATACTATTAAATTATTTTCTTTTATTAGCCTTTTAGCCATTGGTCCAATAATATTTTTAGGAACACTTATATGTCTCCCATCAGTATGTACATAAACAAAATGACCTCCACTAACTCTATCTAAGAAGAAATCATTTTGTTTAAGTACTTTACTGAATTGTTTTATTGACCAATCCTGCATTATCTCTTACTGTCTAATTCCAAGAATTTATTGAGATACCAAATTGCTTTCTTAATATCTTGGTTTTCATTACCTTTTAATTCACTCCTCCAAATATATTTGAAAGCATTTAATTTACAAAAATCTTGAGTTACAACTATACCAAATGCTGATGTCATAGCATCAATACATTCGATATTGCCATTATTATAATGATCAGGATGGTCAACTACATTAGTTTTTACATTGTCCATTCTTATAAAATTCAACTAAATCATAAGTATTTTTAGGGACATCATCTAACATTATTATATTAGGATGTCCATCCAGTAACCTAGCAACCTCATTATGTGCCTTACTGGTAGTAACACTATATTTTGTATTGTTTATATAATAGTTACAATCTTCTCTATTGAATTGTGCAATAGTAGTAGAGTAAGATATTAGTTTATCTCCACTACTAAACAAATTGTTACTGCTTGCTATATTTCCCAAAAGAAATGCTTTTATTACATCACTATTTTTCATACTTTTTTTAATGAATCCAATGGTCACCTACTGCTGCTTCTGCTGGTATAGGTAATGACTTACAATATTCAGCAGCAGCATCTTCCATTATTTTTTCAAGTGTTTGTGGAAAATTGGATAATGTTTTTGGAAAATCGCAACATATTTCATCATGTACAGAAGCACATATATGCACTATATTAAAAAGATTGTTGTTTACAATCCACCAGAATAAGTTGATAAGAGCAGTTTTCATAATTACAGCCCCAGTGCCCTGTGTTACTGCATTTCTAGCCATTCTATCCCACTTAGAACCTGCTTGAAAATGTTCTCTTACCTCCATAGCAATTGAATCTCCTGTACCTTTATGATGTAATTTATATTCATCCCAAAAGCCAGGAGAATTAAATTTTACTTCTTGCTCTTTCCAATATTTCCAATCCCACCAATACATTTTATGTTTTGTTATTGGGTTGATTACAATATAACCATTATTTTTTACAAATCTTGAACCTTTTTTAGCATAATTTGTCATGCCAGAGAACGCCTTATCAAGAGTGTCTATTACAGATTGTGCTTCTTCAACAGAACATCCTGCTGTTTTTGCTAATGTTGGTGCTGAACCTCCAAACATGTAGCCGCATCTATTTAATATTAAACTTCCTTTTTATATTATCAATAATATTCTCTTTTTGCTCAATTGTAAGATTATTTATATAAGAATCATTAAATTGTGTTAATTGCTCCTCTCTAAATAATTGCTCTAATATAAATCTTGCAAATGCTGCTTCTTCAATAGTCTTATAACAAGGGGAATGATATTGTTTATTGTCAATTCTAAAATAAGCAGAGTATTTATTCTCTTTTCTATGATACTCTACGCCTTTTACACCTAATTTGTTATAAGGTTTTCTATTAGAAGAATTTAAAGAATTACTGCAAATTCTTAAGTTTTCTTTCCTATTATCAATAACATTCAAATTAATATGGTCAACTTGTTGTCCTAACTTTGCATCCGTAATTAATCTATGTAATAGTACAATCTTTCCATTACTTAGTCTTGTTCTAGCATAGCCATTTATATCAGAAACCCAATGATATTTTGATACTAAAGGATAGTCTTCAGCATCAATAGTATAAGTTTTGTCAACACACCAAGAAGGCTCTTTATATGTGTCAAATTCTACTACATCATTACCTATAAATCTGAACTCATTAGGGTCAAATTTATTTCTTGGATTACTATCCAAGCAATAACCATATTTTTCAATTTGGTAGCCATGTTTTCTACAATATATAGAACCATGTTTATTAGTAAAAAATTCTCTACCACATTGTTTACAAAAATATCTTTCTTTCATAAGTTTAATATATAAAATAAATATTGGACTATTCCTTAACCATATAATGATGTACAACTATCATTACTTAGGTCTGCATTAGTAGTCTCTAGGAAGGTACTAAAAAGTACCATCACGGCGTTTAAGTATTCACCGTAATTTGCATTTTTACTTACATATTTCTATGTAAGGAGTCCGACTAGTTTAACTCAAACCCCTTTACTTTTTTTCTCCATTGGGGAGCCTTCTTTTTTACATCTGCTGCACAAGTACAACCTAATTCTTCACACTCTTTTCTGTATACAATCCATGCAAACATATTATGAGTATCTTTTGAACCATGTATGAACTCATCTAAGAAAGCCTTGTCTTGATATATATCAGCACCTAATCTTGATTCTTCAGCACTAAAATCAGCACTAACAAACAGATAATTATCATTAGGTGCTTTAAATGCCCCTCTTGTTTTATCATCTGCTGGTAATTGCTGTATGTTAGGATAAGTACACTCTTTTGGGTTCAAACCCTTGAGTTTTGCCAAATCAGTATTAGGTTGTTGAGAACCACATGACAACCTACCTGACGCTGCACCAAGTTGTTTAAATATTGTATGGAGCCTTCCTGTAATAGGATTTATAGCATTAAGATGTCCTTGACCAAAAGAAGAAACTACTTTAGCATACTCTTGATAAGTAAAATACAATTTAAGAAACTCATCATTTATACCTTTTTGTATAGATAATGATTTTTCAAGAACACTATCTTTGTTTTCTCCTGTTTTTTTATCTTGAACTGTTGTATCAAATCCTAACCATTTAGCTACTTGAATAACCTGTTTTGAACTAGACCAATTAATTATACATTTAGGCTTAGTGTTAAATCCAGAGAATAGATCCCCTTGTAAATTAACTTCGCAAAAAGGAAATTTACGTTTTATTCTAGTAACAATGTCATCAGTTACAACTTCAGGTTCGTTATTACACGCTTCTTGTACGGAGTGTACTTTTCTTCTGCTATTAGGGATTTCAATAGAATTTTCTGGAAATTCAAAAGTTTCAATTTGTAATGGAGAAACACCAGGAACTATTCTAGCTCTTCTGATAACAAAATCCTGTTCTACAGTATAACCATCAGTTCCTGCCTTTTCTTCTATAAAAGAATTAAGGGCAGTAATAGCATTTTGTAAATTAGCTTGGTCTTTCTTCATCTTTTCTTTCCATTTGGTTTGATTAAGATGAATCCCGCACCATTCTATATATGCTATTGCTATTACCGTTCTGTTTTCTAACTGAGCAGCTTTAATTAAATCTTGCTTCTTCAAATCTTCAATTTGAGATAACATTATCTTTTCTAGATATGTTACATCACCAGCAGCATATAAAATAACAGAAGTATCAAGACCTCTCCAAATAATCTCTCCTCGTACAGTTTTATCAATATCTATACCAAGTCTCCTTTCTGCTATCGCCTTAAGACTATAACTTATTTGTCCTGAAGGATAACCTAGATGCAACAATTGTTCTACAATCATTGTATCATAAATTTTTCTTGGTATAATATGATGCTTAAACAGAAATTGTATATCAAATTTAGCATTTTGAAGAATAAGTAATTTACTCTCCAGTAACTCCTTATACAATTCTATCCTGTAAGATTCACAGTCCAAAACTATTCTTGTGTCTGCCTTATCATTACCAAATTGAACACAGAGAAAATCACAGATATGAGGGTCTCTTCCAGTAGTTTCTGAATCTAATTGAATTAAATCCCAACTCTGCATCATATCTAATGATTTCTCTGCATCAATTATAGTATAATATTCAGATTTAAATAGTTCTGTTTTTTTAGTAACTAGATAAATCATTCAAATATTAATACATCAAATAGGTATTCACGTGCTTGCCCATTTTGTCTAAAGGCTGGTGATATTTCCTTTAGTATCTTATGGCATTGATAGTCTTCTACACCAAACATAAGAGTAGGACCACAATGAAATTCTATTCCGTTTATATTACCTACTTTATTCCTTAAAATCTTAGGAGGATATTCGGTATAGTATTTGTATGCTATAGTATCACTACTCAAAGATTTTAAGGGGTAAAGTAGATGTTTATACCTATTTATATTACTTTTTAATGTTATTATTTCCATATCAATTAGTACCTGTAGAACCAAAACCACCTCTTGCAGTTCCTTCTAAATCTTCTACCTGTACAAATTCTATGCCATTACTGAAAAACCATTTAAGTTTTTGCCAAAAAGTTGCTTTTTGAGATAATTGAATCCTAAATTGACACACTCTGTCTTCCCTAGAAATAGTAGCATCTCTGAAGGGTAATGCAATAAGTTTCCACTCATCTTCATTACCACAATAACTACTGTCTATCACACCAAAAGAGTTAGGAACAATAAACCCAAAATTCTTAGGTGAACTACTTCTTGGTGCAATAATTGCTTCAAAACCATCAGGAAGTTTCATAGCAACACCAAGAGAAATATATACAACTTCATTTACATACCTATAAGGGTTTTGAACTGGAGGCATATTTTGTTTACCTTCTTCACTCTTACTCTTTTTATTGGGAATAACCTTTTTGATAGCAGGTGCATGAAGTTCTACAGTCTCATTTGCTCTAAGGTCTATCCACTCACCTTTACCTATAATTTTAGGCATCTTTTGCCCACTAATTGTTTTTACTTTAATTTTTAATTTCATTATAATATTCTTCGTTAAAAATGATATTTATACCTTCAACACATCTATGTAAACCTTCTTTTGCTTTCTTACTAAAAGGACATGCTAAACCAATACTTTGATTAAATTCAATAAGAGTATCAATCCACTTATTTACCCATTTATTACCATTAGAGTTCCATTCCATATTATTGTACACCAGTTAATATATTATAGCAACAATCAATAAAATCATCTATTTTACTGTCATCGTAATAGCAATCAACACCTCTATTTTGTGCATTTACAGCAACACCTAAATTATCATAAACCCAATTAAATATAAATTGACCGTCTCTCCATTCTTTAGGTTTGTTCTTTAATGCTTCAAAAATATCTTTCCTAAGACTATCTTTTGTTATCATATAATTCTCTATAAATTCTTATAATATTCTTCGTTATTGCCAAAATTTATTAGTTATATCCTCTAAACCATACATAACAACATCATCAATAATAGTTTTTGTCATTTGTACTTCATAGAATCTTTGATTTGTTTTACGACTATCTAATCCACCATAGTTTTCTTTATAAGAACCTATTTTAATATAATCAAAAACGCTCAAATCAAAATTTTTAGGTAATCTATCTTTACCTGAATACCAACAAGTAAGAAGATTGGGAAATTTAACTTTTACTGCACGACATAATTCTTGTATCTCTAAAGGTGTTGCATCCCCACCCATAAAACATACACAGGTTATTCCTTCATTCTTTTTAATTAAAGAATATAGTTTCTCAGTAGTAAGTTCTTCCCCAATATCTTTTTGAAGTTCTTTAGAGTGACATCCTGGACAATTATTAGGACAATTTGATATGTTTATACATAGAGAAATCTCATTAGGAACTTCTCTGAATGTAATCATAACATCTGTAAATTTAACCATTTTTTATATATAATTGACAATGACACACATTATTTTCTCTATATTCTTTACAAGGACATAGTCTGTCTTCATGGTTTTGTCCTGGATTATCACAAGGACACTCCCCATTACATTTTTCTATTCTTTTAAAAATAGCATTGACAATTTTATCTTCAGGGTTAAGTTGCCAACCAGATTTACGACATATTGTAATCATTCTTTAATCTCTTCTCTACCATTAGAATAAACACGTTTAGTTGCTTCTTTGAATCTTGCTTCACTATAAGAAGACAATGGTCTTAAAAAACCAATAATCCTTACCCAATAATCAATATTAGTACTATGACATAGAGGGCATTCTTTAACAGGAGCATTAACAACATGACCACAATCTTTACATTCACTAATAGGAATGTTAAATGTAAAATAGTTTACTCCTTCTTTAACACAAAAATCAATAATTTTAGAGTATTGTTGAGAGGACAAATGTGCATCAAGATGTAAATGACATGCTTGTCCACCATCACAATATTTATTAACATCTTTATTGTGTAATTTAAGTTTATCTAAAATACTGATTTTATTGTCCCATTGTTTAAAAAAGTAACTACTATATAAATTTTGGTCTTCGGGAACATAATACCCGTCTTTTTTATCCCAATTATAGAACTTAATGGCTAAATTTTCACCTGGAACTGCCTCACTATTAAATAAGAAGGGTCTTTTTCTGTCTTTAATAGAGTGAGTTTTGTTTTGTTCCTTTACAGTGCCTAATATAAGTTGCAGAAATTGCTTGTAAGGTTGATTATTAGAAATTTCATATCCTAAAAATTGTGCTGCCTCACAATAACCTATAAGTCCTGTAGTACTATATAACTTTTTCATATAAATATACCCTGCATTAGAAGAAGAAAACATACCTTTATCTTCTAAATCGTATAGAATAGTTTTATAGGCTATCTGATATTTATATACTCTATCAAGAATGTCCACAAGATACTCATATAAGTCTGCATAACTTTCTTGAGCATCTTTTTTACTCCAATTGGGATTAGCACATTTCATAGAATTATACCAATCTTGCACAATTCTATTAACATTCAATGTAATCACATTACATGAACCAGTCATAATACCAGTTAATCCAGTAGTGGAACTAAATGTATTATCTTGAATCTCATTCAAAACTCTACAACAACTACTTACACTATTAGGATTATCACTTAAATAACAAAAGAAACTGCCTCCTTTAGCCCATTCGTCTGCACATAATTGTTTATATTCTAAATCAAGACAATCTTTACTGTCATGTAACATACACATTGTAGTAACAGGAAAAGTTAATGGCTTGATTAATCTTAATTCTCTATGTAATTCGAGAAATATTCTTTGTAACATATTAATATCTTCCCACATAGGTTTAGTACCATCGGGATAACAAAAATCCTTAAATAAAGCCTCAAAATAGGGCTTATCAAAGAAATTTAAATTAGAAAAAGGACTATTGTATGCTCTATTACCTGCTGGCTGATTTACACCATAAATAAATTGCTTCATTCCTTTTCTAATATTGTCCTTTATTGTTCTTTGTTTAAGACACAAATTTGATGTTACAATATCATTAATGTGGGTTCTCCAAGTTTCTCCAAATTCCTTAATAACATAATAATTTAATGCTATAATATAACCACCTAATGCTACTGCCCCTTTTGCTTGAGAAGACAATAAAAATACAAGATTTGTAACTTGACCACTAAAAGATTGTATATCATTAGGAGGTGAAGGTGTAACCCCATCAATATTTCCTGTACCCTCAAGCATTAAAGGATATAATGATGCTGCTAAACAATAAAATTTGGCACAAGGTGAAGTTGCTTCATCATGTACATAAATTATATGATTATTTAAATCTTCTTCATATTGTTTAGCGACTTCAGGAAACAGTTCATTTAGTTTATCCTTCATCCTTTGTCTTTGAATAACCCTATTAGTAGTTTTATATACTTCTCCCTCAAGATTGGCTACATTCTTCATAGTTACATTAGCATTTGCATCTGTTTCGCTGGAAGTAGCAGCATTATTGTTTGAATTACTATAACTATTCATATAATCCAAACGTTCCTTGATAAATCTACTTTGTTTGTGCTGCTCTCTATAAAGAATATAACTCTTTGCAGTATCGAAATAATTATGTTGCATTAGCCATTTTTCTACAGCATCTTGTATTTGCTCTACAGTAATAACTCCTTTTATAAATAACAGGTCTTCTTTTTGTAAAGTATCTGTAATTTTTTCATTACAACTTTGTGCTGCCTTATTAATAGCCGCTTTTATTTTTGAAAAATCAAAAGGAACAATTTCACCATTCCTTTTAATTACACATAACGTATTATTATTCATTATCATTTTGTCTTGAAAATCTCTCTTTAAGAATTTTCTTTACATCTTCTCTATATGCAGTTACAGCATTAATGATATAATTTTGCTGATTAGTTCTTGTCATCTTGAAGAACTCCTCAAATCCTGAGGTACCTTTCTTTCTCATCCAGTTAATTAAGATACCTACTTTATCAGGATTTTCTGCCATTCTTAATATATCATTTGCCAATTTGTCAGCACCTAACTCAGGTTTAAATGTATTGTAAGTTTCAGCAACTCTAACTGCTACGCTCTTGTTATTAATTTTATCAGGAAAATCAATTTCTTGAGTTTTCTCAATATTATTTACATAATCTTCTGCTGACAAAATCAAGTCAATCCCATCTTTAATCATTTTCAAGCCTTGCATAAAGGGCTTATTCATTGTTACATTTTCTTTATCCATTCTGTAATACTATTTGGTTTATTTTGTTCAATTTCTTTTGGGTTTTTACTGTCACTATTTAAATAGTACATTAATTCTTTACCTATGATTTCTGGGTCTCTTAATACAATCTTTTTATTTGTACTTGTAAGATATTCTGTGCCTACTATTGATTTGCAAGTATCATCATACCATACAAGTGGATTTAATGATACCTTGTTAACACATACAAATTGAAAATCATACAATTTGAAATCTTTGAAATCCTGGTTTTCTTTAAGGCATTTGTTAAGTATTCTCCAGTAAAGTTTACTCTGAATATCATATCTTCTTTCCAAATATCTTCTATAAAATTCATACTCAGGAAAACTTGTAGTTTTTAAATCTACAGGTAATATCCATTTTTTATCATAGTTAACACAGAGTAAGTCAAACATACATTTATACTCTATGTTGTTAAGATGAGTCTTAAACTTTATTTGATTGTACTTTTGTACTTCCCCAGATGCTTCAAAATACTTTCTTGTAAGAGGAGAATTAAGTAAGATATTTTCTACTGCTTTAGCATCTTTAAATGTATTGTAATCTACTATAGTCCTACCCTTTGCTTCTTTTAAAATTTGGTAATACTCTTCTCCTGCCTCTCTTATTTTCTTTGCTCTTGTCTCTTCTTTCCAATTAGTTTGATAGTCAGGAGCAAATGTTACAATAGCACTATCACTAATATCATTAAGACTGTTTTCATCAGGAAAAGTCTTATATACATTATTGATAACAAATTGTATAAATACTGAAGGTACATCTTTACTAACATAATACATTTTTTCAAATGTACCTTTTGGTTGGGTCATTAGAGTATCAACCATAGAACCAAAAGTAAGTGCCTCACTTTCTTGTGGTTCAAATAAGGCTTTTAATCCTGCAAACCCTGACTTTTCATATTTAGCAAGTAAACTGTAGGATAAAGCAGGGTGTTTCCTATATTCTTCTTCCTCTACATTCCAAGAAAGTTTTGTAATATCTAAATTACTCATTTATTTCAGGGTCAATAAAATCATTAGCGAAATTATTTACAAGTTCTTGTAATGATTTCAATTTATTGTAAACATTTTCTTCCTCTTCTGTAGTCTTAATCTCAGAATTAAACAATCCAGGCATTGTTTTCTCTGCTTTATACACATTAGCATCTACTATTTCTTTTAATGATAGAAAGTCTCTTTTCTCAAGAAAAGTACTTGCCAATTTTGTATCTCCTTTTATAATAAGGCTACTTAATAGATTTTTTATTGTTTCAATTCTTCCCATACAATCTTTATTATAAGCTTGTATTAATTGTATTGCTTGTATTAGTTGTCTCTTAGAATAAATCTCAAAATATAAAGGTATGCAGTCTGTAAGTTCTTCAAGGTACTTTCTAAACATCTTCTTTTTAATATAGAAGACATCATTCTCCATACCTTTTACTTCAATAAATACTCTCAGTACACCTAAGTCAAAAACAAAATCAGGAGTATAGGTTATAGATATTATTTTTTTATCATTTAACCTTAAGGCTCCTGATTTGTCTTTATCATAGAACTTGGCTCTTGGTTTATAGCCTTCCCAAATAATGTATTTTGTAGGTTCATACTGAGCAATAATACCATTATCCAGTAAGGTTCTATAAACCATCACCTCAAGTTTAGATTTAAACTTAATGCCTCCCCACTCAAGTGGAGAAGCATTAAGTATCTTTTTATTAGCACTGACTTTCACTATCAATAAGTTTATTGATGAAGCTCTTCAAATTCAGCCATACTTTAAGGGCATAAACACCATCTTCTTGTGTTCTAAATGCTCCAAAATAACGCCAAGACTTAATATTATTCTTAGGTAGTACACACACATTACCATTGCATGTACTTACACAATAAACAGTATCACAATCTTGAATCTTGCCATCATATTCCTCATCAATAATTCTTGCAAGAGGATTGATAATAAAAGACACAAATGCACCAGGAGCATACATTTGCATAGTTTTCATCATATAGATAAGAGTTGCCTTGTCTGTATGATACCATTGTTGCAATTCCTCAATCCAATAATCTACATCATTGGGTTCTATAGGCTCCTCATTGCAGCACTCACACTTACAAAAATTATCTTTCAATGTATTCAAAGTGTCATCAAAACGCTTATGCTCATCATTAATTGCTTTAAGTGTTTTAACTACTTGTGCAATCAGTTTACTATTATCAGCATAAGCCTCTGTAAGTTCTGTGATACACTTTCCTTGTTGCTCTACAATGTTAGCCAACTCTGCTACTGTCATTTGCTTTTTACTACTCATATTAAATTAAATTTTATTGTTTGTTGTTAATAAATTTTCTGGCAATATCCAGAATATTATCTGTAATTTGTTGTTGTTTAATTTCTGGTGTTTGTGGTATTACAATTCTATATTCAGGATTATTTTCTATAGATTTAATACCATCATAAAGAACTGTTTTTACCCAAGATGATTCAAACCCATCTTCTACATTGAAAGGAATTACTTTACCTTCACCATTATATTCTGTAATAGCAATAGGTAAGTAAGCACAAGTTCTTAATTTACCATAATCACTATTTCTTGGTACACACACTACATCAGCAGGATTACATAAACAAGTAAGTCCTACAGTACCATAATAGCCTTGTGTGAGCCAATCACTGTTACTCAAATGCAAACCAGATGAACATGTAACATCCTGATTATCATCACATTGACTTCTTGGCATAGTTACCATCTTACCAATTTGAATACTAAAAGTATGTGTGTGTACATCAGTATAGATGGTATCTCCGCCTAGTCTTGTAACATCAAAATTAACTTGTTCAAATGTATTATATAATTCCTTCAAATTCCAAATTTGAGTATCATTACATACTTCATTAAACAAGTCACTTCCTGCTTTACAAGTGTAATAATCAGGTCTTCCACCACAATTAGGTTGAAGGTAAATATAATAATTAGCAGGTCCTTTCTTTTGATTTTTTATTCTCTTATACTCACAGATAGTATATTCACAAAGAGCAGGAGAATAATAATTATTATTTCCTTGTTTCTTAATATCTACATTTCTGTAACCAATAAACAATCCTGTTTTTGAAATTTTCATACCCCAATGATTAAGATACCAGAATAGATTTGCTCTACATCTACTATCAGGATTAAGAGAAAGTAGGGTCCAGAAATTCTTATATGCTTCCAAAGCATCTTCATTATTATTTTTTTCTGCTTCAAGTACCTTAAGAATAAAATCTTCGGGCATAGAAAGTTCTGATACTTCTTTCCAATAAATACTGTCCCCAAATTTAGTAAGGATATGAGATTTTTCTACTTTATCGAGTATTGTTTCAGCCTTTTCCTTTTGTTGTATTACTTCTTCAACACCAGGATTGAATATTCTAACTATTTCATTTTCAGTAGCATTTATAATTTTATTATATTCTAGTTCAGAACAATTATCTTTCTGAAATATAACTCCATTATCTAATACTACAAGAACCAATGAGTTATTCTTTATTATCTTCATCTTTGTCTATTTTAAGATTGTCTTTAATTTTTTTATATGCATCATAGTTTAATCTAAGTAATCCATTTTTCATTGCTATGTAAGCAAGCATAATACTTCCATCAGTAAACAAATTTCTAAGAGAACCAAGTTTTCTTGCTATTTTAACGTATTTATCTATTATCTCTTTCTGTTCTAAGACTTCAATATCATCAGTTCCATTCTCTAAGAAATACTGATACCAATTGTGCAGTATTTCATTATTGTCAATATCTGTTTTATGAAATATCATATCCTTCTTGGTAAGAGTATTTAGTACAGACTGGTCACTGAAATTTACATAATTCAAGAACATATGGTACAAATTCTCATTAAGGCACATCATTTTCTCTGCAATACCATATTTTATATAAGTGAAAGTTTTAACTATTTTCTTGTTATTAGGGTTGATTATCTTACTCAAATGCACCCAATTCTTAGGTTTGTTATTTTCTACATACTTATAATGAGCTTTTGGTATAGCAACAACATGAACATTATTACCTAAAATATCTCTGCTTAAGATTCTAAGTACCTTAAAACACTCATCCTCCAAGCAGCAATAAATAATAATGCCATCTTTATTACTCTTATTCCTTATTTTATACTCATTTACATAATTTGTAAATTTATTCAAAGGATAAGTATTTGTAGATTCTCTATAACCATTATAACGATACAAAGCAATAGTTACTCGAATGTTTACATTATTATTAGCATTTACATTCTTCAATGCGGTCTTATAATTTTTTCTTGCTTTGAGATAATCATTATAGTACTCATCTTTAGTAACTCTAATAGCATGGTCTTTGAGGTATCTCCATATCTCCTTTAAAACTTCTATATCAAAAACCCTTGAGTGACTAAATAATTGTCTTATAGTAATGGGAGTAATTATGATACCGTTATGTAAAGTACAACTAATATAGTTCTTAAATGAAGGACTCTTAAGGTCTTCAGAAGAACAAAGATAAATTTTCACATTGTCTCCAAGTTTCTTACCTACAAATATTTCATAAGGAGTGAGAGTCTCACTCTTTTTTACTTTTCCACCATTGTAAAATTTATTATCCCTGATAACATTATAATACATAGGAAAGTTAAATAGAGACCTTAAATTTTGATTAAACTGTTCTGACCTTTGTTTTCCTTTAAACTTAAATTCAGTTCTATTATTACTACCACTAATTATAAGTGATGGTACAGAGTACCTATCAAATTTAATCGAACCTAAAGATACTATTTTATGATAATACTCGATTAAATTATCATAATTACAGTCTTCAGATTTCTTTAGGGTTTCTTTTAATTCATCATAAGCATCCCAGAATCTGTTTAATAATGCCTTGTTGGTTTTATCTGAATAAAGTAATTGCTCCCTATTAGGTGTAATATCCAATTCTCCAATATCAAACCTAAGATTAATGCTTCTAAGCAATCTTTCTACATCATACCCATCAATGTTAGAGCTTATTTTCTTTAAATCGTGTATAGCATTATTTTTTATGTATTCACAATCATACGCATAAATGACATTTCCAAGAACCAAGTAAGGATTATAACTTGATGTGTCTATAGTAACATTAGTAGTCCTGTCTGTATAACCAAGATAGAAATTCTTTGCTTTTACAATTTTTCTATTATGTAACCACTCAATAGTATTTCTTAAGTCATCATTATGAACTGAAGAACTATCCAGACTATCTACATATACATTAGGAAAATACAATAATTTCTTTATGGCTGCACAGTAAGAATATAGTCTATCCTGCAATATTGATATTTCTACACCATTTCTCTCTGTAGTTTCATGTTGATAAAGCAAGTCTATATTGATTTTATTGTTATTCTTAATCATAAGATAACAGTATTCAATGCCGTTATAGTAAGACTTAATCGTAGCAGAACTTGAACATGCAAGGCAGGAATATTTCCCTAGACCAAACGCTCCTATATACTTATTACTCAATCGTTTAGTACTTGCACCAATACTGAGATATATTTCTTGAAATCTCTCTGGAGATATGCCTGTACCATAATCTCTTATGGTAACAATGTATTTATACGAGTTGTTATCATAAGAGAATTTTACAATTACAGGCTCATTATTGCCTGCTTCTATAGTAGCATCAATACCATTAGAGACAATCTCTCGGATGAAAGATTCTTGTGGGTTTGAATACAGATTTGAGGATAATAAAGTAAGAATATGGTCAAGATTTTCATTATCAATTCTTACTTCATTCTCTTTTACATCTCCTGTAATTACTACATCATTTTTATTATTTTCAATTACCATGCGAATATGTTTTTAATTTTTTGCCATAGTGTAAGTTTTGGTGTTTCCTTGCTCATCTGTTCTATATCATAATAGAAAAGTAGTAATGCAGTAGGACAATTTTGATATGGCCAATGTGTCTCTTCAAATACTTCTTGTGCCACATGAGGATTTTCCTTAAACCAAGCAAATAATTCTTTACGATTCATTTTATTAAAGATAAAATTAATTTTATAAATTTGTTTTTTCCAAGTACTTTATAAGCATCAGAAACATCTTTGCCTCCAGTAAACTGAGGTAATATTATATTAGTAAATCCTGTTTTTTCTGCTAAGGATTTACCATCTATGAGACCTGGTTTGTCATTATCGAACAATACATAAATGTTTTTAAATCTTTTTTTTAATTCATTTACTGCTGTATCTGACATACCATATCCTTCTCCTTGAGGTGCTATGGCAGGTATGCCTGTATTAGCCCATAGGCATAAAGCATCTTTAAGAGAAGAACATATTACTATTTTTTCTCCTTCTTTAGGCACTTTTGTCCATAAACTAATAACAGACCTGTCATGTGAACTCAACCATTTAAAACCTTTTTTATTTAATGGTTGGTAAACTTTTGTAGTTGTTACTCCTTCTTTAAACTCCAAGTAAGCATAAGCAAGTTTATCTGCTGGCATAACAATTCTATTGTCGTTCTTAATGATAATTATATAAGAAATAGGATGTACATTAGCAAATTCAAGCCATTTCTTATTGATACCATAAGATTTCCAATATTCAATATCCCAACTTTCCCAAGGTCTTTGTTGAGTTTCAATTTGTGCTTTACCCTCTGATAATAATGTAACTTTGGGGTGTGTTAGGGTTTTTTGCACCCTAACACTTCCCTTACAATTCATTTCTGAATATATTTTAAGCCATGTTTCTTCATAACTTAACCCCCAAAGTTTCATTAATAAATCTGTAATGTTACCCCTGTCTTTTGTAGCAAAATCAATCCAATGAACATGCTCACCATCTAATGTAAACAAACCAAAAGATGGTTTTCTGTCTTGTCTTAAAGGGCTACATATTCTTGTTGGTAATTTATTTACATTCAAGTAATAACTTAAGATGTCTAATTCTGATGTTTTATGCTTAATTTCAAGTACTTTTGAATCAGTACCTTTACTAAACATAATTCATTAGAATGGCAAGTCATCATCCTTCAATTGACCAACATTATCAGTAACACTACTTACTTCTGTAGCAGGGACCTCATTATTACTGTCTTTATACTCAGTAGGAGTAACGGAACATTCGGTTACTTCCTTGAGTATAAGATTACCATTTACATTGCTCTCACCAAAATCAGTAGTAGTATATCTACCAAGAGATTTTGCTTCATTAAGTTTCTTAGCAAAACTCAAATTACTTGGATTACTGTTTTGTACAAACCATTGATTGAAGAAATCTTGATATTCTTTGCCTTCATTATTTCTAACACCAAGCAACACTCTTACTTGATTGTTAGGAAATGCTTTAAGAATTTGTTTAATTTCATCAACTTTACCATCAAAATACTGCATAATATTATCAAGTCTTGCTTGACAATCAGCAGGATTAGGATTATTCTCCCATTTACCTGAAGTTCTATTATAGAACTGTACATCAGGAATACACATGAGGTTCTTCAAGAACAATGTAAGTTCCTCTTCACCACTAATACATTTACGATAATCAGCATCTATTTGTGCTGGACCATTACTATATTGTGGAATACGTTTAGCATCAATATCTTCTTGTGTAGCCCAAGCAGTTCTACCATACTTATCAATAATCTTAATTTTACCTGACTGACTACCTTTAATTTGTGCCTTCCTAAGCCAGAAGGTCAAAGGTATAATGCCAGTACAATTATTATGACTACGATTAGCATCAATTTCACAAATGAATGTAATTCTTACTGTCTTTACATCATCCTTTACTGAAGTATAGTCAAACTCTTCCTCACGATTAGTATTAAAGATTTTATTCCATTGATCCTTATTAGGATTAACTGCCAATACTTTTACTGATGCTACACCTTTAAAACGCTTAATACTTACAGAAGATGCTTCTGTTGATTGTTTACCTGTTGAAAATGCCATAATTAATACAAATTGTTAAATGGGTCTACAAAATCTTTTTCTGTTTTTTCAATATTATCTACAATAACCTCTTCAGGTACTTGAGGAAGTTCCTCTGGTTGCTCTTGTGCTTGAAGGAGTTTATCTCCAAGCCCTACAGGAGAATTTACCTCTTCTTCCTCTTTCTTTTCTGTTTCGTTTTCTGTAGGAATGATTGTATCAGGATATTTAAATACCCAAGTAGTACCAACCTTCTCTACAAGGTCAAGAGGTGCAAAACCTGTTTTCTCTATTACTGCCTTACTATATTCAGCAATAGTATTATCAAGTTCATTAATTTGTTGTTGAAGTTCTTCTTGTTTCTTTACAAGGACTTGCTTTTTTGTGTTAAAATGACTACATGCTTTTGCAGCATTTTTAATAGCCATTCGGTCATAAGAATTTAAATTCATTTTGTTTAATTGATTAAATTATATTAATTATAATACTCTTCCATCTTCTTTACAACATAACCCAAATCATTAGGAATGAAATCCTCTTCAAACATACCATCTGGAGTCTTTGCTGGTATTTCTACGCTTCCTTGCATACATCTATGTGTATAAAAACCATATTGAGGATTTCCTTTATCATCATATTTTATGGCAGAAAATAATACCATTGGTACAACTTCTACTGGATTATATTGTTGGTCAAGCAAATTTCCAATAGTAGAAACTTTATAACCTACTGTCACTTTATCAGATTGAATATCCTCACTATGTAAGATAAGAAAAATGTTCAAGTCTGTTCTTAATTTCTCACAAGTTGTAACAATTTGTTGGAAATGTTGTGCTAATTCTGTATATTTGTTATATCCTGCCTCCTTTGCTCTAGCAAAGTACTCCTTACGCATGATATATATTGAGTCATCTATAACTACATTATGTACATGAGGGGCTTTATCTCCAATATTTTTAAGAATTGAAATTACAGAAGGACTATCCTCTACCTGAAACAAATTCTTATTTTCTGCATTATACAGACTCTGACTGCCTTTAAAAGGCAATCTTTTACCTAGTACATTAAGTACTACAGTTGATTTAGGGTCAAGCGTTTTAATACTGGTTGACTTACCAGTACCACTTTTACCTAAAATAATTGCAATATTTGCCATATTACTTTTCTTTGTTTATTTTATCTAAGTATTTATACCATTTATCAAGTTCTGGATTAGGTTTTTTATCTTCAGTCAATGGTGGTGGTAATTCTACAAAAGTATTAGTAGCACCATCAAAATATAGTGCTTTAATACCTCCACACTCACCATCTCTGTTTACACATACTTCAAGGAACCTTATTTTATCTTTAAACTTCTCAATATTATATCCAAAGTATTCATGAAGACCAAATTTAAAAGGACTGAATAATCCTAATAGGATATTGGTATCTCTTGCGATATATGTGGAATCTGATAAACCTCTACTACTTGGTCTGATATTCTTTAATTTCTGACTGTCGTTAGACTCATTTACAGTACTTTGCTGTTGGATAATTACAGGAGATACACCGTAATTATTTCTTAATTCTATCATATATTTTGACAATCTGTCAAGAGATGCTTTAAGGCTCAGTCCACTCTCTTCAGTTACCACAAATGTTATCCTATAAGTTTTTTATCTTATAGTTCTTATAATTTCTTATAAGCTCAGCATAAATTTTTATCCACATGGGATAACGAACACTCTTGGGTCTATTATATTTATTCAAGACCTATGCGTTACGGTGACTCTTGACCTTTCGTTATTCAAGAGTTTACCTCGGTATTAACATGAATATAATCTAACATACCAAAATTTTCATCAAAAACTTTTTTCTTTCTTTCCATAAAAATTGTACAATTCTTATAGAAGAAATTATATAATTTTTTCAAATCTTTTTTCTTCCTTATGAATAATCTGTACATATCCATAGAGGCAACAACTTCACGGTCAAAACATTTAAGTACTTTTCCTTTTCTTTGCTCTTTATTTATAGAACTACTGATAGAATTAAACTCAAATGTTTTTTGCATATCCTGAAGAATACTTATAGTAGGAGAGTAAATATAACTTTTTAGATAAGCCGATTTATTATTTTTCTTACATATATATATACTACCATCACCATCAAAATACCCTCTAATAAAATGTCTTTTTAGATTATCAGGCATATCTGGAATTTGAAGTTCTTTCTTAGATTTCTGTCTAAGAAATCCAAGTTTTTCCAAATTTTTAATGACAGTGGTTGAAGATACAACAAATGAATAAACCTTACGTTTTTTATCGTATTGCAATTTTATATCCTTTGAAAAATAATTTTTTATTTTTTCTACTAAGTTCTTATCATTTTCTTTTAATTTCAATCCTAATTGTTGTCGTGTTATATAACCATCTGCATATAACATTCCCATTATGTACGCTTCTTCTTCATTGGCTATACATTCACAATACCAATTTAAACTTATACAATTTTTCCTATTTATTATCTTTTGCTCTCCTAGTTTTCTTGCTTTTATACCGTGTTTTTTAAATTGATAATGAGCATCAGTATGATATTTTAAACTTAAGTCTACTAAAGATACTCCTTCTTGATATTCCCTTACAAGTTGATTAACAAATTCTATTGTTCTCTGCATAATTAAAATAATTTTTTGTATTTAAAAGTAGTACAAAGTTATATTAATTTATCCAGAATTGCAATAGAATAATTAAAAATTTTTGATTATGTTAATTTTTTATTTTTAGTCTTCACCGATTTTGCTCGTTCATAATTTTATATATTACTATATAAAACGCCTGGTTTTCAAGCTAATATGGTCAACAACAACAACAACAAATTCATTTGGATTATCAGGAACGTAATAATCAAAGATTTTTTTATTTTCTCCAAAATCATCTTTTTGTGGTATTGTCTTATAAAAGACTTTACCATGATTCTGCACATATTGTTTTACTGTCTTGTAAATGCCTGTGGGATTATACATTTTATTAAACTCAAAATGTTTCTCAAATGCTTTAATATAAAATTGATACTCATCACTTTCAAGCAAATTCAAAATATCTTGAGATACAGGTTTACCTACAACAGTACTCTTTAAATCTCTTGGAGATACTCTTATCTTATTGAGTTTATAAAGTAAATAAGATTCAAATCTAAGTAAGATTTTCTCATCATCTTCCTCTAATGGGAAATAAAACACCTTGAGACTTACATTTCCATTATTTATAGAGTATAACAAAGTCTCAAATAACCAATACAGAGTAAATTGAGTCTTGCCTCCCTTACTGAAAGATGTTATAGTATAATATGTACTACGCTCTAAGCCAATAAAATCTTCTCTAAAACTTTCAAAAGGAGAAGGGATAGAATTTATATTACCATTAAGTACATTTTCTCTATTCTCTTTAAGATGCTTTTGTGTTCTATCAAATAATTCCATTATCTCAGAGTATTAGTCCAATCTACATTATTTTCATTACCTAAATCTTCTTGGTCTGCATTTTCAATATAATTTATTAAATCAGACTCCCCTTCAACTTCTCCATTTTTATTTACCTTTTCTTTAAAAATGAAATATTTAAGAAGTTTCATATATTGATATTCATTATTGAAACTATCTACGTACTTTTTTGCTGCTTCAATAATTTGCTCGTCACTATATGTATTTCCATATTTTTTAAAGAAAAGTTTAAGCCTACGAATAATTAAAGGAGTACCATCTATCCAATAATAATTAGTTCCTGGTTTTTTACCTTTTGGAAAACTTTCTTTTAATTTATTTGCAAGATTTTCAAGTTTATCTTGAGGTTTTTGCTCCTTATCAGAGTCCACAATAACATTATTTATAATCTCTCGACCTTTATTAGTAACTCTAAATCCTACTTTATTGTAATTTTTATCATAAGAAGCCGTTATAAAACCCTTTTTTATTAGTTTATCTTGTGCTTCTTGTATATTAACTTCATTTTCATAAATAAACATCAGAAGTACTTCTCCTAATGTTGTATTATTTTTTTCAATTCCTTCTTTACTAATTGATATTATCATATTAATCGTATATCTATAATTTTAATAATTTAAAAACAAATGATAATATATTGAGTAATTTAAAGAGTAGTTATTATAAACTACTCTTTAATTCTCTCAATGTTTTTGCTTTAACTACTAAGGAAGGATTATAATTGAGCAACATTTTATCTACTATTTCTTCTTCTCTTGTGCCTGTGTAATAAGGAATAATGATAATAGGTTTTTGATGTCTTAAAATACGTCCATTCTTCTGTTTAATCATAATATCTGAACTATTTATAGCAACAAATATACCTACTTGACAATCTACCAAATTAACGCCTTCATTAACCATATTACAAGCAGTGATGTGATTAATTTTATGCCTATTAAATTTATCCAAGTATTCAACAGATTTGTCATTAGCACTATTAATACAGTACTTACCTAATTGCTTGGTTTGTTCTATACTATTACAGAAAGTAAGAGTTCTGTAATTATCTAACCCTCTAAGTATTCTAAGAGCAGTTTCATTCTTAATACTTGATAAATATTTCAGTCTGTCACCTGCTGCTTTTTGCCACATAAAATAAAATCCCTTATTACCTGTTCTATGATATAAAGATTTACATTTATCTACCTCATAAGACAACATATCATAATATTGTTGTTGAGTACATTTTACAATACATCTTGTCTTAGATTTTAGGTACTTAAACCTATCATTATAAGATATAGGAATAGGGAGATTACTGCTCTTTGGATTTAACACATAACTCTCTGTAATATCAGTATTATTCAACTTTAATTGTATTAATACTACTTTTGGGTCAGGTAGTATATTATCTTCTATGGCTTGCCTCATTCTTACTGTATATACATATAAATCAGGCCATATAGATTTCAAAGTTATTTTATGTTCCTTTGTTACAGTTGCTGAGAGAAGAATAGTATAAGTAGATATTATAGTTTCAACACCTGATATTGCTCTCTCTGTGAGGTGATGTGCCTCATCAAAGATTACAATATCAAAGTGTTTATTAGCAAATTTTACTACACTGATATAAGTGGTAAATTCTACATTATTAAGATATGAGTCATAACCCCATTTCTTAAACTCATCAATCCAGTTATTAATCAATACCAATCTTGGTACTACAATCAATATCTTACCCTGTATGTTCTTGAAATGAAGAAAATCCAGGGCAATTTTTGATTTACCTGTTCCTGTAGGAAGTTCACACAATATGTGATTTGACTGTACACTTTTTATGTCTTCAAAAATAGACTCCCTGGATAATTTATGACTGTTCATGTTATTACAAATATCTTAAAATTTTATGATATATTAAATTACCTCCTAAATCAAAATATTCAATTCCTAAATACTTTCTACCATTATTCTGTATTCTCACAAGATGAGGTTTGTATGTGTACAATACAGCAACACCTGCATAAATACACATACAAATAATAATGATGAAAGAAACCTTTAAATCATCACTCATATTAATCCTTCATAATTTCAAAATCATCTAATTCTCCACCAATACTCTTAGCAATCTCCATCAGATGATGTTTAACCCTAAATGTTTTGGACATATTATTCCAAAACTTGGTATTCATTCCTGATACTGGAGTTTCAATCCAAAAATCATAAGCCTCCTTAGTTATTTTAATGGATTGTTTTGCTGGTATAGGTTTAATAAGATTGATAACTTGGTTTTTACCACTCTTCAATCTTACTGTTTGTTGTACATATTCAATATTTTTATTTACTTTCTTTTTCCCATTTTTTGAGTATGAGTACTCGGCAGGTATTTTACTTCCTGGAAGTATAAAACTTGCACAAACTTTTACATTATCCATTTATACCCAACTGATTTTAGTTGAATTTTCTGTTTCTTCTACTTTATAGCCAATAGAAGTTAAATAATTCTTTTCAATGACATTTAAAACATTTGCTTTTGTAGTTACATTAAACAAACCACTTTTTGCTGCCCTTGTAATAGCATTTGCAGCAGCAACATTTACTCCTCCTTTTTTCAAAGAGTTTTTTAATGCAATACTACGACTCACATTTGAATCATTTAGAGTTGTATTTTTTAATTGTGAAACACTAACTACTTCATACCAAGTCTCTGTGTCATTATCGGTTTTTATTTTTACAGGTCTTCCTTTAAATACATAAGATTCTTTTTTATTACCTTTAATATAGAATTTTGTGTATTTCTTAGGAAATATTGCATTTACTAAGGAAAAACTAAGATTGTCAGATACTATAAATTTAGGTTCAATATCTGTATTATCTTTTGCTTTTTTGTACTTAATATCACAATTCTTAAGCCATAAAACTTTCAAATAATTTTTATTGCCAACAATGAAGTTTATCAGCAGATATACTCTTGGTTTTTGATAAGTTACAGTATTATCACTAACTACTTTACTGCCTGCACTGAAAGATTTTTTCACATACTCTCTTTCTGTAAAAGTAAGTTTAGTATTAAGTTTTTGGATAAGTACATCATTATTAATAGGGATTCCCTCTGTTAAATCTGTATTACCTGGCAGTGTAATACTGCCAAAATCTATCCAATAACCATTTTTAGGCCAAGAGATACCGTCCTTTATATAAGTAATACATCTATTACTTCCAGAACTAAGAACCTTATTAATCTTTGATACAGCAGAAGAATCTATTGTATTACCTGTATTAACATGAGAAGGTCTACTTATTTCATCCATTCTTTTCAAATTTAATTATTTCATTTAATTTACTTCTTCTTAATGCACATTGTTCACATTCATTAAGTAACATCAAATCATTATAAAACTTACAATTGCTGCATTTTATTTCTTTTATGTCCATTTTTTACAACTGTATAGAAATAAATTAATGCTGATACTATTAATATAGGCAACCAGAATAATGTGACTATCATTCCTGATAACCACATTATTCTTTTTGTATAAGTATCTACTGATAAATGTATTCCTATTATTATACCTATTATAAAATAAATAATAATAAATATTATTTTCAACATATACTAAAATGTATGTAAATATAATTCATAAGGAACCATCACAGAAGAAGATTGTACCAATTTATACTGAGGGTCATCATTATAAACAGGAATACATTCTTTAGCGTGCTCTCCATCTAAGAAATCCTGTGATTTAGGCCATTCTACCAAAATATATTTTGTACTCATTATAATAGAATTAAGCATTGTACTAATATAGTAGTAAATGTTGCAAGGAAAGCAGCCATTTCCCACCAATAATCACTACAAGTCTTATGAGTTTTAGTAAGCCAAGCAGTAAGCCATATAATACCAATACTCAGTGGAATGATATACATAATCCTCCAACATACTACTGCACACCAAGCAATAGCAAATACAGCAGCAGATTTAGCAGCAATCATGTGTACTTTTCTTTCTATACCCACATTTCTAAAAGCAGGAGCAGCACCTACAAATGCAATAGCACCTGCTGCAAAGAAAGCAAGGAAAGTAAAGTTATGTTCCCAACCAGGCATACTATCACTGATAGTTAACCAACCTGGCATAAGCAATCCTGCCATAGAAAACATCATAGCAGTAAAAATATAACCTAAACCTTTCTTAATACCTTGATAATAGTAAAAGGTATCAGATAACGATTTAGGAATACCAAACTTTGCAATCGCTACACTATTGTAAACAATAAATATAGTAATTGCACACAAAACTAAAATTAAACTCGTTGTCATATTAATCAAATATCAAATACATCAGATTCATCCTTATTTACAAAATTATCTCTTATTGCTTCTGTGAAGTCTTTATAATCCATAACATCTACCTGCATTTCAGCCAATTCTCTTGCTGTTTCTTCATCTTTAGCCTCTACTTCTATATCAATAAAAGTATCATAATAGATTCTTACATTATATTTCATACACCTTTGTATCATTACAACAACTGATATTATCTAAAATTTCTTCACTAAATTTCTTATCAGACCAAGTATCTATCTCATCACTAGCCTTATTATGAGCGTCTTGTTCATTCTCTGCATCTATTTCAAGGTAAACAAAAGACTCAAAATACATCTTTACAGCATACTTTTTCATATTAGGGAGTTATATCATATAATATTATAAGATTGTTATATATAATATACATCTGTGCTTGCCAAGAACCATCATCAGGGTCATTGTAGAATCTTAATTTTACAGTGCATTTAATTCCCTCTGAATCTACACAATAATACAAATATGTAGTTAACTCACCTTTATCTGTTCTGGGTAGTACATTAGCATCATATACAGTATAATGTCTTGTACTTGAATCATAATACATAGTTATTGTACCATTTTCAATACAAAACGGTATATTACATTTTTTCCATTCTTGCCAATTTTTGTCTTGGTCTTTATATGTAAATGCCTTGGCTTTAAAACAATCACAATATCCATTAATACTAATTAGCAGTATTAACAAAAGACCCATAATTCTTTTCATTTTGTAATTTTAAATTATGTAACATTACAATAACACAATCTATTTTATCTTTTACATCATCAATCTCTTCACCTAATTTATAAATGTAAATAGGAATCAATAATGCTTGAATAGCAGCAATTGTAAATATTATTACAGCAAAAAATTTTATAAATATCTTAAAGCCATAAACAAAATTACATGCTGAAACACCACACCAGATACTAATAAGAGAAATAAAGACTACTATTATAGTAATCAATACTACAATAATAGTCTTTATTTGTTTATTATTCATACCGAGTTATCTTAATAAAGAAATCTTCCCCATTATGTCTCTTACAAAGATTAAACAGACTAATTTCATCTTCACAAGTATAGATAATATCTTCATCCTTTACTTGTGAAGCATTATTAGTTCTATTCTCTTTATCATCATCAATAATAATGATAGCATCTTTTTCTATAAGACCATTATTTGTAGCATCATATACATCTGCTATACACAATGAAGGATATTCTTTCCATTTATTATAAAACTCAGCATATCCTAAAACAGGGTTATCCATATAGTAATCTGCATCTACAGGACCATAATTGAATCTATATAAAGATGAGAAAAATTCTGTTTCCAAGTAATTTTTATTCTTTAATTTTTCTTGTTCTTTTATTTTTTGATTTTTACAGGAACTGATTAATTTATCATTTGTTATAATAGAGTCGTAATCCCAGTTTCTACATATAACTGCTGTCTTTGGAATCAGAAATTTTCTATATTCATTATTGTCATCTACATATTCTATAATGTATGAATCCTCTTCTCCTTGAAGAATAAAACCTATAGTAACATCTTGAACATTGTATTTAGCATCGCTTACTTTGAACAAGACACAATCACCAATCAGATAAGGAGCACTAAACCAGGCTTTTTGGTATTTAGTTTTATAAACCTTTGTTAATCCATCAAGTGAATAATGCTTTACATATTCTTCATCTATACAGAAACCAAATGATAATTTAGACGAATTATCCCTATTGAAACCAACAATACTGTATACATATTTACTTTTTGTTAGTTTATCATTCACTATTCCTCTTCTACTAATTACCATTACTGGTACATCATAGTTAATGCCTGTATCTACTTTATTACAGAAAGGCCTAATATAAATCAAATCTCCGATTTTAATATTATTCATTTTTCTTTTTCTCCTCTACTTCTACTATTTCATTAATATATTATCTATTACATATTCTATAGCACAATCTAATGCTTCTTTCCTACTGGATAAATACGGAGTACTATAAGCATAATCATAGAATCGTACAGCCATTATATTCTCATAAACACATATATAATATCCAACTTTCCATAATGAAGATTCTTCATTAAATGCATCTTGAGGTATTGCTGTAGGACATATCTCTAAGTAAATATTCTTAGATTCTAACCAATTTATAACCTCACTATAAGTAAGTGCTGTAATAGTACCCCACACAGCATTTTCATCTGCATCATCAGGGTGGTCTTTATCCCAATATCTTGATAATTTAACTGCTAATTTATGAGGGATATACATATTCTCTTTCATCTTAAAAAACAATTATAATCTCCAAATTTAGTAATTCTATCCCATATTTTAGTATTAGGAGTAAGCCTAAAACAAGATTTAACATCTTTAAATAATACAAACTTTTGTTTACCCCAATCATACCCATAGATGTGATTCCAAGATAATTTACCATAATTTCTTGCCATATCTATGTCTATAGGATGATTTACTATTAAAGAATGCTTAGCGTCACTTTTAAATAAATCATAAAGTAGATTCAACTTTTTAGAATAATTGCCGTACAATACTACCAAATTATAAGAAGGAACTGGAGGAAAGTATTGACCTAACATTACATCATCATCTATAAAATAAATTTCACTTATCATAATTTAATCTCGTAACATAATTTCTTTAATATATTCAATTGCATATCATAAGAGAAATCATCAAGGTTAGCCCAATCTTCTATTTCTTTTATATATAGACAAACTAATCCTTCAGATGGTTCTTGATATATTGATGTAATTGTACAATTAATATCATTACCATCTAAGAAATACTCTAATCGTATATTACATTTTATAGGCTTTTCTATAGATGTGTCTATGAGAAGTCTTGAAAAATAATGTAGAATAGATTGTTCTAACAGTAAAGCAATATCACTAATTTCATTAATACTTTTATTTTGAGATAACTCTATTATTTCATCGTAAATCATAATTTTATTTCACTATTTTTTTCTATTTTATTTAGAAGTACAGTTCCTGGAGCATTTATAAATTCAATCATCTTTTTTAATCTTTCTATTTCCTCGTTTTTATCTTTTAATACTATTTCATCTTCCAAGACACACTCAAGCAAATCAGTATAACCTATTTTGTCTAATTTTTCATAATTTATTGTACTTACACTTATATACTTAACAATAGTATTAATTTTTCCAATAAGAGTATTATAAAGACTTTTGTATAATCTTGTTTCAATAAATAAAACAACACACAATGGAATTAAAAAAATTATTACAAGAACAAGTATTATAATCCACAATTTCATTTTATTTTTACTATTTTATTTTTAAATAATAACATAAAACTATATATCCAACAAATAATTAGTAAAATTAATACTAAAATATTCATTACAAAAACATTTTTCCTTCTTCAATCAAATTTCGGAAAGTATTAAGAAAATCATCTCGCATTTCTGCTGTTGGAAAAGCGAGAATATACAGCAGATTGCTACTATATGTAGTATCAATCTTGTTACACAACGATACAATACTGTATTTATATTCATTATCTTCCCAATTAGGTCTCCAATCACCCCACCAAGAGTCTCGGAGTTGGATTAACTTACCTAATACACAAAAGGCTTTGGCTTCTTCTAAAGAATTGAAAGAATCATATTCTCCAATATGATATACATCATTTGTAGAATTAACACCACACGGTTGAGTATTGAGATACTCACCCCAACTTCTTGGCTTATTATTTTTTTCTTTAAGTAGACCTTGAGATTTTGCTTGCTCTATATCAAGCAAATACTCTTCACCATTTATTTTTATTGTTTCCATATTAATTTATTCTTTTATTCCACAAGGTATTCCATCTTGCCATGTGAAGTTTTCAAAAAGTAACTCCCAACCATAAGTAATACTTTCCCCTAACTGAGTAAATTCAACTCCCCCAATAACAACACTTGTTGGTATAATAAAAGTATGTTTCTCTTTATTCATACAAAGGTATGGCCCATGTTCTTTCTGCGTAATTAAAAATTCTGTTGTATTGTTATAAGGGCGATATTTTGGGGACGGTTTTACTCGATAATCATATTTTGTCCAATCCCAACCAGGATTATCACAAATCTCCCAAGTATCATCACTCACATGTTTATCAATAAATTCAATTTCAGCACCATCTCTGTATGCTTGCATTACCGATATTTGGCAATCAATTCTTTCTTGTTCTTCTTTTGTCATAAATAATCTTCCAACGTTTTAAGAATACTAGCATCTAATGCTTTTTCTCTAGATTGCATCCATTTAGAAGTATATATCTTTTCAGCTTTATAATATAAGTTACTTCTAAAAGAATAATTATTTATATCATAATAAGCAACTTCTATAGTTATTACGTAGCCTTTTGAATCTAGCCAATCTATAATTACACAATAGGTATGAGGAAAAGGACATCCTTTCTTTTCTAGTATGTTTGAAATAATAGGAGTAATAAAAAACTTACTTTTCATAAATTTTTATAAATAAATTAAAATAATGATTCCAAAACTTATAATTAAATCTAGTTTTCCTTCGTAATTACTCATAATACTTCTATTTGTGAATTACACAATAGAAGAGAAGTCCAACCATCATCCATTACTTCATAATAAGAGTCGTCTAAGAATACTACAATCCTTTGAACTACTCCTTCTTTACAGCCATCAGTAATCTTTTTACCAATCATAGATAGTTCTTTAGTATAAGGATAATTATCTTTATTGGCTTCGTAATAGTAAGGAAAAGAATACATATCCCACCAAGTTCTAGGAAAAATATGCTCTATAAGCCAATGACCTATAGAGTTTAACCAGATAGGTTTTAAATGCTTATTAACCCAGATTTTTAAGTCAAAAATAAAATCTGAATGATTTCTGAATTTCTCCAGCTCTTGTTGGAAAACTTCATAAGTTACTTCTTTCATTCTTACAATCTTACAATTTATTTATTCTATTGATAAATGAATCTATAGGTTCATCAACAATAACAGAACAATATTTATCCAATATCACTCTTGTTGCTGTATTATTCATATAAGAAGTAGTAATCAATACTATCTTATCAGGATTAATATAATAATCTCTATGACTATCTTTTTCTTGAATTTTAAATAATTTCATAATAAAAAAGAAAAAAATAGAACCCAACACTAACAATGACCTACAGCACAACAAAAGGCTAAAAAGCAGTCATCCCCCAGAAGGCTATACTCAACTTTTGTTGTTTAGGGTGTTGGGTTCTTATTAATTAAATCTTACTATATTTAATTTTATCGATTATATTTTCGATTTTACCTTTTACAGTAATACAATTTTTAAACGAGCCTAAAACATAAATAAGAGTCAAATTAGGAGTTCTGGTGCTCTCTTCAACAAAAGCTATCGTATTTACATTGATATAAACAGTTTCATCACGTTCTCCTTTTAATTGTATAAACCTGTTATCTTCTGTTGTCCAAGAGTCAGACTTAAATTCTTTGTCTTTTTTTAACACAACTCGTCTAACCTCAGGCTCTTCCTCTTCCTCTTCTATAATAGGAATAGAGGGGGTATTACGCATATATTCTTTAAGATAAATGCCCTTAGGCAACATTCTTATTATTTCTCCATTATGACACTTATCTGCAAATTTGGTATTAATTAACATCAAATTTGATACACTTGTATCATCTTTTCTTTTAGGATTCTTCTGTTTAATTACAAAAGTACCCTTTTTACCAAAATTTTGGTAATCGAAGTTTTCCAAGAGTATGGGATTTTGCTCAGCAAATCTCCATGCTAGTATTATTAGTGTAGGTACTAATATACGAATACTCTTATTATTACATTTAAGGATTACACTTGGTGTAGGATGTTCTTTATCCGTTCTTGTAGTTAATTTTTGATACAAACTGTTTTTTATAATATAAACAGTTTCCTCATTAACTTTTTCATCCATCCTTAATGCTCTGTATACATTGCCCTCTATATCTGCATAATATGCAAAATCTGCTATGAGAGGTATACGATTTAATGCTACATTAATAGTTTTCATTAATGTTTATTTGATTTATGAATTGAATTGAATTAACTTTATATTTTATCCAAGTAGTCCGTTTAACCATTCTTTATTTTCTTGAATGAATTTCTTACAAGATTCTTTATCAGAAAAGGCTAATGTGCCTGCAAATAGATTACTAAGAGGACTATTTGTTGCTGACCCTATAATCCAATGATTACGCTTATATTTTGGGTTATATTGAATATTTCCCCCAATTAAATCTTTTCCTTCTTTCCAATTCTTATAAAGTAACCTAAGAACAATCATTGATGTAAACATTTTAGCGTCTTGTTCATCTGCAAAGATAAATGGAAAAGCATCAGTGATTTCTTTTGTACTGACTTGCTTAATCTCATGATTGGCATTGATATAATACAGAGGCAACAGTTTGTCATGTTCTTCTTCTTTACAAGGTTTGTTTACATCAACACTCTCTAGTTTATTATCTTCAACCATTGGTGTAATTTGTTCCTCTTCTTCTATCTTTTTCTTCCTTTCTTTACGTTTCTTGTACTCAAAATTATGTAAAATACCAATATCATATTGTGTATCTTGAGTTACAGTAATGTTCTTTACTTTATCTATTATTCTAAGATTAGAAAATGCACAATTTGTTGGGTCAGAATCTTTATGATATATTTCAAATCTACCACTACGTTCCCCTTCAAAAAGTTTGTTACTGTAAAAATCCAAATCTATTTTATTGTATTTAGAAAAAAGATGTCCTAAAACAATTAAGGATTTCAATTTAATTTGTTTATATTCACCGTTAGCCTTTTTGAGATTAATATAAAGTCTATTCCTATTATTCTCTTTTCTAATTGTTTTGACTAATACACGACCATTTGCATCATAAACATTGCTTTCATCAACAAAATAGTTACAAAAACAATTAACAAATGGTAATTTTATTAATTCTTTTTTATTTATTTCTACTCCCATAAAATAATTAATTTGATAATTCAATTTCACTTAAATCTATTTCTATCCAACTATTAATAGCACCATTAAAGAGTTTGAAATTATTATTCTTTTCAATAATAGTTGGATGTTCTTTATCAAACTCATCAAGAATTGCTTTCTTAAGAGCCTTATATTCTTGTATTGCAGTTTCTTTATTAGAATAATAAGCCTCTTTTTCCATTGACAGATTCCCAATACTATGAGATTGAGAATACAATTTGTAAATCTTTTTCTTTTCTTTCATACTTTTATTATTTAATAAGTTAATAATTTGTACCTCTGATGGGACTTGCACCCACACGGTCAATTCTGACCACAAGTTTTTAAGACTTGCTTGTCTTCTGATTCCAACACAGAGGTAGAATAGTACAAGTAATCACTCTTGTACTATTATGATTCATAGCATAATATACTTTATAAAGTAATGAAAGTTGATTAAGTTTTCTCTTTACCTTATATTTTATTATTAAAGGTGAATCATTAATGACCTACATTACACTTTTATAGACAATACATATAAATTCTTATACAACTCTCTATCAATCGGGTGTGTTAATGTTATTCCCGCATAAGTCTAAATAATGTTTTTCATATTAACCAACATAAACCACTAAAAGGACAGTATAAAGGAATCGAACCTTTATTATGCTAACCATAGTACTGTCTGTTCATCTAATCTATTAAGGATAATGCTAAATAGTTTGAATATATAATAGGAACGCTAATCAAAAAACTAATATATAAACAGAGACTATTTAGCAACCTTGTGCTTTTGAGTTAAGATTGTAGGTATAGATTAGATTACAAGTAAATAATTAACAAATAAAACAACAAAAAACATGAAAAATACATTGTACCCCTACTTGGAATCGAACCAAGATTTTCATCTTAGAAGGATGTTGTTCTGTCCATTGAACTATAGGAGCATAACTATAAGGTCTGTCACAGATTCTTATAGTTGAATAACCACTAAAATAAAAATTATGTCTAACAAACTAACAAAAATTCAATCGCTTATTTATTGAACCATTTTGGTAGTATTTTATTGTATGTATCTTCATCATATATTTTTATATTAATGAAGACACATATAAGTAATGATATTGTCAGTATGAGTGCTAAATATGTATCACCCACATCTAAAATAGGTGCTACACATAATAACCACACAAAGAACAATAATATAGTGCCATAAAATGCTATGGCACTATATACTAATTTAAGTTTATTCATTGGTTTATTCATTGGTCAAAAATCTCCATTAAAGAATACATCAAACTCTTTGCTTCTATTTTATTCAAGTTTAATGTATTCAATTTCTCAAATCCCTTATGTTTTATTATAAGGTCAATATCAATATTATTGTCCTCACACTCTATTGAAAGAGTGCGAAGACAATTTGTTCTTTTATTGAGATAATTGTTGATTATCATAATTGTATGATTAATTGATTATAATAAACAACAGCACATTCTCTTACCCTATTAGGTTTTCTACCTCTTTTAGGGTGCATACATTTTCTATTATAGAACTCTTTAGCGAGTTCATTGTTAGGAAACGAATAGGTTTGAAAATGATTTTCACCTACTATCAGTACTTGTTCTTTACGGAGGATTATAGTGTCTCCGAGCACTGTTTTTCCCTGTTTCATTGTTGTATTGTTTTATTAGTTAATAATTAAAAATAAGCAGTTTATACTCTTGCTTAGGAGTTCTTATTATTTAGAAGTTCATCTAAATCGTTGTTGAGATTATCAACAAATTCATCATCTTCAATGTTACTTGCTAAATAATCCTCCCACATTTTTCTGCAATTAAGATAATCTTCTATAGCAGCCTTTCTGATAATCTCAATACCATGTAGTGGCATTTCGATAATAGATAATACAGGAAGTACAAAAGACAGACTGTCATGTTCTCTGTACAGCATATCTATTTCATCAAAGAATTTTTGTCTTTCTTTGACATATTTTTTTGCTCCCTCCTTATTAGTGAAGGCAATCTGAGTATTTACATCATTAAAATACTCATTTACTACGAATATTGTTGTTTTCATAATTGTATTGTTTTATTAGTTAATAATAAAAAACTATTTTCTGTTGCCAAGTATAGTTACTCCGAGTCTTGCTCATTTTCACAACCCCATGCGCAGTACCATTTATCTGCATCTCCATCATAGTCTGCCTCTTCTTTAGACAGAAGTTTTCCACAGGATTCACACCAGCAGAAAGGATAGAGTAGGTCACTCTGTACTTTGTATTGTAAGTGAGTTAACATAATGTTTGAGATTATTGAGGTTAATTTGATGTTAAAATCAGTAAATCATTGTAATGGTTAGCCTGCACCACAAGGATAAATACAATGGTTTACTGAATAAAAGTACTATCTGTCCACACAAATTGTATGGACAGACAGTTTGAGAAGGGACAAGGTTTTACAACCTTGCCAATGGGGCTGCCCCCTCTCCCTCTTGATGAAGGAGATAGAAGTAACTGCCACCTCGTGGGTCACTAACTGTGTGCCCCACTTGGTCTTTTACACTCTTGCCCACATACATCATCTCTTCTTTGGTAGGCTCTTTATCTGTTTCTGGGTTCACCAGACTTATTAAGGGTCTGGTTATGTTTTGAATTCCTCTTGCTGAAACAGCTCCAGTCCCTCCAACCCACGAGAGGAATTGTTTCCCCTCTTGTCCTTGTTTAACAAGAATTTCATTGACCCCTTTCAGGGCCTTGAACTGCTCCACTGTATATGTGGAGATGAAGTTTAATTGATTATTCATAACTTATAAATTTAAAAGTTACCCACGGGGACTATCCCCACAGGCTAAGTAATGGGGGAGGTGAGGGGGGGAGTATCCCTCGCTTTTATAAATATAGAAAAAATTCTCCAACTTTCATAAATATAAAAAAATTTCAAAAAAATAAAATAAAAAAATTTTTTGTACCTATTACAATTTTATTATTTCTATTGTATATATCAGATAAATATATTACCTTTGCACTGAGATTATATCAAGGAAAAGAGAGCAACCTGTGGGCTAAACATTTACCTGCATTAAAGGGGAAAGTGGGAATAAGAACCCTGAGAACAATTATCAAGGAAAAGAGGACAGACCCATGTTGGACCATGTAAAAAGTGTATGTGAGGACATGTAAAACACCTCCCAGCTAAGGGTGAAAGGCTAAGGGGTAATGGAAGCGGTGTCTTATTGATGCTTTAACCATCAAATTGTTTAAGTATGTAGGGAGCAATCCCTACATACTAGAGCCCTGATTTAAATTTAGTCTTACCTTTACTATATTAAAATTGTTAAGTATTTTACATTAGTACTTGCATATATCAAATATTTTTACTATCTTTGCATAGTTTTTAATAAATAGACTACTGATATGACTAAGTCAGTATATCGCCTTATCACTACTTAATAGGTAAAAGAATGAGGCCTTAAGAGGGCACTTTAGTTATCAACCCTCTGTCAAAACAGTCTATAGATACAAGAATAGTGTGACTCACCAATTAGTCTGAGAAAGGGTTGAGGGTAAAGAGTCTTTAGGGAAGTATTAACCGCCACTATTCAAGATTTATAGATAGACCTACCAGTGATGGAAAGGTGAGAGTGAAACACAACTCATTGATTTGCAATAAGTTAGGGTTCCACTCTAAGGGATTACTATATCAAAACTTCAATAAAGGATATTGAATAAAGTTATTTGATGATTTAAGTTGTAAAGTAATACTTGATAACTTAGTTTTAATCTTTTAGATATACTCTCATCATAGCACATTACTGTGTCAAAATGTGAAGTAAGTAAAAATATAAGATATGGAGAAGAAAAGAGAATGGAAAGATTTTGAAATTGAAGTCTTTGGTAGTGTATATAAGGTACACTTTACAAGAGATAAGATAGATAATGACCCTAATGAATTTTGTGATGGTTGGCATAATGGTAGTACTAAAGATATTATTGTTTCTTTAGTGAATGAGAAGGGTGAAGATATGCCAGATTTTGAAATTCAAACTATAGTACTACATGAATTTGTACATGCTATTTTATGTACATTTCAGTTTATTGAAGAGAATGGTAACGAACCATTAGTAGAAACATTAGGTAGAGGATTTGCATTACTTTTAAAACAAGGATTATATGATAAGATACAGGGTTAAATTGATTGAAGGAGATGGTTATTGTTGTACTTCTATAGAGTATGATAGGAAGTATGAGTATACAAGAATAAAACCATTACCTGTAAGTAATAAGTATCATGCAGCAAATAATTTAGAGGAACCTAAAGGTAAGTATGTGGGGTACTTTAAGGATAAAGAAAAGAGAAATAGAATATTAAGAAAGTTAGGATTATGGATAGACAAAAAACACATTGGGATGAACTCTCAATGCATGAAAAAGCAAAATACATAAAACTGGCATTGGATAATGGAGTCTCAGACCTGAGTATGGTCAGGGACTCCTTTAATGTTTATGCCGGTGGAGGTAGTATAAATATAAAGCCTGAGAATAGAGGTAAGTTTACAGAACTTAAAGAAAGAACAGGTAAGTCATCAACTTGGTATAAAGAACATGGTACACCTGCTCAAAAGAAGATGGCTACTTTTGCTCTTAATGCAAAGAAATGGGCACATAAACATGAGGGTACCGAAAGTGACTCAAAGTTACATACCTTAAAGGTTGATACGGAATATACAACTTCTCAATATAATAAAGCACTGCAAGAAGCAGAAGTATTAGGATTTAAGGGTAGTAATGCTGCAAATTACGCATTGAACAAGATCTCTAATAATATGCAGTACGAAACATCATTACCAGAAGTGACCGTTACTGCTGCAAAACCTAAGAATATACGTTACATTAAGGATAGTAATACTGGTAATAGGGTTACTTATAATGATTATCAGGCCAGACAAAGCACAGGTACAGGATATGACAAATTAGGTAATGTTGTTGGTGGAGCAATAGCATTACCAATGATGACTACTTTAGGAGTGCCCATTGCACTACAATCTTTATCTGAAATAGCAAGTCTTGATAACATGGTTAGGCTTGCATATCCAAAAGTTTCAAAAACATTGGATGCTTTATTTACTATAGACGGTGCAAGAAATTTATTATCTGATAATGGAGTACAAAAAACATACAAATTGGCACAAGAGGGTAAATATGGTAGAAGTGTTATATCTGGGGTTGGAGACATATTTGATATGTTAGGCACTTATAATCTAATAAAACCTGTATCTCAATATGCTAAAACCATTAAGACATTGGGAAAAGATTTTATAGATGCTGATAATCCAATGCAGGTTATAGATGCCATAATTGAGGGAAGATATGTTCCTTTTATGAGTAGAAAAAATATGAGGGATTATATTCAAAAAAGTAGAAAAATAGCAGAACAAGCAAAACTTGATTGGAAGAAAGGAAATGGATTAGTACTAAATTATTCTAATGCTAATGACATTCGGAATACTGATTGGTATATTAATTATTTACCTGTAAATATAAAAACTAAAGCCAAGGAAGGTGAAATTGGGGCGTTTGATTCTGATAAACCTCTTATAGAATTAAGACTAAGAGATTATGGTCAACCCAATATAGTTCGCCCTTTACATCTAAATAAAAATCAAAGTCCGGTAGGACAAATGCAAAGTGTAGCAGGAACAATGAAACATGAAACACAACATGCTGTACAATTCGCGCTTCCAAGATATTTTGGTTGGGAAATTCCACACAAATATATAGATTTTTCAAAAGGAGAGCCTTATTATTATAATGTTGTAAATCCAACATCAGAATTTGGCAAATTGTTTCCTGAGTACAATAGGGCCGCCATGTCTTTTTGGGAAGGGAGTCCCGCTGAATTAAATTCTGAAATACGTAATATATTATATGAATATGATATTCCAGAATACCCAACATTATGGAATAAACACCAAGAAGACCTACTGAGAGAATTTTTGAACTTCAGATTTAAATCTTTAAAAAAATTAGGTGTGACAGATGTAGTAGATTTAGCACGTAAAACATTAGAGCAAGGGTATGCCAATGGAGGCTATCTTCAAAACCTAACATCAAAACCTTTTAGTTATAAACCTATACCATCTGTAAGGTATGATTTGGGGGGTTTTATTAGAAATCTGTTTGGTCTTAATGATGAAATAAATAATAAGACTGACCTTATAGACATGGGTGAACTTGCTAATAGACAAGCCTATGCTGAAAGTGGATTTACTTCTGATAAAACAAGTAGGGCTGATGCAAGAGGCATGTTTCAAATAGTTCCAGCAGTACTTGATGATTTTAATAGGGTTAATGGTACTACTTATGATGCTTCACAACTTTATGATGATGCTATTAATACTGATGTAAGAAACTGGTATTTACAAGAGAATTTGATGAATAGACCTTGGGTTAATAAAGAAGGACAGAATGATAGTATAAGAGTTGCTAAAGCATTGGCTGCTTATAATTATGGTCCAGGTAATACATTGAGTACTCTAAATAAAGCAAAAGGTAAAGGTGTTGATATATATAATGGTTGGGATTGGCTAAATGCTTTTCCTAAAGAAACTCAAGATTATGTTAATTTTATCTTGAGAAATCAAAACAATAGTTTGCATAGAAATAATGTTCTGTATGAATTATCAAAAGGAAAGAATAAAGATAAAGTTAAAACAATATCAAAGAAGAGTAAGTAAATGTTAAAAATGCAAAAAATCTTTCAAAAGATTTGCATATATCAAATATTTGTATTACCTTTGCATTGGTTTTAAGAAAAACGGTTAAGGTGAAGTATTTAATACCTTTTCTCAGTTCATCTTAACTGTTTTTTAATGGCTCCTTAGCTCAGTTGGATAGAGCAACAGCCTTCTAAGCTG